CGGCGAGGGCTACGCCACCGCCCCGCAGGCCACCCAGGGGCTGGCCCGCGCGCTCGCTTTGCTGTTCCTGCTGCGTAAGTCAGCGGTGACTTGACAATTTGTGTCAAATGCCCTACAGTGAAAGCTCATCTGCTGCCTCCCTGAAAGGGCCACGTTCCTGGCCCTCTTTTTTTGGATGTGACGCATGACCGCGACGCCTGAAGAGACCCCGGCGGACGCTGCAAGCGTCGAGGCTCCTCCCCCGAAGAAAAAACGCAGCAAGTACATCTCGCCCAAGGCGACCAAGCCGCCGGTGGAGATGAGCCCGCGCGAGTGGGCGCGCGTGCGCGCGCTGTGGGCCGAGGGCGGCGTGAACTACCGCGACTTGGTGGAGAAGTACGGCCGCTCGGCCAAGACGTTCGAGCGCCACTTCAAGCACCACGGCGTGAAGAAGGGCTCCAAGGCCAAGAAGATCCAGGAGAAGGTCGCCGAGCGGCTGGAGCAAGAGCAGATCAACGACGCGCAGGTGATCGCCGCGCGCATCCGCGAGACCAAGGAGGAGCACTACAAGATGGCCAGCGCCCTGGCGCGGCTGTCCTGGAACGAGATCCTGCAGGCCAAGAAGGACAGCAAGCCGTTCGCGGTGGCGCTGAACAACCTGAAGGCGCTGAACGCGGCGATCTCCAACCTGAAGATGGCGCGCGAGGAGCGCTACGCCGTGCTGGGCCTGGACAAGGCCGACGCGCTGGACCCGGAGCAGATCCCCGAGCTGGTGATCCGGGAACTCACGGCCGAGCAGATCGACAAGCTGCGCGCGCGCGACCACCTGGAGGTGGAAGAGGGCGGCGCGGTGCAGCGCCCGGTCGATCCGGCCCTCACCGGCGACGACGACAAGGACGACGACGTGGTCGGGGGCGACTGACCGTGCCCGCCGAGGCGTTCGATCTGTCGCTGCACCCCAAGCAGATGACGGTGTTTCGCTCCACCGCGCGCTTTCGCGTGGTGGTGGCGGGCCGCCGCTGGGGCAAGACGGCGCTGTCGCGGGTGCTGATGATCACCCGCGCGCGCCAGAAGCGCCGCAAGATCTGGTACGTCGCGCCGACCTACAAGATGGCCAAGCAGATCATGTGGCTCGATCTGCTGGCGGCGATCCCGCGCAAATGGATCGCCAAGATCAACGAGACCAGCCTGACCATCACGCTGATCAACCAGACGCGCATCGAGCTGAAGGGCGCCGACAAGCCCGACTCGCTGCGCGGCGTGGGCATCGACTTCCTGGTGCTGGACGAGTTCCAGGACATGGCCGAGGAGGTCTGGAAGGAAGTGCTGCGCCCGACGCTGGCCGACACCGGCGGCGACGCGATCTTCATCGGCACGCCCAAGGCGTACAACTACCTGTACGAGCTTTACAAGCGTGGCCAGGACCCGAAGTTCCCCGAGTGGGACAGCTGGCAGTTCCCGACCATCACCAGCCCGTTCATCCCGCACAGCGAGATCGCCGCCGCGCGCGACGACATGGACCCGAAGAGCTTCGCCCAGGAGTTCGAGGCGAGCTTCGAGACCATGAGCGGGCGCGTGTACTACCCGTTCGACCGGCGCCAGCACGTGGCGCCCTGCCAGTTCGACGACAAGCTGCCGATCTGGGTCGGCATGGACTTCAACATCGACCCGATGTCCACCGTGATCTTCCAGCCGCAGCCCTCGGGCGAGCTGTGGGCGGTGGACGAGTGCGTGCTGTTCGGCTCCAACACCGAGGAGATCTGCGAGGAGCTGGAAAAGCGCTACTGGCGCCAGCAGGGCCAGATCGTCGTGTACCCCGACCCGGCCGGCGGCCAGCGCCAGCACGCCCGCGGCGAGACCGACATCGACATCCTGCGCGAGAAGGGCTTTCGCAAGGTGAAGTACCGGCGCAAGAACCCGCTGGTGGCCGACCGCGTGAACGCCGTCAACCGCATGCTGATGACCGCCTCGGGCGGCGTGCGGCTGAAGATCGACCCGAAGTGCAAGCACCTGATCGAGGCGCTCGAGCAGACCATCTACGTCAAGGGCAGCCGCGACGTCGACAAGAGCCAGGGCAAGGAGCACTCCGCGGACGCCGCCGGCTACTGCATCGAGCTGGAATTCCCGGTGCGCCAGGTGTGGGTCGGCGGGCTCTCTCGCTGACGTTGACAGATAAATCACCGCTGACTTATACTCAGGAAGTCCACCATGGCCACCTCCAAGCCCCGCAAACCCCGCCTTCCCAAGCCCGGCCAGACCGCGGTGATGGACCCGGTGGAGGTGTACCAGAGCACCGCGCAGGCCAGCGCCGCCGACACCGAGCAGCAAAAGCGCCTGCGCGCGCTGATCCAGCGGCGCCATCCCGAGTACAGCTGCCACGTCGACCACTGGGAGTTCCTCGAGGACACCTACGAGGGCGGCCGCGAGTGGTTCGACGACAACATCTTCAAGTACATCAAGGAAGGCGAGAACGAGTACAACGACCGCGTCCAGCGCGCCTACCGCTTCAACCACACCCGCGAGGTGGTGGACCTGGTCAACAAGTACCTGTTCAAGCAGAACATCGCGCGCAACGGCGCCGACGCGCCGCCCGCGGTGCAGAAGTTCTGGAAGCGCGCCACCCGCAACGGGCTGGGCATCCGCGATCTCGTGCGCGGCGCGAGCCGGCGCGCCTCCACCGTGGGGCGCATCGGCGTGGTGGTCGACAACAACAAGAGCGACACGACGGTCTCCAAGGCCGACGAGCGTGCGGTGCAGACCTACGCCTACCTGGTCGGCCCCGACCAGCTGCTGGACTACTCGTTCGACGACAACGGCGCGCTGAACTGGGTGCTGATCGAGGAGTGCTGGCGCGACGACGCCGACCCGATGACCAGCACCGGCGCCGAGGAGCCGCGCTGGCGGCTGTGGACCAAGACCGACTGGACGCTCTACAAGGAAGAGCGCATCGCCAACACCCAGAAGACGCGCATCGTCGAGGTCGCCGGCGGCCAGCACGGGCTGGGCGAGGTGCCGGTCAAGCTGTTCGACAACACGATCGGCGACGAGGTCTACGCGCCGCCCTCGCTGATCGACGACATCGCCTACCTGGACCGGGCGGTGGCCAACTACCTGTCCAACCTGGACGCGATCATCCAGGACCAGACCTTCAGCCAGCTGATCATGCCGGCGCAGAACCTGCTGCCCGGCGAGGACGCCTACACCAAGCTGCTGGAGATGAGCACCAAGCGGGTGTTCCTCTACGACGGCGAAGGCAAGGCCGAGCCCAAGTACATCAGCCCGGACCCGAAGCAGGCCCAGATGGTGCTGGCGGTGATCAACAAGATCATCAACGAGATCTACCACACGGTGGGCCTGGCTGGCGAGCGCACCAAGCAGGACAACGCGCTGGGCATCGACAACAGCTCGGGCGTCGCCAAGGCCTACGACTTCGAGCGCGTGAACGCGCTGCTGCAGGCCAAGGCCGACTCCTGCGAGGTGCTGGAGAACTGGCTGGTGCACATCGTCGCCAAGTGGAACGGCGAGCCCGACCCGGCCGACGATCTGGTGCGCTACCCCGACAACTTCGACACCCGCGGCCTGTACGACGAATTCGACCTGGCGGCGCGCCTGCTGCTGGTGGAGGCGCCCGACACGGTGCGCCGCCAGCAGATGGAGACCGTCATCGACAAGCTGTTCCCGCAGCTGGCGAAGGACATCAAAGCCAAGATGCTCGCCGAGCTGAAGGACTGGCCGCTCGACCCGGTGCAGCTCGCCGGCGACACCGCCGGCGCGATCGCCGACGCCCAGCTGCCGGCGCAGCAGACGCTGGCGCGCACGGCCCAGCGCGCCGACGCCAAGAACGTGGTGAACGGAACCTGATTTCCCGATGCCGGCGCGGGAACGCAAAGCGTCGGCGACTTCAACCCGGCCGAGAGAACGGCCGTAAAGGACTGAGAAATGCCTCTGTGGAAACAACGACTCCTCGCGCGCGTGCAAGCCCCGCAAGGCGGCGATGGCGGGGATGGCGGCGGTGGCTCCGGTGACGGAGATGGCGGCGCCGGTGACGGCGAGGGCGGCGATGACGACGGCGGCGACGGCGAGGGCGGCGACGACGATGCGACCGCCGACGACAAGGGCAAGCCGCCCGCCAAGAAGCCGGCCAAGAAGGCCGGCGGCATGTCCGACGACAACGCCAAGCTCCTGAAGGAGAACATGCGTCGCAAGGACGAGCTGAAGGCCGCCAACAACGAGATCGCCGACCTGAAGAGCAAGCTCGAGGCGTTCAACGGCCTGGACCCCGCGGAGCTGCGCGCGATGATCGCCGACCGCCGCACCGCCGAGGAAAAGGCGCTGGCCGAGAAGGGCGAGTGGGACAAGCTCAAGGCCCGCATGGCGGGCGAGCACAAGACCCAGATGGACCAGGTCAACACCGCGGTGACGAGCCTGAAGGGCGAGCTGCAGAAGGCGCACGCCCAGATCGACGAGCTGACCGTCGGCCAGGCCTTCGCCCAGTCCACCTACATCCGCGAGGAAACCGTCTACACGCCCACCAAGATGCGCAAGGTGTACGGCGACCACGTCGACCGGGTGGACGGCGAGATCGTCGTCTACGACAAGCCGCGCGGCGCCGCCGGGCGCACCGCGCTGGTCGACCAGTACGGCAGCAACCTCGCGTTCGAGGAGGCGATCGCCAAGCTGGTCGAGGCCGATCCGGACCGCGAGACGATCCTGAAGTCCAAGGTCAAGAACGGCTCGGGCTCGGGCAGCGGCACGCCGGCCCAGCGGCGCGCGCCGAGCAAGGAAGACACGCCCAAGACCGGCCAGCAAAAGATCGCCGCCGGACTGAAGGCGCTCGGGCTCTGACGCGCCTGCAAAAATAAGTCACCGATGACTTGACACTGCTGGGCTTTTCCGGTAGAGTCACGCTTCATCGGTGACTAGAGCGACTTAGGACCGAAAGACGAACCGTTTTTCTTTCCAAGGAAGCTCAAATGCCGCTGCTGCAAGCCGATGCCGACCTCCTGAGCAATAACACGCTCATCGCCGGCATCATCGACGAGATCATCGACCGCGACGACCTGTTCGCGGTCCTGCCCTTCGTCAAGGTCAATTCCAAGGCCTACGTCTACAACCGCGAAGGCACGCTGCCGTCCGCCGACTTCCTCAGCCCGAACGACGCGGTGAACGAAAGCGCCGCGACGTTCGTGGAAGTGGTCGCCAAGCTCAAGATCCTCGCTGGCGACGTCGACGTGGACAAGTTCCTGCAGACCACGGAGAGCGACACCAACGACCAGATGGCGGTGCAGATCGCCAAGAAGGCCAAGGCCGTGGGCCGCATCTTCCGCCAGACGGTGGCCACCGGCGACAGCTCGGTCAACACCAAGTCGTTCGACGGCGTGGCCAAGATCGCCTCCAGCCTGGAAGCGAGCCAGATCGTCTCGGCCGGCACGAACGGCAACGCCCTCACGCTGGCCATGCTCGACGAGCTGTGCGACGCGGTGCCCAACGGCGCCGACGTGCTGGTGATGCGCCGCGGCACGATCCGCGCGTACCGCGGCCTGCTGCGCGCCACCTACGGCACGGACGCCGTGATGCAGCAGCTGGAGAACTTCGGCCGCCCGATGCTCACGCACAACGGCATCCCGATCATCATGAACGAGTTCCTGGCGGGCAACGAGACGCAAGGCGCGACGTCCAACACCTGCTCGGTGTACGCGCTGCGCATGAACGAAGCCGACGGCCTGCATGGCCTGTACGGCGGCCCCAATGCCGGCTTCGTGGTCGAGAACATCGGCACGGTGCAGAACAAGGATGCCACGCGCATCCGCGTCAAGTGGTACTGCGGCCTGGCGCTCAAGTCCACGCGGAGCATGGCCCGTCTGCAAGGCGTGACCAACACGTAATCTTGCGGGTAAGTCACCCGTGACATAAAATAGGGGCGGGCCCACAAGGTCCGCCCTTTTCACATTTGAGGACTCCCATGAAACGCATTCGTCTGGTCCAGGCCGGCTACCAGAACTTCACCGGCGAGATGGGCCACATCCAGTTCAGGGACGGCGTGTCGGTGCACACGCTCAATCCGGACTTCGTGCGCAGCCTGGCGGCGATCGTGCAGCTCGAGGAAATGCCGTCCGACACGCCCGAGGGCAGCGACCAGGAGGCCTGGTAATGCGCGTGCGCCTGACCCAGCCCGGGATGCAGGGCTACACCGGCCAGATGGGGGTCCACTTCTTCGAGAACGGCCTGACCACCGCCGACGTTTCCAACAACGACGCGATGCGCATCGCCGCGGTCTACCTGGCCGAGTGGGAGGACGGCACGCCGGCCAACATGGCCCAGAAGCTGCTGGACGCCGCGCACGACCCGGCGCCGGTGTACGAGCAGGGCGCCGCCGAGCATGACCGCCAGGCCAAGGCGCTCGCGATGGTGGCGACCATGGAGAGCGACAAGCCCCAGACCAGCCTCTACACGCGCGAGCAGCTGGCCGCGATCGCCGACAAGGACGGCATCCGCGGGCTGCGCGCGATCGCCGAGCCGCTGGAGGTGAAGGGCAACTCGATCCGCGAGCTGATCGAGAAGATCATGCTGCGCCAGCAGCCCAGGCCGGACCAGCCGGACTTCAGCTGAGGCCTGAGCCATGCAAGCCTACGTCGCCGGCAAGGACGTCACCGTCACCGTGCCGCTGGTCGCCGAAGATGGCACGCCGCTGTCGGTGTCGGCGGTGAGCTACCGCGTGCTGGACACCGACGCGGCGGTGTTGATCGACTGGACGGCGCTGGCGACCTTCGTGGCCGAGTCGACCGAGGCGGACATCCTGGTGCCCGCGGCGTCCAACCAGACGCCGGCCGGCGACGCGCGGGCGCTGCGCATCGTGGAGATCCAGGCCACGGTGGACGGCAACGTGGTGCCGCTGCAGGTGGCCTACATCATCCAGTCGGGCGACGTGCTGCAGGTGGGCGTCAACACCTTCCAGACGCTCGAGGCGGCCGACTTCGTCGCCGACCTGATCCCCAACCTCGCGGGCTGGGACAAGGCCAGCGCGGCGCAGAAGACCGCGGCGCTGATTGAGGCGCGCCTGCACATCTGCCAGCTGAACTTCCAGCCGCTGAACGGCAACAAGTTCTGGGGCCAGGACAGCCTGAACTTCATCCCCGAGGGCAGCTTCGCGACGCCCTTCGCGGCGGTGGAGGGCAGCTTCATCTGGGGCGGCAACCTGCTGCTGCTGCCGGCCAACCAATTCAACCTGCTGCCGCCGCAGTTCGTCACCGACCTGAAGCGCGCGCAGATCCTGGAGGCCAACGCGATCCTGGGCGGTGATCCGGCCGACGACAAACGCACCGCCGGCATCCAGCTGGACACCGCCGGCGACGCCAAGGTGATGTTCCGCGCCGGCAAGGCGCTGCAGCTGCCGGTGTGCCGGCGCGCGGCGAGCGCGCTCGGCCTGTGGCTGACCTGGCGCACGAAGCTGGGGCGCTGCTGATGGACCACGAGCTGCAGTTCGCCAACCAGATCGTCACGCTGCACGGCACGCTCGCCAGCCAGCTCACCGCGCTGTGGCTGCGCCGGCGCCTGGCGGGCACCACGCTCACCCCGCGCGCGCTCACCCAGCTGCGGGTGCAAAGCCATGCCGCGGCCATCCAGTTCGTGCGCGCCGCGGATGCCCAGACCGTCGCCCAGCTCGCGCAGCTGTCGGGCGCCGCGCTGGCGGATGCGCGCCTGACCGGGCGCGGCGTGGAGCTGGTGGGCCGGCTGCGCGCGATCGCCTTCGACGAGACCGACCAGCTCGTCGCGCGCGCCCGCGGTGCGGGCCTGAAGGGCGCGCTCAGCGCGCCCCCGGCCGGCGCGCTGGCACGCCTGCTGGTCGCGCGCGACGAGCGCATCAACTTCACCGCCCACGACAGCGCCGGGCGGCGCTGGCCGGCCGACCGGCTGGTGCGCTTTCTCGCGCGCGACTTCGCCTACCAGGCCGGCATCGACGCCGCCGCCGCGCGCCTGGCGACGGTCGGCGACCTGGCGCAGGTGGTCTATCCGAACCCGGCGCACGAGCACCACGGCCTGCTGGTGTCGCTCAGCGGCGCCACGCCCGCGCACCCGAGCCTCGCGCAGGTGCGCAGCGAGATCTTCCACCCCAACGCCAGCGCGCGACTGCAGCATGTTTCGCCCCACCTCTAGGCTGCGCGTGCAGCGCAGCGCCGGCTACACCCTGCACGGCCAGCCCAAGCCGGGACGCTGGACCAGCGAGGGCTGCACCGTGCTGCTGCTGCGCGCGCAGGGCCAGCGCACCAGCGTGCGCGCCGACTCCAGCGCCAGCCGCGGCGCCTCCGACGAGCCGATCGCCGACGCGCGGCTGCTGGTGGGGCCCGACACCGCGGCGCGGCTGAACGACCGCATCGAGCTGCTCGGCCTGCAGCTGCGCGTGACCGCCAAGGAGCCGCAGCTGGACATCTTCGGCGCGATCGACCACTACCGCATCGAGGCCACCTACTGGCAGGGGACCGTCCAATGAACCTCGTGCCGCTCGCCCTGCGCCTCGCGCGCATGCGCCTGGCGCGCCAGGGCGTGGACCTGTTCGTGCAGATGATGCCGCTGGACGCGCCGTCCGGCGTGCTGCTGCGCTGCCCGCCGCCGGGCACCAAGATCAACAACGAGCTGCCGGGGTTCTACCGCGGCGACTTCCAGGTGATCGTGCGCGGCGAGAGCTACGACGACACCGAGGCGCGCATGGTCAATGTCGTCGCGGCGCTCACCCTGAACCAGGTGGACGAAGGCCCGCAGCACTTCAACTTCTGCCGCCCGACCACCCAGCCGGTGTCGTTTCCGCTGTCGCGCGGCAACCTGGTGGAGACCAGCGTGCAGTTCGAAGCCTGCTGGGTCGAGTGACATGCCGATCCGCATCGAAGGCGGCGACGCCGCGGACTGGCTGGCGCTGCAGGTCGACAGCACCGGCCGGCGCGCCGTCAAGAAGCTGGTCGAGGCGGCCCAGCGCGTGCAGATCATCGCCCGCAAGATGGCGCCGCGCGAGTACGGCAACCTGGAGGCGGCCATCAAGGTCGACCCGGAGAACTACACCGGCTTGCCAAACCGCGACATCCTCGGACGCTTCGCCCGCATTGAAGTCACCGTTTACGTGGATGGCAGTGTCGAAGGCGACCACGGCCCGGTGGAGCGCTACGCCTACCTGCAGCACGAGCACCTGGCCCCCTACGGCGAGTGGCAGCTCGGGCCCGCGAGTCAGCAAAAGCAGGCCGAGAACCCGGATGTGCAGGTGGGCGGCGGCTACATGGAGCGCGCCGGCCAGCAGGTCGAGGACGGCCTGGACGCCGAGTTTCAGGACTTGTAACGGGACTGGACAAGTCCGTACTGCTGTGGTAGATTCTAAGTCACGGGTGACTTAGCGAGCGACAGTCTGTAGCCCCAATCGGTTTCCACCTTTTCGCGCGAAGGACTCTCTCGAATGGCTTCGAATACCAAGAACGTCAAGCTCGGCGTTTGCAAGGTCATCTACAACGGCACCGACCTTGGCTACACGTCCGGCGGCGTGGAGGTCACGGTTGCCACCGACACCCACAAGGTGATGGTGGACCAGTTCGGCAAGACGCCGATCAACGAATACATCATGGGCCGCACCGTGTCGGCCAAGTGCCCGCTCGCCGAGACGACCCTGGAGAACATGGTCGCCATCATGCCCGGTGCCACGCTCACCACCGTGGGCGGCGCCGCGGCCACGGGCTCGATCACCGTCACCACCAACCTCACCGACGGCCAGACCCTTGTGGTCAACGGCATCACGCTGACGGCCAAGACGGTGCCAGTGGCCAACACCGACTTCGCGGTGGGCGGCTCCTCGGCCACGACGGCGACCAACCTGCAGCAGGCCCTGGCCAACGACGGCTTCCCCGAGTTCGGCGACTTCACGGCCACCGTGTCGACCAACGTCGTGACGCTGACGGCCAAGAACAAGGGCGCCGCCGCCAACGCGATCACGCTCGCGACCGGCACCGCCGGCGCCTCCATCACGATGTCGGGCGCGACGCTGTCGGGCGGCACCGACCCGACCAGCAAGAGCGTGGACGTGGGCAACGGTGTGGGCACCAACCTGCTCGCGATCGCCAAGCCGCTGCGTCTGCACCCGGTGGGCAACCTCGACACGGACGTCTCCGACGACTTCGTGATCCCGCTGGCGGCCACCGCCGGCGCCCTGAAGTTCGCCTACAAGCTCGAGGACGAGCGCGTCTACGACACGGAGTTCACCGGCTACGCCGACCCCGTGACCGGCAAGCTCTTCACCGTCGGCAAGTAATAACGTCACCGGTGACGTAGCATGGCAAAGCTCTCGACGCAGCGCCGCAAGTCCCTGAGCAAGTCGACCTTCGGCCTGCCGTCGCAGCGCAAGTACCCGATGCCGGACAAGGCCCACGCGATCAACGCCAAGGCCCGCGCCGAGCAGCAGTACCACAAGGGCAACCTGACGGTCACCCAGCTGCACGAGATCGACGCCAAGGCCGACAAGATCATCCGGAAGGCCAAGAAAAAGTCCTGACCCTTGCGTATGAGTCACCGCTGACTTAAAATCGGCGCCATGACCAAAGCAACCGGCCCCGCCTGCGCAAGGACGGGGCCTTTTCGTTTGAAAGGGCAGTGACGCAATGACCAAGATCCTCAACCTGGACGCGCTCTCGGCGACCAGCCAGCGCGAGCTGGTGCTGGGCGGCAAGACCTATCCGGTGCCGCGCATGTCGGTGGACAACTTCATCGAGACCACCAAGGTCGCCGAAAAGCTCGTGGCCGACAAGGCCGGCATGGCCGCCCAGATCGAAGCCACGATCGAGATGATCACCCGCGCCGTGCCAGCGCTCACGCGCGACGTGCTCAAGGTCTATGACCTCGCCACGCTCGGCAAGATCGCCGACTACGTGCGCGGCGAGGACGTCGAGGGCCAGGAAGAGGCCGTCCAACAGCAAGCGGCGAAGGCCGGTGAAGGAGACGCGGGAAACGTCGACACGCCGGCATAAGGGAAATCGACTTCGGTTTCTTCTTCTGCCGGGTCTGCCACTTCTACGGCTACACCCCCGACCAGGTGAAGGCGCTGCCGCTCAGGACCTTCTGGTTGATGCACAACAACATCGACCGCATCGAGGCCCAGCGCGACATGCGCACCCTGTCCATCGGGGTCGCTGCCCAGTCCACCAACGAGGCCGCCCAAGAGGTGCGCTCGCGTCTGGAGATCGAGCGCGGCGAGGTCGTGGTGGTCGACGAACAACAAGCCCGCGCTGCCGAAACGCTCGACGCCGAAGGACTCGATGAGCTGAGAACCCTCAGCGACTGACACCCGCATGGCCACCTCCAAGAACATCCGCGTCGTCCTCACCCTGGACGACAACGGCTTCACCGCCAAGGGCAAGAGCGCCCAGGAGGTGCTCAAGCTCCTGAACTCGGACCTGCGCACCTCGGCCGAGCAGAGCCAGAAGCTGGAGAAGGCCCTCGCGGACCTGGCCAAGCCGCTCGCGAGCAACCAGAAGCTGCTCAAGGACATCGCGACCACCTCCAACCAGACGGTCAGCGAGCTGCAGAACATCGCGCGCGAGGTGTCCAACCTCGCCAAGGGCCTGACCGACCTGAACGCCCAGAGCGAACCGGTCGCCAAGGGCATGGCCGACGTGCAGAAGAACGCCAACGCGGTGGGCGTGTCGATGGCGCAGATGAAGCCCTCGCTGGCCGCCGCGGCGCAGGGCTTCAAGGACCTGGGCGCGGCCAGCAGCGCCGCCACCCGGCAGATGAAGGACGACGCGGGCACCCGCGAGAGCCTGCGGCTGCGCGAGCTGCAGCAGACCATCGCCACCAACGACAAGATCCTGGAGAGCAAGGCCAAGCTGCACGCCGAGCTGCGCAAGCTGGAAAGCGACACGCGCATGCAGGCGATGGCCGCCCAGCAAAAGGCCGCGGCCGGCCGCACGCCCAACGGCCAGTTCATGTCGGCGGCCGACAAGCAGGCCCTGAACGACGAGGCCGCGCGGCTGACGGCCAACGCCGACCTGTACGCGCGCGAGCGCGCCGCGCTCGACACGCTGATCCCCCAGCTGCGCGCCGAGCAGCAGGCCCGCCGCGACAACGTGGTGGCCATGCAGACCGAGCAGGCCGAGCGCGAGCGCCTGGCCACGATCGCCGCCTACGTGGGCCAGAAGAACGCCGACGAGGTCGCGCGCGTGCAGGGCATCGCGCTGCAGCGCCAGAAGGACGCCGACCGGGAAGCCGCCGAGAGCGCGCGCCAGTCGTACGCCCAGCGGGTGGCCTTCGCGCGCAGCGCGCACGAAGAGGAGATGGCCTACGCGCGCCAGATGATGGAGATGTGGAAGGCGCTGGGCCAGCTCTACGCCGCCTCCAAGATCGAGCAGGGCCTGAAGGCCTCGGTCGGCCAGGCCGCCGACATGCAGGCCGCGCGGGTGAAGGTGCAGTCGCTCAATCTCGGCGACGCCGCCACCCAGGAGTTCTTCATCAAGTCGGCCGACCTCACGCGCACCGACAAGTTCCTGTCGCAGCTGGACGCGATCAACACGCGCCTGTCGATGCTGCAGGCGCTGGGCTACAACGACGTGCAGACGATGGACGCGACCATCGACCACATCGCCAAGGCCGCCAACAACATGGAGCGCCTGGGCCTGGCGCACGGCGACTTCCAGACCACCGTGCGCAACGTGATGGCGCTGTCGGAAGTGCGCGGCCAGACCGCCAACCCTGAAGCGGTGCGCGGCAACGCCGACCTGCTGCAGCGCATCGCGATCGGCACGGGCGGCAAGATCAACGTGCAGGACATCGAAACGGTGCTGCGCCGCTTCGGTCCGGGCGCCACCAAGCTGAGCGACACCGGCATCGCGAACTTCGCCGGCCTGGCCGACATGATGAAGGTCGCGGGCGGTGACGGCGGCGGCTCCGGCTCGGGCGTGTCCACCGTCGGCACGGCGCTCAAGATGCTGCAGGCCTACGCGCTGGGCAAGGCGCTGCCGGGCGAGCAGGCCGTCAAGGAGCTGGGCGGCGCGAACATCCTGAACCTCGACAACCTGGACCTCAGCAGCAAGGCCGGCATCAAGAACGCCAAGAGCGCGGGCTTCCAGAACATGCAGAAGTGGGTCGAGGACCCGGTCGGCGCGATGCAGGAGCTGTTCCCGAAGATCGCCGCGTACATCAAGAGCCACCCGACCGACTTCGGCTTCAAGAACGGCCAGCAGCTCTCGGACGAGGAGATCGAGAACGGCTTCCAGATCTTCCTGCGCCGTCTGGGCGTGACGGTGTCGGCCCAGCAGGCGGCCGTCATCGCCGGCAGCCCCGAAACCGGCGAGCGCCTGCGCGCGCAGACCCAGACCATCCAGAACTCCGCCGGCGTCGACGAGGTCGCCAACAAGCTCGAGCCGACCTTCAACCAGCAGCTGACGGAAGCGCAGGCGCGCCTGCATGACCTCGGGATCACGATCGGCAGCGAGCTGCTGCCGCCGCTGAACAAGGTGCTGGAGACCGTGCAGGAGATCTTCGGCTGGTTCAACTCGTTCGCGCAGGAGAACCCGCTCGTCACCCAAATCCTCACGCTCGGCACCGTGGTGCTGGGCGCCTACGCGGGCGTGTCGGGCCTGATGAAGCTGTTCGGCATGCAGGGCCTGTGGGGCGTGCTGAAGGGCGTGGCCGGCGAGTTCCCGACGCTGCTGGCCGGCCTGGGCTCGGTCGCCGAAAGCGTGGGCCTCGCGGGCGGCGCGTTCGGTGCGTTCATCGCGTTCCTGGCCAAGGGCGCGGTGACGATCGCCGCGGGCACGTTCGCGCTGGCGGTGGGCTACGCGATCGGCAAGTGGATCGGTGACATCGACGCCGGCGGCCTGACCATCAACCAGCACATCCAGAACTACTTCACGCAGGTGAAGATCAACGTGCTCACCACGTTCCAGGAGATGGCCGACGCCTGGGCGAAGACGGTGAGCTACTTCCAGACGCGCTGGATGGAGCTGAAGAGCTTCTTCGGCGCCGACGTCTCCAAGGACCGCGCGCAGGCCGAATACGACAAGGCGCGCGCCAAGATCATCAGCGAGCACGACAAGCAGGCGCTCAAGATCCTGGAGCAGTCGAAGAACCAGCCGATCCTGTCGGGCATCAGCGACGCCGACGCCAAGCGCGAGCTGAAGAACATGCAGGACATGGCCGCGGCGCAGCGCCAGATGGGCGACGCCGTGAAGGCCGCCAACGCCCACGTGGCCGAGCAGGCCAAGCTGCTGGCCGCGCGCCGGCGCACCGGCGGCGCCCCGCCAGCGTTCGGCGGCACCGCGCGCACCGACCACAGCGGCGACCTCAACATCCCGACGTCGACCCGCACGCCGCGCACGCCGCGCGAGTTCGTGCTGCGCGAGCCGCGCGAGCACGTCGATCCGCTGGACAAGGCGCTCGAGGAGGAAGCCGGCAAGCTGGCCGCCGACCAGATCAAGATGAAGGGCATCCTGACGGACAGCGAGTCGCTCGACGCGATGCGCCAGCAGGCCCTGGAAAAGCTCGAAGGCAAGCGCAAGGCCGGCGACTTCAACCTCGATCACGATCGGCGCAACCAGGTCTCGGCCGAGGACCCGCGCTACCTCCAGCTGCAAAAGGACACTGAAGCGGCGGTGGTGCTGGAAGCGCAGATCAAGGCGCTCACCTACGGCAACGAGCGACTGTCGGCGGCCACCAGCGACGCGGACAATGCGATGGCGCGCCTCACGGGCGCCAACAGCTCCAAGGAGAGCCAGGCGCTGCAGGCCCTGGAGCGCGACTTCGCGCGCCTGGAGCAGCGCATGGGCGGCGTCACCAAGGGGCTGACGGCCTACAACGCCATCAAGCAGCAGGCCCTGTTCGAGCGGCGCCTGTCCGATAGCGCCAACTTCTTCTCGCAGGTGGGCGAGCAGAACAAGGACCTGGAGGCGACGCTGCTGCCCACCCAGATCGAGCGCACGATGGCCAAGATCGACGCCGATCAGGCCAAGTACCGCGAGCAGTCGCAGCGCCAGATCGACGGCGTCAAGGAGCAGGCCCAGGCCGCCATCGACGCGCTCAACCAGCAGCTGGCCGCCGACCAGTCCTACGGCGCCGAGCGGGTCCTGCTGGAGCAGCGCATCCAGGACCAGATCAAGAGCATCCGCGAGCAGGCCGACCGCGAGCAGACGCAGGCGCAGGACGCGCAGAACGAGCGGCTGCGCATCATGGCCGAGGAGCGCGCCCGCGCCCTGGAGCAGCCGGTGTATGCGCTCGCGCGCGCCTGGAAGGACACCGACGCGCAGCTGCGCCAGGCGCAGACGCGCTGGATGGACGGCTTCGTCGACATGCTGGTGGACGGCATCGGCAAGGGCAAGCTGCAGTTCAAGCAGTTCGCCGAGTCGGTGCTGTCCGACATCCTGAAGATTCAGCTGCACAAGTCGCTGGCCGACCCGCTGTCCAACATCATCGGCTCGGGGGTCGATTCGCTGCGCAACGGCCTGTTCGGGGACACGCGCGAGGGCCTGAACGCGGGCATCGCCAACATGAAGGGCTTCGACGAGGACCGCGCGGCCGACCAGGCCACCCAGTCGCTGCAAAAGCTCGCCACCGACGGCGCCGACCAGGCCACCCAGGCGCTGACCAACAACGTCACGCAGATGGGCACCCAGCTCACGGCCAACGAAGCGGCCACCACCAGCCTGACGGCGCTGGCCAGCGCGGCCAACAGCGCGAGCGGCGCGATGATGGCGATGGGCGGTGGCGCCGGCCTGAGCGGCCTCGACGCCGGCCTGGCCGCCGACATGAGCGCGGGCTTCTTCGAGCTGGCCAACGGCGGCGTGCTCACCCGCGAGGGAATGGTGCCGCTGCGCCGCTACGCCGCCGGCGGCATCGCGCGCAGCCCGCAGCTGGCGCTGTACGGCGAGGCCGGCCCAGAGGCCTACGTGCCGCTGCCTGACGGCCGCTCCATTCCGGTGAACATGGCCGGCGGCGGCGCGCCGCAGATCCAGGTGAACGTGATCAACCAGTCGGGCATGCCGCTCAGCGCGCAGCAGCAGGGCGTGCAGTTCGACGGCAAGAAGGCGATCCTGGACGTGGTGGTGTCCGCGGCCAGCTCGCCGGGTCCGTTCCGCGATTCGATGAAGCAGGCACTGCGTGGCTAATCCGCAATTCCCGACCGACCTGGCGACGATCCAGGACTCCAAGTACTACCACGTCAAGCTCGAGGACGAGGCGATGCGCACGCCGATGGAGGGCGGCTACGTGGTCTCGCGCGCGCGCACCACGCGCGCCCCGCGCCACGTCTTCACCACCGGCTTCACCGACCTGACCGACGCGCAAAAGAGCGAGCTGGATGCCTTCTTCGGCACCACGACCCGCGGCGGCAGCGTGATCTTCGACTGGGTCGACCCGGCCTCCGGCGCCACCTTCAGCGTGCGCTTCGGCAGCACCATCGGCGGCGGCTCGAGCAACAACACCTTCCTCGACTGGAAGTACACCGGCATGGGGTCGACCCGGCGCTGGGACGTGCAGTTCGATCTCGAAGAAGCCTGACTCGGCTAGTAAGTCACCACTGACTAAGGTAGAATCGCGGCATGGCTGCTCCCCTGTCCGTCGCCTCGGTGATCGAGAAAAACCGGCTGTCGAGCGACGTCGCCTTCCTGGTGTGCCTGGACATCGCCGTCAAGGACCCCAGCACGGGCGGCCTCGTGGAGACGTTGTACCTCGTGCGCAACAGCGAATCCATCGTCTGGAACGGCCACACCTACCAGCCCGTGCCCTTCGACATCGAACTGAAGGAGGAAAGCGGGGTGCTGCAGTCCGTCACGCTCTCGATCACGGACTACTCGCGCATGGTCATGCAGCGCATGCAGCTGTATGGCGGCGGGGTGGGCTTCACCGTCACCGTCTCGGTGGTCAACGCCGGCAACCTGGGGCAGGGGCCCGAGGTGCAGGAGTTCTTCGAGGTGGTGGGGGCCGAGGCCAACGCCTACGTCTGCGCGTTCACGCTGGGCGCGGAAAACGCCATCGCGCACTCCTTCCCGCGCCGCAAGCAGACCAAGGACTACTGCCAGTGGCGCTACAAGGGCCCCGAGTGCGCGTACGCCGGCGCCATGCCCTCGTGCGACCTGTCCCTGAAGGGCCCCAACGGCTGCGAGGCGCACAACAACGCGCCGCGCTTCGGGGCCTTCCGCGGCCTGAACACCCGCGACGTGGTGCAGGGCGGTTAGTTTTGCCTGTCTCACTAAGTCACCAGTGATTTCATTCCGTCTCATTCACATGAAGCTCTTCCATCGACTCATCGCGACCTCGCTCGCGCTCGCCGCGTCGGCCGTCATGGCCCAGGACATCGGCGTGAACATCCACTCGGGTGGCGGCAGCACCGGCAACGACGCAACCATCGCCTCGATCATGGCCACGCGCAACTTCAAGCAGGCGCGGCTGGACTACTTCATCGGCGCCGACACCACGCTGCTGCGCGACCAGATCAGCCGCATCAACGCCAACGGCGGCAAGGCGCAGCTGGTGGTGCAGAACAACTACCAGTGGGACTACTCCTGCAACCAGAACCTCGCGGCCGTCGAGAGCGACTCCTACAACCAGACCTTCCAGATGGTCGGCGCGACCAAGGACATCGCGCACGACTACGAGATGCTCAACGAGATGCAGCTGCGCCCGGACCTGTCGGGCCAGGTCGCCTGGAACAGCCAGGGCACGAGCACCAGCGCCTACAACGCCAGCTCCTGCGCCGCCACGCTGGCCGCCGTGAGCCGGGGCATGGCGCGCGCCATCCACGACCAGGGCCAGCGCGCCATCCTCGGCGAGGCGGGCCGCGACTTCGGCTTCTTGACCTACATGAAGTCCCAAGGCGTCACCTGGGACGTGACGGGCTTCCATGTGTACCCGCGCCTGCAAAACGACAGCCTGCTGAGCGACCCCTGGTACGGCACCAACGGCCCGATCTACCAGCTGTCGCTGTTTGGCAAGCCGATCACCGTCAACGAGTTCAACTGCGGCGAGATCTACGACTCGAACTACGAGAACACCGCCGGCCAGCCCGACACCGAGGAGTGCCTGCAGGCGGTGAACAAGCACCTGCAGGAGCTGCGCGGCAACACCTACGGCACGCTCGAGTCGGTCCACGTCTACGAGCTGCTGGACGAGCCCTCCAACAGCCCGCCGGAGAACCGCTTCGGCCTGCTTTACACGCTGACCAGCCCCAAGGTCGAGCTGTACCTCGTGACCGCCTACGCCGGCGGCACCCTCACGTCCACCGAGCAGTCGCAGATCACCAGCCGCGGCCTGCTCACGGACAGCCAGATCGCGGCGATGAAGTCGACCAGCACGAGCGGCACGGGCACCGGCAGCACCGGCAGCACCGCGACGGAAAGCGCCCAGAGCACCACCATTCCCAGCGCGACGCAGATCGTGGACGCGCAGGGCGCGACGTGGACCGTCGCGGGCGGCGTGATCTACCGCAACGGCGTGGCCACCGTGTCCTCGAGCGTGACGCTGCTGCTGTACTACAACCACAAGGTCTATCAGCAGAACTCCTGGGGTGACTGGTGGGTGTGGGACAACAGCGTCACCTCGGGCAACCCGTGGGCTGCCAGCAGTGATCCGCGCGCCGGCAGCGCCGACACGACGCCGCCGAGCGTGAACACCATCACGGCGCCGGGCTCTGTGTACCACCGCACCAACTTCAATGTCAGCGCCACGGCCAGCGACAACGTGGGCGTCGCCAAGGTGACCTTCACCTTCAACGGCACCACCTGCGTGGCGAATGCCGCGCCGTACCAGTGCACCTTCTACTCGGGCGGCCGCGGCACCAAGACGCTGACGGTGACGGCGTTCGACGCGGCCAACAACAGCAGCTCCAAGTCGGTGTCCATCACCGTGCGCTGATGACGGCCGCCCTGCAGTACGACGACCTGATCGGCAAGCCCTTCCGCTACGGCGCGCGGGGCCCGCAGGAGTACGACTGCTGGGGCCTGGTGCGCGAGTGCTACCGCCGCGCGCACGGCGTGCTGCTGCCGGACTTCGCCTCGCCCGAGGACCTGGCGGTGCAGCACGCCGTCATCGCCACCCAGCGGGTTGACCCGCTGTGGCAGGAGGTGCAGCCCACCGCCGGCGTCATCGTCCTGGTGCGGGTCGGGCAGCATGCCTGCCACACCGCCTTTTCCCTCAACGCGCACGAGCTGCTGCACACGTGGGAAACCACCGGCGTGATCGCGCAGCGCGTGGCGCCCCATCGCATCCTCGGCTGGTATCGCTATGCGGGACGCTGACATCACGGACGTCGTTCCAAAGCGCCTCGAGCAGCGGCCGCCTCGCATCGAGGACATCCAGCCCGAGATCCACCTGAGCGCCGAGGCGATCAACGTCACGCGCATCACCAATCCCTTCGACCCGCTGCACAGCATGGAGCGCGAACAGTGGGCCTTCGAAGGCGCCACGCTCGCGGACTACCTGCCCGCCGAAGTGCCGGACCACGTGGTCGCCCTGAACGGGCGTGTGGTCACGTTCGACGAGTACGCGACCACCATCCCGCAGCGCGGGGACTGCCTGGTGCTGTCCCCGGTCCCGCAAAAGGGCGGCAGCAAAGGCGGGCTGCTCGGGATGGTCGCGATGCTGGCAGTGGCAATTGTCGCCCCGATGGCGGCCGGCGCGATCGGCTCGGCGTTCGGGCTGGGCACCTTCGGCACCTCGCTGCTGACGGTGGGCCTGACGCTGGCCGGCTCCTATCTGGTGCACAGCCTGTTCGCGCCCAGCCAGCCGACCAAGAACACGGGCGACCAGACCGACAGCCCGACCTACGGCATCGACGGCGCCAAGAACACCTCCACCGAGGGCGTGCCGGTGCCGGTGTGCTACGGCCAGTACCGCATGGCCGGCAACATCATCGACCTCTACACCCAGAACACCGGCAGCTCCAACCAGATCCTCTACATGCTGATCAACGCCGGCGAGGGCGCGGTGGCCGGCCTCGACGGTGTCATGCTGAACGGCAACGACGCGGCGACGTACCCGGGCATCGGCATCGACGGGCGCGGCGGCTGGAACGACCAGCCCCCGATCCCGTGGTTCGGCAACATCATCACGCCGCACAACGTCAACTCCAAGCTCACCACCGACTACACCTTCTACACCACCACCGGCGCGGTGGACCGGCTGCGCATCGACGTGGTGGCGCCGCAGGGCCTCTACAGCGTCAACACCAAAAGCGGCGCCATGGAGCCGCAAGGCGTCTGGTTCGACATCGAGTACCAGCTGGTCGGCGGCGACGGCAGCTGGACGCCGCTGGTGGTGCCCTCGCAGCTCACCAGCTGGCGCGCCGTCATCCCGACCCTGAAGGACGCCGTCAGCGGCCAGCCGATCCAGACCGACGCCGCCGGCAACGTCTACGTCTGGGACGGCTTCGAGTGGGCCTACGAGTCGCCCAACCTGGCCAGCGCGCTGACGGCGGTCTCCAGCTGGGTCTACGCCGACAACCTGCAGCCGGTCTCGCCGGCCGACCTGACCTACATCCAGGCCAACGGCTTCAGCGCCAACACGCCCACCCCGCAAGTGCCGGTTTTCGCCGTCAGCGGCGGGCTGTCGATCGGCGCGGCCACCCGCAACGCGGTGCGCACCTCGTTCGACTCGCTGATCCTGACCAGCGGGCGCTACGTGGTGCGCGTGCGCCGCACCACGCCCGAGTCCACCGCCACCAACGTGATGGACCAGGTCTACCTGTCCGACGTCAACGAGATCCTGCTGGACACGCTGACGTATCCCAACACCGCGCTGCTGGCCGTCACCGTGACGCTGGGCGAGCACCTGTCGTCGCTGCCGCAGGTGACCTACATGAACCACGGCCGGATCATCGCCGTCTACGGCGCGCCGGTGCCCGGGGCGGCCGAGCAGTGGTATCAGGCGCCCAGCTCGAATCCGGCCTGGATCACCTGGGACATCCTGACCAACACCCGCTTCGGCGGCGGCATCGACCCCTCGCGGCTGGACTTCTACAGCTTCTACACCTGGGCCAAATACTGCGATGCGGCGGGCCTGCGCTTCAACGGCGTGATCGACAGCGAGATGAACGTCTGGGATGCCACCCAGTACCCGCTGCGCATCGGCCACGCCCAGCTGGTGAACATCGGCACCAAGTGGACCGTGGTGGTCGACAAGCAGGACACGCCGGTGATGATGTTTTCGGTCGCCAACATGGTGCCCGACTCCTACAAGGAGACGTGGCTGAACATGAGCGACCGGGCCAACGAGATCGACGTCACGTTCTTCGACTGGCAGGACAACTACACCCAGCGCACGATCAAGATTTACGACCCGGTGGCGCTCACCGCCGGCGAGCCGCAGCGCACCGCGGCGATCACCCTGATCGGCTGCATCGACTACGACACGGCGTTCCGCGAGGGCATGATCATGCTCAACATGAACCGACTGATCCTCAAGACGGTCGAGTTCAAGGCGCCGCTGGAGGCAATTGGCTGCTCGGTGGGCAATCTGGTGTTCGTGCAGCACGACATGCCCAACTGGGGTCAGGCCGGGCGCTGCAAGGCCGGCAGCACCACCATCAGCGTGAACCTGGACCGCACGGTGACGATCGCCGCCGGCAAGACCTACAAGCTGCTGGTGTTGCACAGCGCGGTGACGCGCTACGCCGGCGAGGTGAACGCGCTCACGCCGCTCAACGACGGCCTGTGGCTGGTCGGCCTGAACAGCTGGTCGACCACCCCGCCGCGGGTGACCCGCCTGCAGGTGACGATCGGCGGCGTGCAGCGCGACTTCGCGGTGAAGGACGTGGTGCCCGGAGCCGGCGTGATCGCCGACGTGGTCGGCAGCAACATCTTTGTGGGCGCGCCGTTCGTGCTGTACGACACCGACGTGGTGGACGAGGTCGTCGTGGCCAACCCGCCGGGCGACACGGACGTCATCGAGCTGGCCGGCGTGCTGCAGGTGGCCCCCGAGCAGTATGCCCAGTGGATGTTCGGCGAGGCCAGCACCGTCAAGCAGGTCTACCGCATCAAGGCGATCACCAGCTCCGGCGAGGAGCTGACGCGCCAGATCACGGCGATCCAGTACGACCCGAACATCTGGGACTTCAGCCGCTACGGCGACCAGCACCTGCCTGGCACGGTGCTCGATCCGAGCCAGACGGCGATCGGCCAGGTCACCGGCTTGACCATCACCGAGCAGACCATCATCGCCGGCGAGCAGGTGATCACCAACGCGGTGGTCTACTGGAACGCGCCGGCCGTCGGCCTGTACGCCGGCGCCGACGTCTACTGGCACCTGAACGACAACCCGACGCAGGTCACGCAGGTCGGCGTGCAAAGCCAGCTCAACATCCAGGCCAACCGCGGCGACGTCGTCCGGGTCAGCGTCGACGCCTTCGACGTGTGGGGCAAGCGCGCCCCGCTGGACGGCGCCCCGGGCCTGCAGTACACGGTGCTCGGCGAGATCCCCGGCGTGAGCGTGGGCGTCATCTCCGCGCCCACCGTGGTGTGGAGCGGACCGGACTGCCACCTGGCCTGGCGCTACAACTCGGTCACCCACAGCTACGACTTCGGCAGCGAACCGGACAACGTGGGCGCCAACGCCGGCGCGCTCGATCCGCACTTCAAGGACTACCAGATCGAGGTCTGGCACTACGACGACGACCCCGCGGCCGCGCCGCGCCGCGTCGAGTACACCACGGTCAACGGCTACGTCTACACCTACGGCAAGAACGCCGAGGACGGCATCACGCGCCGGCTGCGCTTTCGCATCCGCATGCGCGACATCTTCAACAACCTCGGCGAGCCGGCGCTGCTCACCGCCTACAACCCGCCGCCGACCATCACCGGTATGCAGGTGACGCCCGACTGGGAGACGGCGGTCGTGAACATCCAGCACAGCGACGATGCGGACTTCGCCGGCCTGGTGGTGTTCCTCACCGACGCCGACGGCACCCTGATCGCCGGCGACTACACGGCGCTGCTGGGCACGCTGTACGAGGTGTACCGCGGCTCGGGCACGCAGGTGGTCCTGAACAACCTGATGTTCAACTCGAACTATTGGGTGCGGGTGGCCGCCTACGACCAGTTCGGCCTGACCGAGCTGCAGCCTTCCGGCGCGATCGCGTTCAAGACCACCTACCTGAACGTGCAGGCGATCCAGGACGGCATCCTGGACAAGACCAAGCTCACCACCGACCTGCAGACCACGATCGGGCTGGCGGCCGACCAGACGGCGCAGATCCAGAACCTGCAGAACGAGTACACCGTCAAGATCGGCTACAACTCGGCCGACGGCCGGCTGCTTGCCTCCGGCTTCGGGCTGGCCATCACACCCGACGCCTACGACCCCAAGCAGGGCCACTCGGCGTTCGGCGTGCAGGCCGAGACCTTCTTCGTGGCGATGCCCACCTACCCGGGCTCGCCGGCCGTCACGCCGTTCGTGGTCGGTTTCGTCAACGGCGTGCCCACCGTGTGCATGAACAACGCCATCATCGGCGACGCGGCGATCAACAGCGCGCGCATCGGCGACCTGGCAGTGCTCACCGAGAAGATCCAGGGCAATGCCGTCATCATCCCGAGCTATGCCACGATTGGCGGCGCCTTCTACGGCAACGGTTTCGAGCAGATCGTGGTGGTGAACAGCCTCGACCTCAGCCTGCCGCCGAACGTGCCGGACGTCGGCCTGGTGATCTCGGCGGTGGGCGAGATCGGCTACGGCTCGGGCTTCATCCCGGTGACGGTCAACCTGCGACTGGACTACTACCCGCCGGGGTCGCAGACGCCCTCGATCCAGGGCTTGGTGCTGTGCCAGCAGACTGGCAACGGCATGATCAACATCAACCCCTCGGGCTACATCCGGCTGGGCCCCGGCACCGTGGTGGCCTACCTGACCTTCCTCGCGGCCAGCTCGCAGGCCAGCATTTCGATCGCCAGCGTGCTGGTGCAGGGCGTCAAGCGCTGACCGAATCCAAAAGTCACCAGTGACATATGAATCTCAAATATTACGTCCATGACGGCACGCACCTCGTGTCGACCGGCGTGATGCCGGTCGGGCAGCTCGCCCACGCGCGCCAGAACCTGACCGACGGCCTGACGCTGGTGCTCGGCGAGGACCCGACGCTGGGCAACCCGCGGCCATCGATCCACCACCAGTTCAACGTGACCAGCGGCGCCTGGGAGGACCTGCGCGACGCGCAGACCCAGGCCTATGACGACTACGTGGCCATCCAGGTGGCACGGCGCAACGCCTACCCGAGCGTGGGTGACCAGCTGGACGCGCTGTTCAAGGCGATGGACGCCGGCCAGCTGCCGCAGGTGACGGGCTTCTACGACGCGATCAAGGCGGTGAAGAACGCCCACCCGCTGCCGGCGAGCCAGCCGCCGGTGCCGGTCCGGCCCACGCCCAAGCTGGCCTTCAAGATGGGGCCGCCGCCGGCGACCACCCCGGCACCCACGCCCGCGCAGCCACCGGCACCGACGCCCGCGCCGCCGTCGCCGACCCAGCCACCGACGCCCAGCCCGAGCCCGCCGCCGCAAGCGCAGGGTGGCCATCCCTGATCCGCATTCCCGATCCTTATACATAAGTCACTGGTGACTGTGATACACTGGACATTCCGGACCCGGTAGGCATGGCACAGCTCAAACTCTCCTGCAACGTCAGCAACGGCTCGCAGCTCGTGACGGTGCCGGGCCAGGACGTCTCGGCCGACATCAAGGCGTCGCAGATCTTCCTGGCGACGCCCTACAAGGTGCCGTACTTCGTCGCCACCAACGCCGTCTTCAACGGCACCGACACCACCTTCATGCTGAGTGGCGCCTACCAGGACGTGAGCGCTGCGCTCACGCCGGCGGTGGTGGTGCGCGACGAGACCAACACGAACAAGATTCCGCTGATCAACAACGGCGACGTCGGCACCGCGGCGATCTTCACCGCCGCCATGTACCAGATCGAGTCGCTGCTCAACGGCGGCCTGTCCGGAGGCGGCGGCGCCGGCATCACCAGCACCGACGGCCTGATGGAGGGCCTGTCCAACCTGTACTTCACCGCCACCCGGGTGCGCGCGACGCCCCTGACCGGCGTGACGCAGGCCGCCTCGCCCAACAACTTCCTGACGGCCAGCCAGCTGGTGACGCCCAGCGACACGGTGCTGGACGCGCTGGGCAAGATCAACGCGCTGGTGGCCGGGCACATCGGGCAGGGCGACACCCAGCACGCGCTGGCCACGCCGGCCACGCACGGCTTCATGTCGGCCTCCGACAAGGCCAAGCTCGATGGCATCCCGCCCGGGGGCGGCAGCGGCGGGGTCGCGCTCACCGTGGGCCCCACCGCGCCCGCCAACCCGGTGCATGGCCAGGAATGGCTCGATACCACCACCGGCATCCGCTACACGTACACGGTCGACGCCGATTCGGCCGAGTGGGTGAACTACGGCTAACCCATGGCAGCAATCAATTTCCCGAACAACCCGACCAACGGCCAGATCTTCTCGTCCGGCGGTTCGACCTGGACCTACAACGGCGTCGGCTGGGTGCTTCTGCTGGGCAACGTCACCACCACCGGCACCCAGCAGCTGACCAACAAGGACCTGCTCAACCCAAGCATCACGCAGCAGATCCTGATCGACGCCGCCTCGGTGGCCTGGGACGCGAGCAAGGGCTCGATCGCCACCCTCACGCTCACCGGCAACAACCACGTCATCCAGCTGCCGACCAATCTGAAGACCGGCCAGTACACGCTGTACGTGATCCAGCCGCACACCGGTGGCCCCTACAGCTACAGCTTCGCGGCGGGCTACAACATCCAGAGCTGGACGCCCTCGACCACGGCGGACGCGCGCGACACCTTTGTCTTCATGTCCGACGGCAGCGCGCTGTACGGCCAGCTGTTCGCCAAGACCGCCAACAGCGCGGCCAGCCAGCCGGGTACGGTGAACGCCAGCGTCGCCGCCAGCGAGGCGCGCGACACCTTCGCCGGCCTGGCCAACGTGATCGCCCAGCAGGCGGCCAGCAACAACCTGTTCGGGGTCAACCTGTCGGGCATGGAGTGGGCCCAGCCCAACTTCCGCTTCGGCACCTCCACCTACCCGAACCGCAACTTCACGGTGCCGCGGCTGGAGGACTTCCAGTTTCTGCGCCAGACCGGCGTGTCCAAGGTGCGCCTGCCGATCATCTGGGAGCGCCTGCAGCCGATCCTGGCGTCCTCGCCGGCCGCGACCAGCGTGGTGAACGCGCACAACATCGGCGGCGTCAAGGGCGGCTTGGACGTTTTCTACCAGAGCTACATCCAGTCCTGCCTGGACAACGCGCTGACGGCCGGCGTGAAGGTGGTGCTGGACCTGCACAACTCCTGCCGCTACCAGGACTTCATCTACAACGCCGACGGCACCGTCAACGGCTTCACGGTGCCGTCGGACAAGCGCTACCCGCCATACTCGAGCACCGGCGCCGTCACCACCCGCATCTTCGCCAAGGCCACCGGCGCGACGCTGACGGTCGCCGACTTCACCGACTTCTGGACGCGCGTCACCAACCTGTGGAAGGGGCACGCGGCGCTGGCCGGCTTCTCGCTGATGAACGAGCCGCACGACATGCCCACGAGCACGGGCACGACGCCGTGGAACAGCCCGTTCGTCAGCGGCAACGTCGAGGACATGACGATCTGGCCGTCGTTCGCCAAGGCGGCCGTGAACGCGATTCGTGCGGCCGGCTGGAGCGGCAAGGTCTACGTCGGCGGCAACGCCTGGCAGTCGCCGGTGGGCTGGTCCTCCAACAACACGAGCTTCCCGCTCACCACCGCTGCCACCACCGCGATCCCGGTCGGCGTGAACATCCACACCGGCGGCGGCTCGACGAACAACAACGCCTCGATCGCCAGCATCTGCCAGGCGCGCAACTTCCGCAACGTGCGGGTCGACCTGTTCGGCGCCGGCGCCGACCTCACGCTGCTGCGCGACGTCTGCGGCAAGCTGGTGGCCAACGGCTGCAAGATCCAGGCGGTGCTGCAGAACAGTTACCAGTGGGATTACACGATCTACCCGACGGCGTCGATGACGCTGCAGCAGGTCTACACGGACTCCTACAACCAGACCATCCAGCTCGTCAACGCGATGAAGGACCTGGTGCAGGACTTCGAGATCCTGAACGAGATCCAGATCCGCCCCGACGTGAGCGGCCAGATCGACTGGAACGGCCAGGGCACCGACCTGACCAACTACAACGCCTCCACGGCGATGACCAGCATCTCGTACGTGGCGCGCGGCATCGCCGACGCCGTGCACGCGATCGGCACCAACGCGCAGGGCGTGCCGCTGCGGGTGATCCTGACGGAAATCGGCCGCGACTTCGGCTTCCTCACGTACATGAAGAACGCCGGCGTGCACTGGGACGTCACCGGCTTTCACGTCTACCCGATCCTGGCCAACGACTCGCTGAACACGGACCCCTGGTACGGCACGGGCGGCGCCACCGGCATGCTGGGCACCTTCGGCAAGCCGGTCACGGTCAATGAGTTCAACGCCGGCGAAATCTACTGGGACGTCGCCAACGGCAACCCCGGCACCTACGAGAACACCGACGGCGCGACCTACACCGAGGAGGGCTACCAGTCGCTGGCCGTGCACATGCAGGAGCTGGTCTCGACGACCAACTGCACGATCGACTCGATCTGCGTCTACGAGCTGCTGGACGAGACGAGCCAGTCGGCCCCGGAGAACCGCTTCGGCCTGATGAAGACGCTCACCACGCCCAAGGAGGACCTGTACCTCGTGACGGCGTTCGCGGGCGGCACGCTGTCGGCGGCCGAGCAGAACATCGTCACCAGCAAGGGCTGGCTCACCACCACCCAGATCGCCAACTACAAGAGCGCGGCGTCGGGCTCGGCGATGCCCAACCTGATCTACGACTTCCACTGCTACGGCGACGCCGCCAGCGACGGCGCCCACTTCGACTGGAGCGTCGAGGTCGCCAAGGGCACCTCCGCCGGCGAGGCCGGCGCGATCAGCACCAGCACGCTGACCAACCGCATCACGCCAGTGGTGACCTGGGCCACCGGCAAGGGCCTCACCGGCGCGAGCCTCGCCTGGACCGAGACCGGCATGCCGCTGTCCAACGACTCGGGCAATGCCAACTGGCTCACCCAGTTCAAGAACGGCGTCACGTACGCCTTCGGCCAGGGCATCGAGGTCTACACCTGGATGGGCGGCAACCACTGGCCGATCCACGGCTACCCGATCAACCACACGCCGCAGTTCTACCAGCGCCAGACGCTCGAGCCGGCGGTGGGCGGGGTGATGAAGTTCGTGGCCGGCATCAACCAGGCCACCATCGTCGACGCCGGCCCGATGTACGGCACCGGCGGCTCCAACTACACCGTGACGGTGGAGGCGCGCGGCAACCTGACCAGCCCGCTCACCATCACCCTGACGGCCTCGAACGGCTCGACCAGCGCCGGCTCGATCACGCTGCCGGCCGGCCCCAACAGCGCCGCGACCTACACCGTCACGCCGGTGGCCAATGCCAAGTGCACGGTGCAGTACACCCGCGCCGACGGCGGCCAGGTGCCCCCGATCCGCACGATCTACACCTACACCGACCCGGTGACGCTCGCCGCGACCAATCTGACCGACGCGGCGATGACCGTCGTGGGCAAGTACAGCTGCGCGCTGTGGCGCGCCCAGGACGCGGTGGCCGACTACCTGCCCACCCCGCAGGTGGCAACGCTCAAGGGGCCGGTGCGCGCGATCTGCGACACCGGCGCGATGTCCAGCAACACCAACCCGATGGAGATGCTGAACTGGTACAACACGGACGTCAACGAAGGCTCCGAGCTGTTCCAGCGGCCCACCTTGCAGCAGGACAGCGCCGGCAAGTACGTGCTGGACACCTCGGTCTACCCGCAGCGCGGCTTCTGGTGCCGCAAGACGGTGCCGCAGACCGGCGTGATCCCGCTGCCGAAGGACAAGATGGCCTTCGACCTGACCAATGCGCACTTCGTGGTGGCGGGCTACGCGCTGACGGCCTCGTCCTCGGGCGGCATCATCTTTGCCGCCGGCAATGACGAGGGCCAGCAGCGCACCGAGCTGGGCTTCGCTTCGGGCACGCCGCAGGCGGTGATCAACGACGTGAACGGCCTGTCGGTGACGCTCAAGGGCACGCCGCCGCCGGTCAACACGCCGCAGGTGTTCGCGCTCACGCACGCGCAGGGCGCGCAGGTGCTGCGCCAGAACGGCGCCCAGGTCGCCAGCGGCGCCAGCACCTTCGCCGCCTCGCCCTACAACGCGATGCACCTGCTGGGCGGCTACGTGAACTTCTTCGAGACTGCGGCGCCGCTCGGCCAATTCTACGGCGCGATCGTCGGCACCGGCACGCCCAGCACCTCCGAGCTGAACGTGCTGGAGAAGTACATGGCGTCGCTGTCGGGCGCGACGCTGTCCGGGGCCGCCCCGGCACCGTCTCCCACGCCGGCGCCGACCCCCGCCCCGGCCCCGGGCACCGGCACGCCGGTCTCGGACGCCACCATCGCCGCCTTCTTCGCCAACAGCGCGCAGGGCGGCTGGTACACCGCCAAGGACCACACCACGCTGATCGGCAACACCGGCACGGGCGCGCAAGCGGCCGGCCCCGGCAGCGGCGTGCGCACCTGGAAGGACAAGTCGGGCCGCGGCAACGACATCACCCAGAACAATCTCCAGAGCAACCCGGTGTGGAACACCACCAACGCCGGGGTCGACTACCTGAACATCTACGCCAACTTCCCCTGCACGATCGGCGGCGGTGGCTCGACCTCGGGCTTCATGTTCGCCTGGTGCTCGCAGGACTACTCGGGCAATGGCATCACCCGCACGCTCTACAGCGACGCCAATACCGCCAACGCCGGCTACCGCATCCGCATCACGCCGAACAACAACGTCGAGTTCTCCGTCGGCATCGGCAACACGCGGGTGACGCTGACCACCGCCGCGCAGATCCGCTTCGGCCAGGACAACACGGTGGTGTGCTACCACGACGGCGGCTCGCTGGGCGTGCGGATCAACGGCGGCACCATCGAGACGCTCGCCTGCGGCACCGCCACAGCCGGCTCGAGCGGCTTCATGATCGACGGCGACCAGGGCGTGGCCGAGTCGAACGACTGGTACGGCTACATGTACGCGATGATCCTGCGCAAGAACAATGCAGGCACGCCGACCGACCGCGTCAACGCCGCCAACTATGTCGCCCAGCAGGCCGGCTACGCCGACGCCACCATGGGCGCCGCGGCCCCCGCCCCGGCACCCGGCCCCGCGCCCGCCCCGGGACCTGCGCCGGCGCCGGCACCGGGCACGGTGAGCATGCCCTACGGCAACCGCATCCAGACGTACGCGGCCGGCATCAAGCCGACCAACTACACCAACTCGGCGATGGACACCAAGCTCACCGCCCAGTACGACGCCTGGAAGCTCGCGCGCATCGTCTCGGCCTCGCAGGTGGTCGCCGGCGGCTACCTCGACCAGTTCTCCGACCCGACCTACTGCACGGTCTCTGAGGGCATGGGCTACGCCATGCTGATGTGCGTGCTGTTCGCCGGCCACGACGGCACCGCGCGCCAGTATTTCGACGGCCTGTACGCCACCGTCAAGGCGCGCCCCGCGTACGCCTACGACCCCTACATCCCGGGCGTGAGCCAGTACCTGATGGACTGGCGGCTGTACGCCAACGGCAGCAGCGCCGGCGGCGGCTGGAACGCGGTGGATGGCGACCTGGACATGGCGCTGGCGCTGCTGATGGCCGACGCCCAGTGGGGCAGCACCAGCGGCCAGTGGAACTACCGCGCTGAGGCGATCGGCAAGATCAACGCGATGAAGTCGGCCAACTTCAACGCGCTGGGCTTCCCGCGCATCCAGAGCGCCGTCAACAGCCGCACCTCGGACTGGATGCTGGGCCACTTCCGATCGTTCAAGAAGGCCACCGGCGACACCTTCTGGGACACCTGCGTCACGAAGTGCGAGAGCCTGATCAACGAGCTGCAGACCACCTACAGCCCGTCCACCGGCCTGCTGCCGGACTTCGCCATCAACTGCGACGGCAACAGCCCCGGGCTGTCGCCGGGCGGCATCGGCGACGGCACGCCCACGGAGATGTACTACTACTGGAACGCCTGCCGCGACCCGTGGCGCTTCGGCACCGACTACGTGTTCTCCGCGGACGCGACGCTGAAGACCTACACCATGCGAATGGCGAACTTCTTCCAGTCGCAGGCCAACGGCACCGTCACCGGCACCAACGACTGGCTGATCGGCATCCGCGACGGCTACGACATGAGCGGCAACCGCCAGGGCACCGGCAACACCGACGGCAGCTCCAGCCCCTCGTTCGTCGCGCCGGCGATGCTGGCGATGATGACCGACTCCAGTTATCAGTCGATGCTCAACTCGCTGTTCGACTGGAACCTGCGCCACCTCACGACCGGCTATTACGACAGCGAAATCCAGCTGCTGTGCCTGGTGGTGGCCGCGGGCTGCTGGTGGCTGCCCTGATGCATAAGTCATCGGTGACTTGATTTCCGGGGCGTTTGCCGCTACAGTTCAGCCTGATCCGCCATGCTCACCTTCCAGTACGACCTCACGCTGCAACAGGGCGCCAGCTTCGACCGCACGCTCTACTACAGCAGCGGGGCCGAGCGCACGCCGGTGGACCTGTCGACGTGCACCGACGCCTGGCTGGTGATCCGGCGCAAGGACGCCAAGCGCACCCAGGTGCTGCGGCTGGACAAGGCGGGCGGTGGCCTGCAGCTGGCCAACGGCTCGATCCGCATCCTGATCCAGGACAGCCAGAGCGCCAAGTTCAGCTGGGACGACGAGGAGGGCGCCGACTACGTGTGCTTCGTGCGCTACCCGGTCAGCGCCGACTTCCCCGCCGGCTACGCGCACAAGCTGCTCAAGGGCGACGTGGTGGTGGAGCACTGAGGCCATGAGCGACCCGATCCAAGAATTCCTGGTGACGCCGACCGAAGTCCTGGTGGTCACCGAAAGCTCCCCCGAGCTGCTGGAGATCGGCATCCCGGGGCCGGCCGGCCCAGCCTACGCGGGCGGGCCGATCGACATGCACGGCGCGCCGCTGTACCACGCGCTGACGGTGGGCTTTGCCGACGAGATCGACAACGGCAGCCACGCCGGCGCCTACACCCTGGCGCTGTCCAACGGTCAGAAGCAGGCGATCACCCTCAGCGGCGACCTGGCGCTCACGATCGACCCCACCGCCGCCGGCTGCGGCAACTACCAAGTCCGCATCGCCCAGGACGCCAGCGGCGGCCACCAGCTCACCTTCGCCAATCTCGAGACGGGCCGCTGGCTCGCCTCGGCCGCCGTGCCGCAGATCAACCAGGCCGCCAACGGCGAGTCGCTGCTGTCGCTGTACTGGAGCGGCAGCCGCTTCATCCAGTCGCTGTCCAAGGTCGGCGACGTCTGACCCGCATCCGAAAGACCACCCGTTTTGCAACCCGCGCACTAAGTCACTGGTGACTTCGCGCACAACCTAGGAACCAGAAATGGCTGTCACTTACACCACTGCCGTCAAGAACTCGCGCCTGAGCGCCGTGGTGACGGCCATCGGCGCCACCGGCGTCATCGAGATCGGCACGAGCGCGATGGCCACCGTGCTCGCCACCTTCACGCTGGCGTCCACCGCCGGCACCGCCTCGGGCGGCGTGCTCACCTTCGCCGGCTCGCCGGCATTCCCGCAGACGGTGACGGCTGCCGCCACCGGCACCGCGGCGGCCGGCCGCATCCGCACCGCCACCGGCGGCACCGACATCGTCACCGGGCTGACGGTGGGCACGAGCGGCACCGACATCGTGGTCGACTCCACCTCGATCACTTCGGGCCAGAGCATCAAGCTCTCGAGCGCCACCATCACCCACGCCTAAGCGCGCGGCGGGCAGACATGGCCCAGCCGTTCATTGCGATCGTCCAGGCCGAAGACCCGGTCGATTACACCGACGCTGCCGGCGTCACCTGGCGCCGCACCGGCTACTGCTGTCACTGCGGCGCCTGCTGCCAGGCCGACGTTGACACCGGCGCGGCCGGCGCTTGCCACTACCTCGCCACGGATGCCAACGGGGTGCTGCAGTGCACCGGCCGCGCGAGCGCCGCGTACCTCAACGGCTGCAACGTCTGGCCCTCGGTGCCCGAGCACATCGCCGACAAGCCGGACTGCACCTACGTCTTCACGCGCGTGAGCTGAGATGTCCACCACCTGGTATCTGCTGCCAGACACGCTCGCGCCGGGCGCGGGCCACTGCGCGTCGATCCAGGATGGCGGCACCGCGCCCACCACGGCCAACTCGACGGCCGGCTGGACCGTCGCCAAGACCGCGGCCAGCCGCTACGCGCCGTTCAAGAAAGGCACCAAGCAGGCCTCCACTTCGTTCGGCACGACGGTGTTGCCGGCGGCGACGATCGACGACACCAACGGCAACGCCTTTCGCACCCAGAAGGTCTACAGCGGCACCTTTGCCGCCACCAACTGGACGTTCAACTTCGGGATGATCTCCACGCTGGCTTCGAGCCAGGTGGATGCGATCCGGGTGCGCGTCTTCGCGTCGATCGATGAAGGCGGCGGGATCAGCCTGCGCGAGCTGACCAGCGCCACGCTGCAGACCGGCAACATCACCGGCAACACCTCGACGGTCCAGAACGCCTCGGTCACGTGGTCGCCAGGCTCCCTCACCCTCGAAGGCGAATACCTGTTCGTCTCGGTGGCGATGGAGACGGTGACGGCCGGCGGCAGCAACAGCGCCGACTGGTTGTTCAAGGTCGGCACCAACTGCACGATCACGACGCCGACGTTCACCACGACGACGGCGTCCAACAAGGCCGCGACCCTCACCGACACCTTCGACAGCGCCACGCTGGCCACCCACTGGGCCGAGGCCAACGACGCCAGCTGCAGCAACACCCCGGGCACCACCTCGGGCAGCCTGACAGTCCTGCAGCAGACGTACAACGCCTCGGCAGCGGGCTATGCCCGCGTCATGACGACGACGCCGTTCGACCTCACCGGCAGCAGCGTCACCGTCCGACTGGCCCAGAAGCCGCAAGGCAGCATCAGCAGCGGCGCCACCGCGCACATCCAGCTGCTGCCGTCCAGTCAGGTGTTCGACGACGGCAACGTCATCAGCTTCGGCTGGAACTCGGACGGCACCAGCAACGGCGTGCTGCACGCCGAGTACGCCAACAACGGCACGTACACGACGATCGGCACGGACGCCACGTACGATGCGACCAACCACCAGTGGCTGCAGATCAGCGAGTCCGGCGGCACGCTGACGCTCTCCACCGCGGCGGACAACGGCAGCGGGTCGGCCGGCTCGTGGAGCACCTTCGCGACGCTGGCCACCAGCAGCCTGAATTTCCCGGTCAGCAACCTCTACCAGGGCCTGGTCACCGGCGACGCCGGCGCGACCACCGGCGCCAGCGCCACCACCGCGCTGTGGGACAACTTCAACATCCTGTCCACGGCCGACAACACCACGCTGGCGGCCACCGAGTCGGGCAGCGACACGGCATCCCTGTCGGCCAGCGTGCTGGTCCAGGTCACGAGCTTCGCCCCGACCGAAGGTGCCGACACGGCCGCCGTGACGGTTGCCGGTCCCTGGTGGAACGCCTCGCTGGCGGCCACCGAGTCGGGCAGCGACACCGCCAGTGGCACCCTGACGGGCCCGTGGTGGAATGCCAGCCTGGCCGTCACCGAAGCGGCCGACACCGCCGCGATGACCGGCGCCGTCCTGGTGCAGGGCAGCCTGGCGGTCACGGAAGCGGCCGACAGCGCGGCCATCACGGCCAGTGGCCCGTACTGGAACGCCAGCCTGGCTGCGACCGAAGGCAACGACAGCGCCGCGGCCAGTGTCAGCGTGCTGGTGCAGGGTTCCCTCGCTGCCACCGAGAGCGGCCCCGACACCGCGGCCGCCACCGCGGAAGGGCCGTACTGGAACGCCAGCTTGGCGGCCACCGAAGACGCCGATACGGCCAGCCTGAGCGCGGCCGTCCTGGTGCAAGGCGCGCTGGCCGCCACCGAGGGCGCGGACAGCGCCAGCATCCAGGTCAGCAACTTCACCAACGTCAGCCTGGCCGCCACCGAGGCCAGCGACAGCGCGAGCTTCAGCGCCGGCGTGCTGGTGTCCGGCGACCTGACGAGCAGCGAAAGCGGCGCCGACACGGCCAGCCTGGCGGCCAGCGTGCTGGTGCAAGGCAGCCTGGGCGCGGTGGAAGGCGGCTTCGACAGCGCGGCGATGAGCGCGGCCGGGCCCTGGTGGAATGCCAGCCTGGCCGCCAGCGAGAGCGGGGCCGACACCGCCGCGATCGACTGCACCGGCCTGCAGACCATCAACAGCACGCTGGCAGCCACCGAGAACGCCGACAGCGCGGCAGCCAGCGTCAGCGTGCTGGTGCAAGGCACACTCGCGGCGAGCGAGGGCGCCGACACCTTCGCGGCCAGCGTGGTCCTGCTGGACAACGCGAGCTTCGCCGCCACCGAGGCGCCAGACGTCGCGGCCTTCGCTGCCAGCGTGCTGGTGCAGGGCCTGCTGGACGTCACCGAAGCGCCCGACACGGCCCAGATCGCCGGCAGCGTGCTGGTCCAGGCCAGCCTGGCCGCCAGCGAAGCCAACGACACCTTCGCCGCCAGCGCCACCGGCTGGATCGGCGCCAGCCTGGCCGCCACCGAGGGCGCGGACAGCGCAAGCGGCACGCTGGGTGTGCTGGTCACGGGCAGCGTGGGCGCGACCGAAGCGCCCGATGCGGCCGCCATCGCAGCGTCGGTGCTGGTGAGCGGGGCGCTGGCGGCGACCGAGGCGAGCGACACCGCGGCCGCGGCCGCCACCGTCTATGTCACGGCCGACCTGGCCGCCGGCGAGAGCGGCGCCGACACCTTCGGCCCGGTGACGGCGCAGGTGATCGTCGACGGTGGCATGGCGCTCACCGAAGCCCCCGACAGCGCGAGCGCGAGCGTCTCGGTGCTCGTCTCGGGCGACCTGGCCGGCGCCGAAGACCCGGGCCTGGACCGCGCCAACATCAGCGCCAGCGTGCTGGTGCAGGGCAGCGCGGCCGCCACCGAGGATGCCGACACCCTGGTGGGCGACCTGCACGTGCTGGTGGCCGGCGTGGTCGCCGCGATCGAGCAGCTGGCCGACGGCTTCGCGGGCGTGCTCGAGCACGGCGGGCTGGTCGACCTCGTCGCGACGGAAGACCCGGACAGCACCCAGATCACCGGCAGCGTGCTGGTGGCCGGCGCCCTGACGGCCAGCGAGGCGTTCGACCTCCTCCACCTGGATCTGGTGGTGATCCGAGGCATTGCCGACGCACTGTTCACCGGCAGCAACTTCTGACCAGATAAGTCAGCAGTGACTTGATTTCCGGTCGGGTTTCAGCTAGACTGCCGCAACCAAGATACCCCCGAGGCGAGCGACCGCTGAAGGACCACCTCTGCAGGTTCCAGCATGACGCTCCTCTCCAGTTTCATCGGCGGTCTCAGCGACTCGGTCAAGGGTCACACCGATCATGCCGCCTTCGCCGGCATCATCGCCGCCATCTTCGGTTGGCTGCCGGGCCTGGCGGCCCTCGTCTCGATCGCCTGGTACGGCGTGCGCTTCTGGGACTGGCTCGAGCGACGCAAGCTGCGCCAGATCCTGGTCAAGGAAGGCAAGATCGAAGAGGCCCTGCAGGTGAAGGCGAACCAGGATGCCTGACATCAGCCGCGGCACCAAGGTGGTCGCCGGGCTGGTGGTGGCCAGCGCCTCCATCCTCGGCGCCATGTCCCAGTGGGAGGGCGACGAGACCACCGTCTACGCCGACAAGCTCGCCGGCGGCCTGCCCACCGTCTGCTCGGGCCACACCGACTGGAAGATGAAGGTCGGCTCGCAGGTCAGCGAGGACGAGTGCAGTCACATCCGCGCGGCCGACGCCGCCAAGTACGGCCTCGCGATCATCCAGTGCTCGGGCCACACCGCCGATCACCCGGTGCTCAACCAGCACCAGTTCGACGCGCTGACCCTGTTCGCCATCAACGTGGGCGTGGCCAACGCCTGCGGCTCGCGCGCCATGGCGCTGATCAAGGCCGGTGACGCTGCCGCCGGCTGCGACGCCATCGCCCAAGGCCCCGACGGCACGCCGGTCTGGAGCTACACCAACCACGGCGCGCGCTTCGTGCGCGGTCTCTACAACCGGCGCCTGTTCGAGCGCGCCTGGTGCCTGGAGCCGCTGGCCGCCCCGCAACCGCAAGTGAAGGCCAGCGCATGACGATTCTGGAGCACATCAAATTCTGGATGGTGATGCTGTTCTTCGGGCTGCTGCTCGGGGTCGGCGGCGCCTGGGGCATCCAGCAGTGGCTGCACATGCGCGCCAACGCGCACCTGGCGATGGACTCGGCCAAGACCACCGGCAAGAACATCATCAACGCCCGCAAGGGCAGCGACCGCATCGATGCGGCTGTCACGCGCGGCAACCAGAAGGCCGCCAGCGTGCGCAACGCCGCGGCAGAACACCTGGCCGCGGAAGCGGCCGCCCGCGAGGAGGCGCGCGCCTATGCCGCGGCCCATCCCGACGAACAACCGGAGGTTCCCACCGATGCGCAAAACGCTACTGTCGATCCTGCTGCTCGGCTCGACGATGACACTGTGCGGCTGCTCAACGCTGCGCGTGCCGGCGACGCAGCTGGTGCCGCCGCAAGCGGCGATGCAAAAGGCCCAGCGCCTGCCGCCGCTGAAGCCGCCCGTTGACGTCGCCCAGCTGGTCGACGCCGACATCGACGCCGCGGCTCGCTACAACGAGCTGATGACGCGCCACAACGCGCTGGTCGATTGGGTCGACAGCGTCCTGAAGCAACAAGCCAAGCACCCCTGAAGGAGAGTCACCCATGCGCCAATTTGCAGCCATGCCCGATGCCAACAGCAAGGCATCCACGGCGTACAGCCCCAGCAACCAGGTGGACAACCGCGTGCTCGCGGCCAACATCGCCGAGCCGTTCACGGTGCCGGCCGGCGCGCACTTCCTGCGCCTGCGCGCCACCAATCCGTTCTGGCTCAACGACCGCAACAACGCGGCGATTCCGGCAGCCGACCTCACCGACGGCACCGGCAGTGTCTACGTGCAGTACGAGCACCTGATGGCGATCGCCCCGGGCTGCACCGCCGTCAGCGTGATCTCGGCGACGACCAACGCCGTCTCCGCCGAGTGGTGGGCGTGATTCCCGCCGACCACGGCCGCTTCCTCGCGGTCTACAACGACCGCGACACCTATCCCACCGTTGCCGATGTCGAGCGCGCGCTCGGAATCTCGGCCAAGACGATCAGGAACAAGGCCGGGTTCCTGCGCACGCTGGCCAAGAGCGATCCGTCGATCCGGATCATCTACCGGGCAACCACCGCCGAGGCGCCCATGTCCGAGGACCCGGGCCGCTTCATGGCCGACTGGGGCCCCGCGGAGTGCATCGAGGAGTTGCAGCGCGTCGCCAAGCTCGACCCCGATCGGGTGGTCTCGCGCAATTACTTCCGCGTGCACAGCGCGATCTCCGAGTCGACCTGGAACCGCTACTTCGGCACCTTCGAGGAGTTCAAGAAGCAAGCCGGCATCAAGCTCTCGCGCCAGCAGCACGCCCACGAGCGCGCGATCGCCAAGCACGCCAGCGTCGATCACTACCGGCAGCTGAACTGCGATCGCAAGGACTACGGCGACCGCTACGAGGTGCGCCGCGACGGCCGCTTCAAGACCATCCTGTTCGCCAGCGACCTGCACGACATCGAGATCGACCCGTTCTATCTGCGCGTGCTCATCGACACGGCGGCCCGCCTGCAGCCGGACGTGGTCTGCCTGGTCGGCGACGTGTTCGACCTGCCCGAGTTCGGCAAGTACACGGTGGACCCGCGCGAGTGGAACGTCGTCGAGCGCATCCGCTTCGTGCACGACAAGATCCTGGGGCCGCTGCGCGAGGCGGTGCCCAACGCCCAGATGGACCTGCTGGAGGGCAACCACGAGGCGCGACTGCTGAAGCACCTGGCCGACCAGACGCCGGCGCTGCGCGCGGTGCTGGCGGACCTGCACGGCTGGACCGTGCCCAAGCTGCTCGGGCTGGACCGCTTCGAGATGAACTACGTGGCCAAGGCCGACCTGGCCGCCTTCACCAAGCGCGACTTCGAGCGCGAGCTGGCGGCCAACTACAAGGTCTACTGGGACTGCGTGCTGGCGCACCACTTCCCGCATGCGCGCGACATGGGCCTGCCAGGCGTGAACGGCCACCACCACCGGCACCTCGTCTACAACGAGTTCAGCCCGATCTACGGCGCCTACGAGTGGCACCAGCTGGGCTCAGGCCACAAGAGGAGCGCCAGCTACTGCGAGGGCGAGAAGTGGCACCTGGGCTTTGACATCGTGCACGTCGACACCGCCACGCGCGCCACCGCGCACGACTACGTCACGGTCAGCGACTTCGCGGTGGCGGGCGGGAAGATGCATTTGCGCGAGCCGCACGAGCACGATCACACGGTCTTGCCCCGATTGTCGATGCGGTGACGCCGTCGCTTATAGGCGATCAGTCACCGGTGAGTTAGCATGTAGTTTTCAACGGAGCCGTGATGACCAAACGAAGCCGCCGGCAGCGCGAAGAACAGGAACAGATGGAACTGATCGAGAACCATGACCCGCGCTTCCCGAAGGTGAAAAAGCCGCTGGCCCCGCGCAACGAGATGCAGGCGCGCTACATCCACACCATCGGCGACAACGTGGTCACCTTCGCCACCGGCCCGGCAGGCACCGGCAAGACGCACATCCCGACGGCGCTGGCGGCCGCGGCCCTGGACGCCGGCGTCATGAAGAAGATCATCCTCACCCGGCCCGCCGTCGGCGCCGAGGAAGACCTGGGCTTCCTGCCCGGTGAGCTGGACGAGAAGTACGAGCCCTACCTCGGCCCGTTCATCGACATCTTCCACGACACGATGGGCGCGAGCGAGTACGAGTACGCCGTCAAGGCCGGCCAGATCGTGGGCCAGCCGCTGGCCTTCATGCGCGGGCGCACCTTCCGCGACGCGTTCGTCATCCTGGACGAGGCGCAGAACGTCACCCCCAAGCAGATGCTGATGTTCCTCACCCGCGTCGGGCCGAACTGCCGGGTGGTGGTGTGCGGCGACCTCAAGCAGGTGGACATCGAGAACTCGGGCCTGCCGGACGCGCTGCGCCGCATGAAGCACGTGCGCCGCTGCGGCTTCATCGAGTTCGGCGTCGAGGACATCGTGCGGCACGGCTTCGTGCAGGACGTGGTGGAGGCGTACGAGAAATGAGACGAGCATGAGCGCAAAGATTCACCCGCGCGACAAGAGGCCACGCCCGCGCTCGAAGTGGTGGGGCTGGATTGCTGGCGTCGCCGAGGTCATCTGGCACCTGAACTTCCTGTTCCCGAGCCCGTAGTTTTCCGGTCCTCTTGGACTTGGGGCGGACGTGTGGGGCCGCCACCTCGCTTCATAAGATTCTTTCTATATTGGTCTCACATGGGACACATTGAATTCATTACGGCGGAACGAGGCGGCCCCAATCCGCGGACCCGATGAAGGACCTTCCGGACTTCTACGGATCGGGCCTGGATCTGGAGAGCGCCGAGATCCTCACGGTGGCGCGGATCGACCGCACGCTGCTCGCGGAGGAGCCGGCCCTGATGCAGTCGAAGTGGTTCGACTACCGCCAGCTGCACCCGGCGGTGGCCACCCACCTGCTGGTGCACCACTACAACCTGGCGTACGGCGACTTCATCGGCCGCGCGCTGGACCACAAGCTGCGCTTCACCAAGGCGATCAAGGGCGGCGACTTCTTCGAGCACCACGAGCGCAAGAGCTTCTGGAAGCTGCGCCAGCTGATCGACCGGCTCGGCATGCGCTACGAGTTCTTTCTGCGCGAGGCGATGAGCTACCTGATCGAGCAGGGCTGGGGCAAGGGCGTTCCGCACCCGCCGCGGCCGGCCCACTTGACCGCGGACAACGACCTGATCGTGGCGGTGTGCAACGCCTGGACGCTGGAGGGCCGCGAGAAGATCCAGTGGGCCGCGTCCAGCCGATTCCGGGTGGAGAACTGGTGCGCCGCGCCCGACCAGCGCGCCTACGAGGTGCACCTGATCGAGGCCATCCGGCGTCGCCCGGTGCGGCGCTTTGCGCTCAGCGCCGCGCTGCACACGGTGGGCCACCTGCGGCTTGAGGCCGCGCTGGCCGCCTTCGCGTCCGACGACCTCGACGAGGCAATCGATTTCAGCCTGCAGAACTCACTCACCCGTGACCTATAATGAGTCGCGATCAGCCCGAGTTATTCGGGCACCGCGGCCCCGCCACAAGGACGATGCCCCATGCAAGACCGAATCTCCGACGATTTTCAGAACGTGCGACGCGAGCAGCAGCAGGAGGGCGCGCGCATGGCCCGCGAGGAGCGCACCAGGCGCCCGATCCTCACGCGCGGGGCACCGAAGGACAAAGTCAAGCCCAAGGGGCACGAGGCGTTCCTGAAACAGCTGGAAGCGAGCGGGACGGAAATCATCATCGAGAAGATCGGCAGCCGCACCCTGCTGCGCGGCACCGTCAAGTGCAGCGACAAGTACACCGTGACCCTGCGCTGCCAGGCCACCGGCGCCGACCGCGTCATCTTCAAGCATGACATCAGCGAGTTCCGGCCCGCAGTGCGTCCGGCTTCTAAAGTCACCGGTGAGGAAACCATCCAATGACCTCGGCTGCTGAAGCGTCGGTTGCGACGCTGATCGGCGAGACCTACACCGGAGCGGCTGCGGCCGCTCCTGCTGCCTCTGCACCCGCGCCGGCGACGCCCGCTGATGGCGAGGTCGATCACTTCAGCTTCGACGCGGACTTCCAGACCCAGATCGTGCGCCACGTCGCGCGCGACGCTTCGTTCATGCGCAAGGTCGGCCACATCCTGCGGCCCGAATACTTCGAGAACGTGGGCGAGGCGGCGCTGGTCGCGATGGTGCTGGAGTTCTGGAAGACCTACGGCAGCCAGCCCAACAAGGTCGCGCTGTATCAGGTGATCCGCGACTGGAAAGCCAAGAAGCGGCTGCGCGCGGAGGTGCAGCAGCCCCTGAAGGACGCGGTGCTCGCGGTCTACATCGACAACCCGGACCTGTCCAACGGCGACTACTTCGCGCAGGAGGTCGCCACCTTCGCGCGCTACCAGGCGATGGGCGAGGCGCTGCTGCGCGCGGTGGGGCACCGCGAGAAGGGGCGCTTCGACCTGATCGAGCGTGACATGCAGGCGGCGATGGCTGTCGCGGTGAACGCCGACGGCGAGAGCTACAACTACTGGACCAAGATCGGCGAGCGCACCAAGCGCCGCCAGGATCGGCTCGCCGGGGTGCTGCCGCCCACGGGCGTGACCACCGGCATCTACCAGCTCGACCAGCTGCTGTATCACAAGGGCTGGGGCAAGCGCGAGCTGTCGGCGCTGTCGGGTGGCCCCAAGGTGGGCAAGACGACGGCCCTGCTGAACTTCGCGAAGGCCGCCAGCCTGGGTGGCCACAACGTGCTGTACGCCACCTGCGAGGTCGCGAAGGACATCATCGCCGACCGCGCCGACGCGAGCGTCACCGACACCCTGATGAAGGAGGTCGGCACCCGCATCCACGACGTCGAGTCCAAGGTGCGGGCGCTGGCCGCCAAGGCCGGCGCGCTGCAGATCCACGAATACTCGAGCGGCACGCTGAAGCCCTCCATGCTGCGCGCGCTGATCGAGCGCTACAAGGCGCCGCAGGTCGTCAACGGCGAGACGATTCCCGCCATCAAGTTCGACCTCGTGGTGGTCGACTACGCCGACATCATGGACAGCGACCGGCCCTACGACGGCGACAAGGGCCGCATGACCTGGATCTGGATCGACCTGCGCGCGATCGCCAACGACGAAGACGTCGCGATGCTCACAGCCACGGCCATCAACCGCGACGGCATCAAGGCCACGGTGGCCAAGATGGGCGACATCGCCGACGACATCAACAAGGTGCGCACGGTGGACCTGATGATCGGCATCAACATCACCGACGAGGAACGCGCCAACAACGAGGCGCGCCTGTACTTCATGGCCAGCCGCAACCAGGAGTCGGGCTTCACGGTGCACGTGAAGCAGGACATCGCGCGGATGGTGTTCATCCGCTCGATCATCAAGGTGGAGTAGACGATGCTGCCGCTGTTCATGCTGGGCGTTTTCTGCTGGTTCGCAGCCATGCTGCTGCTGTGGCATGAGTGCATGCGCACGCTGGTGCGGCGCGCGCGGTGCGTCACCGAGCTGATCGCGCTGTCGCGGCATCTGCGCGAAATTCTGGAGCAGCACCGGCTATGAGCGGCAACGCCGAGCTGCAGGAGGCGCTGGACACCCTGGACTTCGAGCAGTGGCTCGATCGCGAGGGCATCCGCTACAAGGTCACACGCGGCCACCACGGCCGGCAGGCCAACATCCGCGAGTGCCCCCGCTGCGGCAGCACCAAGTGGAAGGTCTACTTCGGGCTGGACACAGGCTTTGGCAACTGCTTCTCAGGCGACTGCGATGGCCAGGGCTTCAACAAGTGGAGCTTCATGAAGGCCTACATGGGCGGCGACAACCGTGCCACGGTGGAGAACGTCAAGGCCTCCGCGCGCGAGCAGGGCTGGCAGCCGCCGAAACTGGCTGCCGCCCCGACGGTCGAGCATGGTCCGCTGAAACTGCCCAAGTCGGTCGCGCTGCCAGTGAATGGCCGAAACCTGAAGTACCTGGACAACCGCAACATCGGCGGCGAGCTGGCGCGCTACTTCGGGCTGCGCTACTGCCATGACGGCAAGTTCTGGTGGGAGGAGGGCGGGCGCAAGCGCTTCCAGGACTACAGCCGGCGCGTCATCATCCCGGTGTTCAACCTGGACGGCCAGCTCGCCTCATTCCAGGGGCGCGACATCACCGGCAGCGCCGACAAGAAGTACCTGTTCCCGCCGGGGTTCGCCAGCACCGGCTCGATCCTCTACAACGGCCACAACGCGGTCGGCGCGCGCGAGGTCTGCGCGGGCGAGGGCGTGTTCGACGTGGCGGCCATCAAGTTCGCGCTGGACGGCAGCCTGCAGACGCGCCACGTGGTGCCGATCGGCACCTTCGGCAAGCACCTGTCGAGCGGCGATGCCGACAGCCAGCTCGCCAAGCTGCAGCAGCTGCAGGCGCTCGGGCTGCAGATCATCACCTTCATGTGGGACGGCGAGCCCGCGGCGCTGGAAGCGGCGATCAGCGCGGGCCTGCTGTGTCACGGCATCGGCCTGAAGGCGCGCCTGGCGGAGCTGCCCGCGGACAAGGACCCCAACGAGGTCGCCCCGCAGGTGGTGCGCGACGCCTACTGGAAGGCCCGGGTGATCAACCCGACCAGCGCCATCGAGCTGCGCATGCGCTGCGCCAAGCTCGCTGCGTCTGCCTCATAGGAAGAGTCACCGATGACTTGTTTTTCCTGACGGTCTCAGTAAAATTCAACCATCACGCGCGGGCATCGCGCACGCACCAGACACCCCCATGGGCATCCAAGTCGAGACCTACTTTCTGCGGCACGAAGGCGGCACGAAGTTCTACGAGACCGTCCTGCTGAAGAAGATCGAGATCAACTTCAGAGGCGAGAGTGAGTGCACCGGCGCCATGCTGATCAAGCGCTGGGGCCCGTGGGCCCATGCCAACACTGGCGGCAAGGACTGCCAAGTTCACAGCGGCACGCTGATGCTGTGCGAAGGCGAGCGCAAGAAGATCCTCAAGCAAAAGATGTCCTCGACCAAGGGCTACAAGGTGGTGCCCACCACCCATAGCCTGCACCAGATGTCGGGCGACAACGTGCACAAGCCGTCCGAGGTGCTGGAGAAAGTTCAGCATCACTACGCCAGCTCGGACTTGGTGAACCAGATCACGAAATGGATTGGCGGCATCACTATGGCCGCTACGGATACGTCACCGGTGACGAAGGCTGAACCCGTGTTCGACGAGACCGTCGACCGCGGCGATGCATGGGGGACTTTCTGATGATTCGATTTGCAACTGTGCTCGTGGAGAGCGTGCTCAGTGTGGCCTACCTCGTCATGTGGGTGGCGGGCATCGTGCTCGCACACGGCTTCTGGTCGACCACCTTCGCCATCTTCACGGGCGGCCTTTGGTCGCTGTATCTGGTGGTCGAGAAGGCGCTCACGTTGGCGGGACTGCTATGAGCGACAAGCACCCACTCTCGGCGTCGCTGTCCGGCAAGAACGCCTACTACCTCGGGCACTGCCGCATCACCGAGCACAACCCGGCCTACGCCGCGTGCCTGGACAAGATGCGCCTGGTCAAGGAGGGCAGGGCGCGCGAGGTCTGGCCCGCCTGCAACGAAGCGATCCGGCTGGGCACCTGCCAGGCCGTGACCATGCGCCAGACCGAAGAACTCGCTGGCGAGGCGCTGTACTTTCTGCCGCGCGACACCGCCGGCAACGCGGTGCGTGCGCCCGCCTGGAGTCGCGAGCCCACCGATGCGAACCGCGCAGAAAAGGACATCGCGCAGCGCGCGGACCCGTACCACAGCGAGCACGTGAAGGTGCCCGACAAGCGCACCGGACACATCGACACCGGCGGCTTCGCGGACGCGATCAACGCCGAGCTGAAGCAGGCCCAGGCCGCGTCGGGCCTCTCGAAAGAGGAGATCGACCTGCACACGGCGATTGCGACCGAACCCGCCTTCTCGAAGGAAGGCGCCCACAAGGCATTCGCACCACTGGCCGCGCTGCCAGGTGAAACCCCGCGCGCCCGCGCCATGCGGCTCGCCGCACTCAAGAAGGAAGGCAAATGACATCGGACGAAATCTTCGATCTGATCGAGCAGGTGGCCGCCAACAGCGGCAAGAACGTCAAGATCGCGCTGCTCGCGGCGTACGAGGAGGATGACCACCTCATGACGGTGTTGAAGCACGCCTACCACCCGCTCACCACTTACGGCGTGCGCAAGATGCGCGCGGTCACGCGGCACGGCACCGGTCACTTCACCGCCGAGAACACCTGGCTGATGCTCGAGAAGCTGGCCAGCCGCAGACTGTCCGGCACCGCGGCGCTGGACGCCATCGAGGCCGAGCAGACGCGTTTGACGCCCAAGAGCGCATCGCTTCTGCACCGGATCATCACGAAGGACATGCGCGCGGGCTTCGACGCCGAGACCGTCAACAAGGTGTGGAAGGGCCTCGTGCCCGACTTCCCCTACATGCGCTGCTCGCTGCCGAAGCACGTCAAGCTGGACGAGTTCTTCGAGCACGGCGCGATCAGCCAGGTCAAGGCCGACGGCACCTACGCGAACATCGACATCACTGCCGACGGCGAGATTCGCATCAGCACCCGGCAGGGCAACGAGTACCCGCTCACGGCGCTCGAGCCGCTGCTCGCGGAGATCCGCCAGTACGTGAGGAAAGGCACCCAGCTGCACGGCGAGCTGCTGCTGCTGCGCGACGGTCAGATCATCGACCGCGCCGACGGCAACGGCGTGTTCACCCACATTCGCGAGGGCGGCGACTTCGCCGCCAACGAGCGCCCGCTGTTCCTGGCGTGGGACCAGATTCCGCTCGAGGCGGCCGTGCCCAAGGGCAGCTACAAGAAATCCTATGCCCATCGGCTGGTGGGGCTGTGCCTGCAGCTGCTGCAAGGCTGCGCCGGTCTCAAGAGCATGAACGAGGTGCTCAAGCAGCCGGCCAAAGGCCAGTACCTCGGCATCGTGGAGAGCCGCTTCGTCAAGAACATGGACGAGGCGATGGCCCACTACAAGGCCAACCTAGCGCGCGGCCTGGAGGGCAGCGTGGTGAAGAAATACCACGCCATCTGGAAGGACGGCACCAGCCGCGAGCAGATCAAGCTGAAGCTGAAGGTGCCGGTGGAGCTGCGCATCGAAGGCTTCATCGAGGGCAACGGCAAGTACACCGGCATGCTGGGCGCCTTCAAGATGCGCAGCGAGTGCGGCGCGTTGAAGGTGGACGTGAACGCCCGCGGCGACGCCCAGCGCGCGCACGTCTGGGCCAACCGCGACAAGTTCCTGGACAAGGTGGCCACCGTGGAGGGCAATGCGATCTGCGCGCCCAGCGACAGCAACCCGGACCACTCGCTGTATTTGCCGGTGCTGGTGGAGATCCGCGACGACAAGAGCGTCGCCGACACGCTGGAGCGCATCCGCGAGCAGTTCGAAGCGGCGGTGTCGGCGTGACGCCCGAGCAGTTCGCGCAGGCGAAAGCCACCATGCCCTGGACCGAACGCTACCTGCAGACGCCGCGCGGCGGGCTGCTGCAGATCCTGGACCGCAACGGCCAGGAGGTGCCCTTCACCGTCATGTGCGGCGTGCTGCGCATCGTGACCCAAAAGCTCGCCCGAGAGACTGCGGCAGCGCCCACCAACCCCGAACCGGGAGCTTCCACATGATCATCACCCTGACCGGCCCGTCTGGCGCCGGCAAGTCCACTATCGAGCGCGAGCTGCAGGCCCTCGGCTGCGGCCGCGCCATCAGCCACACCACGCGCCACCCGCGCATCGGCGAGGAGAACGGCAACCACTACCATTTCGTGGACCGGCGTGCCTTCGAGTTCATGGAGGAGCAGGGCGACTTTGTCGAAGTGATCAACCTCGGCAGCAGGCGCTACGGCATGAGCAAGCGGGCGCTGGAGATCGCGCAGCGCGACGCGGTGACCGGGCATGCGGTGATCGTCGTGGAACCCAAGGGCGCGGCGCAGATTCGCAGCTACTGTCTCGCCAACAGCATCCCGGTGCGTTCGGTGTGGGTCGACTGCGGCCCGCTGCAGCAGGCCGAGCGCTTCATGAAGCGCGTGACCGAGGACCTGCTGATCGGCCAGTCCGCCGTGCAGGCCCATGCCGAACGCCTGGCGCTGATGCTGTCCACCGAAGTGGGCTGGCGCCTGATGGCCGACGAGGGCTGGATCGGCAGCAGCGAGTTCCTCTACGACCACAAGATCGACAGCGCCGACCACAGCACCCCGCGCGAGCTGGCGCTGGAAGTCCTCGAGGCGGTGCGGTCATGAGCCTGGCGCAAGACGTCCGCAACGCCTGGGACTGGAAGGACCGCGCCCAGCTGGAGACGGCGCTGCGCAAGGTGGAAGCCCTCGAGCGCCTGTACGAGAACCTGCGCGGCCCGTGCGACCAGTGCGGCGGCATGGGCGAGGACTTCGAGACCGGCTGCCGCTGTTCGAAGTGCAACGGCTCCGGTCGCACGCCGCGCTCGCCGCTGCTGCAGTGATGGCGCCAGATACTGACACCACGTGCGCCTGTCACAACGTGGTGGTGATCGGCACGGTCACGATCTCCACGGCCATCAACAGCAACGTCGGCACGGTGACCGAACGCATCCCGATGGGGTGGGGTTCGCGCGAGCTGACCCCGGAAGAGAAGGTCGAGAAAGCCGAGAAGCTGCGCCTGGAGCAGCTCAAGGCCACGAAACGGGCCGTGCTGCGGCCCAAGGCCGCGCGCTGGGCCTAGTGCTGCTTGGGGTCCTCGGGCAGCTCGCCGCCGCCGGCCAGGCCGCGCTCTTCGCGCCACTTCTCGATGGTCGACTGGCGCCAGCCCACCGCGCCGGCCGACAGCTTCATCGGCCGCGGGAACTCGCCCTTTTCCATCATGCGGTAGATGGTCGGCTTGGACAGGCCGGTGGCCGCGCGGATCTGGCGCGGGCGGATGATGGGGTCGTCGACGAGGCTCATGGCGCTACTGCTTTCCTCTGAGACTGCTTGGCAGCCGATGATGCCATTATAGCCGGCGGCCTTGTCAGAAATCAGTCACTAGTGACGTGGGATTTTGCACTCAAGCTCTCCAGTTCCGCGAGCTTGGCGCCCCATCTGTCCATGGCCTCGCGGCGCTCCTCGAAGAAGTCGTCGTGGTTGTAGACGGCCATCATTCCCTCCATCACGTGATCGAGGCACTTCTCCACCACGTACGGCGGAATCTTCAGGCTGCCAGCTCGCGTGGCGAAGGTGCGGCGCAGATCGTGCGGGGTGAACTTCGGCTTGATCACGCCTGCCTGGTGCAGCCGCAGCACGGCCCGCGACAGCGCGTGGCGCTCGATCGGCACGATCTCGTCGCCGCGGCGTTGGGGCGACGGAAAGACGTACTTGCCCTCCAGCTTCATGGCGGCGACCTCGTCCAGAATATTCAGCGACCACTGACTCAGGAACACCAGGTGATCCTTGCCAGGCTGCTTGTCCTTGGTCAGCTGCCACGGGTTGAGCCACTGCCTGCGCTCACGGTCGATGTGCGACCACTCCAGCGTCACCACCTCCAGCGGGCGCTTGGCGGTGCCCAGGATGAAGCGAAGGGCCGCGTTGGTGATCGGATGCATCGCCACCTGCAGGTCGCCCAGCACCGCGAGGAAGTCCTGGATCTGCTCGAACAGCAGGTTGGTCTTCTTGGCCGTCTCGCGCCCGCCGACAGCCTTCGGGCGCATCGTGACGGGGTTGGCCTTCAAGTAGTGCTGGTCGACGCCGTACTGGAACATCAGGCGGGTCAGCGCCAGCGTGCGGTTGGCCGCCACCTTCGAGCCGCGGTCGACCATGGCGTTGAAGACCTTGGTGAGCATCTCCGGCGTCACGTCCTGCGCCAGCGTCGAGGCCTTGAGCGCGCGCACCGGATCGCGCTTGAGCGCGGCATAGGCCTCGTCGGGGCGCTCGTAGCGCGGCGCGAGGAAGCGCTTGCGGAATTCCTCGGCCAGCTCGCCCACGGTGATCGCCTCGCGCTTGGCCTGGGTGGCCTGCTGCTTGTGCAGCACCGGGTCGCGGCCGCCCTCCAGGACCTTGGCCTGGCCGTCGCGGGCGATGCGGGCTTCCTTGAGCGACATCTGCGGATAGGCACCCAGCGCCACCTTCTTGCGCTGGCCGTTGTAGGTATAGCGGAAAATCCAGGTGCGGCTACCATCGTCGCGAAGGCGCAGCACCAGGCCCAGGCCGTCGGCGACGACCTTCTCGCGCTGGAACTCCGCGAGCTTCAGGTTCTTGATGGCGTTGTCGGTAAGCATGCCTACGGTTTTTCAGCAAGGGGTCGCGTTGGGGGCCGATTTGGGGGCCACTTTTGGCGAGCTGAAAAGAGATCGAATGGTAGCGCCCGAGTCCGGTTTGCAAGGGGTCTCCCTCTGAAGGCTACGGAATTTGGGGACCAGTTGATACTGGATGTTTATCCATGAAAATGGATGGCCCGCTGCATGGGGTGCAAGGGGTCGCGAGTTCGAATCCCGCCACGCCGACCAAGAAAAACCAAAGGAAATCAACGGGTTACGTCAGTGATGGCGTAACCCGTTTCCGCATCAGGCCCGGCTTGGGGGCCAGTTTGGGGGCCACATGCTCACTGCTGGCCCCGCGGCGACCAGGAGCACGCCGCCGTCGCCGCCTCACGACAATGGCTATTCCCTGTAGGACAGGGCCCCGGACCGGCGTCAGTGAAAACCTTTTCTGTTGTCACGCATCGACACGGCTTTGTGTGTGCACGGACACAATCAGCCTGTCGAGTCAGCTGAGGCCCTTCAGTGCGCGCTGAAACGATGTCATACGAAATCCCTCGCACGTCCAACCCTAGCTCAACCGTGTAAGCCATTGATCTTATTGGGTTTTCGTGCTGGTCTGTATGCATGACCAGTAAAACGGCTGTGGTTGGGCAAATGCATGGCCTCAAATGCATTCACTAAGCGCTTACTTTTGTGCGAAGAAGAGGCGGTCAGGTTCAATGACACCGTTAGTATGCATACGACGCCGGACGAGACCGTGACTACGTGGACTTACGTAAGAACATCCGGGACCCTGTTCGCTTGAACCTGTGGATAATGATCCGACCCGCAGAGAACGGACATGAAAAAGGCGCCCGAAGGCGCCTCGAATGGTCAGGAAGGCACGTATGGTTTCAGTCACCACTTACCGCGTTATCAGGCCGCAGCCGGCTGAAGGCGGACATGATGCGCTCGCGCTCCTCCTGGGTGCGCACCTTCGGGTTCGGCACGCCGGTCATGCGCAGCAGCTGGACGATCTCCATCTCGTTCTGGCTGACGTAGGGCTGCTGTAGGACGAGCTTCTCGATCTCGGCCCAGGTTTCGGGTTCGTACTCGGACATGACCAGCTGGAACAGGAACAGCGGATCGACGCCGATGGCGCGGGCCATGCGGCCGACGCGAGCGATCGGCAGCTTGGACTTGCCCTGCTTGAACATCGTGAGGACGTTGGGCTTCTCGAAGCCGCATTCCCGCGCGATCTCCAGCTGGGTCTTGCCGCACAGGTCGAACTGCTGCGACAGATATTCGGCGACCGTCACCTTGTTCTTGTTCGTGGCGCCGGCCTTGGTCTTGGTGGCGTTCATCAGTTTGCGTTCCTCTTTCAGTGCCCCGATTGCGGAGCTGTTGAAGCCAGCAGCTGTGGAAATAATCAGCAGTGACTTAGTTGAAATTATAGCGACAGGTTCGAGGGTTTGTCAGGAGTCCAAGTCACTGCTACCTGAACAATTGGATAGGTAACGCCTATCAAATCGCCGGGAGAGATAAGACACGATGAGCAAAACCGCCCGAAATGCGACATAAGCGGTGACTGACTCTCCGCTATACTCACATCCTGTCAGACGCGCCTCACGCGCTTGTCAGGGTTTCATGCACGAAGACTGATGGAGATAGATCACATGAGCGCTGTCCAGGCTCGCACCCCCAAGCAGATTTCCCACGAGGAATTCGCGGACCTCCTGGAAGAGTCGGAGATCATCGACTCGCAGGACCGGAAATCGTCGATCACGCACTACATCCAGCACCCGAAGCGTGGATTCCTGTACCTGACCAGCTCGATCGAGGACTTCTGCACCCTGGTGGAAGCGTAGGTCGCGCCGCGATCTACTTTCGCCTCGACCCTATTCGCATGCGGCGGCCCGATGGGCCGCTTCGCATTGCAGGCAACTGCAATATTGCCGCGCGCCCGCCTGACGGGCGTTTCTATGCTTCGGGCATCAAGTCACGAATGACTTAAATCAGTCTCGCATGAGATCAGGAGAGAACGCATGAACGATCGCGTGTTCGTGCTGCGCCAGTCCATTGTCAAATTGACACAAATGCTGGCCGGCAAGGGGGTCCAAGTAACTCAGCAGGGAGTTTCCGCGTATGTACGCAGTGACCCAGATGGCCGTCCGGTCCAGGTCAACCTGCCGTATCTGCCCGACAACGCCACCGAGCAGCTGATCAACGCGCTGCAGGGCTTCCTCGACCACGAGGTCGCGCACATCCTGTTCACCGACTTCAAGGTGATGCCCACGATCGGCGATGCGAGCGTGGCCAACATGCTCAACATCGTCGAGGACTGCCGCATCGAGCGCGAGATGGCGAAGCGCTTCGAGGGCAGCGCCCACAACCTGAGCCAGACGCGGCGCTTCTTCCTCGACAAGTACATCACCCCCAAGCTGGAGGCCGCCATCGCCGGCGGCGACACCGACACGGCGATCGGCGTGCTCACGGTGCCGCTGGTGCGTGCGCTGGCAGGCCAGGACGAGATGAAGGACTTCATCGACGGCCACAGCGGGATCGTGCAGCCGCTGTACGACAAGCTCAAGGACCTGGCCGGCAAGATCGAGAACTGCGCCGACACCGCGGAGGCCCTGGCGCTGGCGCGGGAGGTCGTGAAGCGCCTGCGCGGCAGCGACGACGACGACGAGGAGGAGAGCGGCAAGCCAGCCAAGGGCAGCGGCCGCGGTGGCCGCGCCGGCGGCAAGGGCAAGGGCCGGCGTCCCGCTGCGCCGCCGAAGGATGACGACGAGGACGGCGACCTGAAGACCAAGGCGGCCGCACCCGACGATGACGACGCGCCGCCCCCGCCGCCCGAGGACGACGCGGACGACAAGGACAAGGACGACGACGCCGACAAGGACGATGACGGCGAGGACGGTGACGAAGACGAGGACACCGGCGCGGGCGCAGAGGAGATGACCGTCGGGATGGACCCGGCGACCTGGAAGGCGATCGACAAGGAAACCGCCAACGACTTCGACGCCAGCGTCTCCGCCGAGATCACCGACGTCAGCGCCGCAGCGGCGGCCGACGCCGACTACCTCGTCTACTCCACCGACAAGGACGTCATCGAGCCGCTGCACATCGGCTCGGGCTACAAGCCGGAGATGCTCACCAATCTGCAGGACAAGGTGGACCACATGGTGGGGCCCATGCAGAAGGACCTGGAGCGCGCCATCAGCGCCCGCTCGCTGGCGACGTGGTCGTCGGGGCTGCGCAGCGGCCGGCTGCACCCGGCGAACCTGTCGCGTCTGGCGATCCACACGCCCGCCGGCTACGACGACCGGGTCTTCCGCAAGAAGCACGAGTCGTCCAGCAAGGACGTCGCAGCGATGCTGGTGGTGGACATCTCCGGCTCGATGCACGGCAGCAAGGTCCACACTGCGGTGCAGGCGGCGTACGCGCTTGCCAGCACCCTGGAGCGCATCGGCATCCCCAGCATGTGCGTGTGCTTCACGACCGGGCCGATGGTCGCCAGCTACACCGAACTCGAGGAAGAAGCCGAGAAGATCAGCGCCGCGCGCAAGGGCAAGAAGGCGCACAGCGTGCGCTACAGCCGCATGGAGTCGCTCTACATGCCGATCCTCAAAGGCTTCAACGAGCGCATGGGCACGGAGGTGAAAAAGCGCTTCGGCTGGATGCCCAACTCCAGCGCCATGAACAGCAACGTCGACGGCGAGAGCGTGATGATCGCCGGGCGCATGCTGCTGGCGCGCCGCGAGAGCGGCAAGGTGATGATCGTGCTGAGCGACGGCTACCCCGCCGCGCACGGCGACCCGGCAGCGCTCAAGGGCCACTTGAAGCGGGTGGTCAAGGACCTGATGCACACCGGCGTGAGCGTGGTGGGCATCGGCATCCAGTCGGAGGCCGTGCAGGAGTTCTATCCGAAGAACATGGTCCTGAACAACGTCGAGGAGCTGCCGGCCGCTGTCATGAAGACGCTGCGCGGCCTGATCGTCCAGGGCGCCAAGTAAGCCGTGTCGGCGATGTGTAAGAACAAGTCACCGCTGACTTATTTTCCTGCACGCGCTGACGATAATTCAAACCATCGAACGCGGGCGCGGTGCCCGCACCATCAGGAGAGCAGCACGTGAGCAACGGAAAGATTCGCTGCGCTGAATGCGGGGCGCTGGAGCACGCCATCCAGCGTCACCTCAAGGAAGCGCACCCGGGCATGACGATCGCCGACTACCAGGCGAAGCACCCCGGCCAGCCGCTTCTGTCGGAGATGGCCAAGCAGCTGCTGGAGCAAAAGCGCCAGCAAGCCGCACAGGCCCAGGCCACGCAGGGCGAAGCGCAGCCCGCGGCTGTCGAACCGGTGATGGCCATGAGCGGCACCGCCACCGCAGCCAAGGTCGTGGAGCTGATCCCGAAGGGCTCGGTGGTGAAAAAGCACCTCCACGAGGTGTTCGAACTGGGCAAGGTGAAGGCGGCGCTGTCCGCCCGCGGCGACCCGATCAACATCTCCACCATCAGCGCCCACGACCAGCAGGACATGGTGCCGGCGGTGTCGGACAACTATGTCTACGACATCGACGAGCTGAAGAACGTGATCCTCGCGATGGAGCTGAACATCCCGACGCTGCTGTGGGGCCACAAGGGCTCGGGCAAGTCCGAGATGCTCGAGCAGGTGGCCGCGCGCACCAACCGGCCGTTCATCCGGGTGCAGCACACGGTGAACACCGAAGAGAGCCACATCCTCGGGCAGTGGATCGTCAAGGGCGGCCAGACCGAGTTCCAGCTCGGGCCGTTGCCGCTCGCCATGCTCAATGGCTGGGTGTACTGCGCCGACGAATACGACTTCGGCATGCCGAGCGTCCTGGCGGTCTATCAGCCGGTCTTGGAGGGTAAGTCACTGGTGATTAAAGAAGCGCCGGAAGACATGCGGATCGTCAAGCCGCACCCGATGTTCCGCTTCGTCGCCACGGGCAACACCAACGGCAGCGGCGACGAGACCGGCCTGTACCAAGGCACGCTGATCCAGAACAGCGCCAACTACGACCGCTTCGGGATGGTGATCCACAAGAAGTACATGGACAAGGCGGCCGAGAGCCAGATCCTGATCAACCACTGCAAGCTCACGAAGGCCGACGCCGACAAGATGGTGGAGTTCGCCTCGCTGATCCGTCAGTCGTACGACGGCGCCAAGATCAGCGACACGATCTCGCCGCGCACCCTGATCAACGCGGCGCGCATCGGTGTCATGCGCGCGAGCTTCCGCCAGGGTCTGAACCTGGCCTTCATCAACAAGCTGTCCAAGGTCGACCGCGAAGTGGCCGATGGCCTGGCGCAGCGCATCTTCGGCTGAAGGGAGAGCGGAACATGAGCAGCATGCGCATCACCGAATCGATCCGCAACGCCTTCGTGCGGGCGGTCATGCAGGACATCCCGCGCGTCGACTACCGCGAGCAGATGCAAAAGATCGTCCAGGACTATTTCCTGAACAAGGCGCCCGACATCATCAAGCGTGCGCGCAAGGCGCATCCGCAGTATTTTCCGATCCAGCAGGTGCACGTCAGCGTCGTCTATTCCGTTTCATCGGGTCGCAGCTACACGACCAACATCAACTTCCACGTGTACCTGAGCGACCTGGACGACGGCTACATCAAGGACAAGGACCTCGAGGCGAAGATCCAGGCGCTGTACGACAAGGAAGGAGAGCAGAACACCGCGCGCGGCGAGATGGAGCAAAAGCTCAACGCCACAATTCGCGGCTACAGCACGGTGAAGACAGCCAAAGAGGCGCTGCCGGAACTCGCGAAGTACTTGCCCGATGAAACCGCGCCGCCCTCGCGCAGCGTGCCGGCCCTGGCCAACCTGATGGCCGACCTCACGAAGGCGGGCTGGCCCAAGGACAAGCAGCCCGAACCCGAGACCGCGGAGGCGTGATGTTCATCCACGACGACGTGAGCGTGCTGGATGTGGACCTGGCCTACGCCTGGTCCGCCAGCTGCGAGGCCTACAAGTGCTGCCCGTGCGGCTACGGCCTGCGCGACTGGTCCTGGCTGTTCTTCTTCGGAGCGTGACCATGGCCAAGAACACCAACCCGCCGCGCTTCGAGGACCACCAGGGCTTGATCCACCTGCAGGCCCAGCAGTGCCTGAAGATGGCCAACCTGAACCACGCCGGCTTCGAATACGACGACTGCTTTCAGGAGGCGTCGATCGCCTTCCTGAAAGCCGCGGAGAACTACGACCCGGAGTCCGGCTTCAAGTTCTCGGCGATCTACTCGCGCTATGCCCGCAACCACTTCCAGAAGGTGATCGGCGTGATGTCGGGGGTGAAGAACCTGAACACCGGCCAGCGCGAGCAGATCCAGCTCGTGCGCGACGAGAACAAGCGGCGCGCCATCGCCGGCGAGAAGTTGCTCGATCCGCCCCAGTGGGGCCTGCGCCCGGTGCCGTTCAGCCGGCTGCGCTCCCACGAGGAGGGCCTGCCCTTCGAGGAGTTGCTGGAGGCCGACAGCGAGTCGCCCGAGCAGAAGGTGGAGCGCCTGGAATGGGTGGACAAGCAGCTGCAGCGCATGTCGCCGCTCACGCAGCTGGTGGTGAGCTGGCTGCGCGAGCCGCCGCCCGAGCTGGTGTGCGAGCTGGGCAAGCAGTCGGCGCACTACCAGCACGCGAAAGAGCAGGGCGCGCGGGCCGCCACCATCATGCGCGACCCCGATGTGAGCATCGACAGCATTGGCCGCTTCTTGCAGCTCGCGGGCGCACCGGTGGACGACACCGACCTGGCGCTGGTGCACGCCGAGCTGGGCGAGCTGGTGCGGCAAGTGGAGACAGCATGACCATCGTCAACGCCAGTGATGGGCGCCAGATTCTGGCGCCAGGCTGCTTCGGCGCGGCCAGCGTGTTCGCGGTGGACGGCAAGGTCTGCCAGGACTGCCCGGCCTACGCGGCCTGCAAGGACGCGAGCTGGGCGACGCTGCAGGCGATCCGCGACCGGGTCAACGTCAACGACCTGCTCAAGCGTCACGAGAAGGCGCGCGCTGCGGCCTGCCCGCCCGAGTCGGTGGCCACGCCGGCGGTGCCGGCATCCCAGCCCAAGCCGGTGGCCAAGCCGATCGAGCGCACCACGCGCGTGGTGAAGGTCTCCTTCGACCTGAGCGGCGACCAGAGCACGCTCATCATGAAGATCGCCAACACCAAGGCGCAGGCGATGGCGGTGTCGCTGTGCAAGGCGAACCTGATCACCGGGCTGCGCGACAAGCTGCACGAAGGCAACAACCCGTTTGCCGAGATCGGCGAGTGGAAGCACATGCGCATCGCCTGCGAGCTGCTGCTGACCGGCGGTTTCACCCGCGCCGAGATGCTGGCCCGCCTGATGGCCGACCTCGGCTGGACCGAGGGCACCGCGCGCAGCCAGATGGCGCAGGCGATGGCCATCCTGCAGACCTTCGGCATCGTGCGCCTGGACGGCGACAGGTTCGTGCTGGCATGAGGTTCGAATATCACGTCCACACAGTGACGCTGCCGTTCTCCGGCACGCTGCTGCCGCCCACAACGGAGTCGGGCTGGCGGGTGCGCGCGAGCTACCTGCAGGAGCACAACGAGAGCGAGTTCGATCCGGGCAGCTCGTTCGTGTCGCCGTCGCCGGGGTGCACGGCAACTTCACCATCCAGAACCATCAGCCGCACGCGCATGCATAACCTCGTCATCTTGTGGGAGCGAACCATTCCCGAACGGGTGGACCAGGACTACATCCCAGTATGAGCATCAACCACGCGCTGTCCGTGCGCAGCGACTTCAGCATCGGCGAGTCGCTGCTGCAGACGGACCACATCATCGAGGAGGCCCAGCGGCACGGCTACGAGTCGGTCGCGCTGGTGGACACGATGTCGATCCACTCGCTGGTGGACTTCACCACGAAGTGCAAGAAAGCCGGCATCAAGCCGATCGTCGGCTGCCGCCTGCGCGTCTACGACGACCCGCTGTGGAAGAAGCCGGCCAAGAACAGCGGCATCGAGGACAAGCCGAACCCGCACGTGTGCATCAAGGTCTACGTGGCGGGCGAGCGCGGCATCACGAGCCTGATGAAGCTGCTGTCGGCGGCCAACTCGCGCGAGCAGTTCTACTACCACGCGCGCACCGGCTGGGAGCAGGTGTTCGCGCTCGAGGACGTGCTTGTGTCCACCGGCGACTTCAACAGCCTGTGGCACCACCAGGAGGCCGACGCGATCCTGCAGCGGCTGATCGCGAAGTTCAGCCGCGAGCGCGTCTATGTCGAACTGGCGCCGATCGACACGCCGCTGTTCGACACGCTCAACGCGCGCGCGCTGAAGGCAGCGCACACGCACGCTGCGCGCACCCTTGTCACCTATCCGTTTCTGTACCGCGACGACGCAGACGCACCCACGCTGGAGGTCTTGCAGACGATCTGCTCGTCGGGGCAGTACAAGATGGACACGCGGCACCGCCCGCGCCAGTTCGTGCGCGACTTCGGCTTCAAGCCGGCTGCGACGCTGCGACTACGTCTGAGCGGCGCGGTGGACCGTGCGGAGAAGTGGGGAAACACGGGTCTGAGCAAGCATGAGATCGCCACCCTGTTCGCCAGGGGGTTGGTCAACACCCAGCACCTGGCCGACGCCTGCAGGTGGGAGTTCGCGAAGCTGCCGGTGTCGCTGCCCACCATGGCGACCAACGAGTTCATGGAGCTGGGCAGGCTGTGCATCGCGGGCTGGGGTAGGCGCTTCGGCCGCCGCGTCATGGGCCACCAGCCGTCGATCGCCGACCTGCCCAAGTACCGCGAGCGCTTGAACTACGAGCTGGCGGTCCTGAAAAAGATGGGCTTCGCCGGCTACTTCCTGCTGGTCGCGGACCTCGTGAACTGGAGCAAAGCCAATGGCATCATTGTTGGTCCCGGTCGGGGATCGGTTGGTGGCAGTCTCGTTGCCTACCTCCTTGGGATCACCGAGGTGGACCCTATCCGTTTCAACCTGCTGTTCGAGCGGTTCATTAACCCTGAACGCCTCGACCTCCCGGACGCGGACCTGGACTTCCAGACGAGCCGGCGGCACGAGGTCTTCCAGTACCTGGTCGGCCGCCACGGTGCCGACCGGGTGGCCGGTGTCAGCAACTTTTCGACGCTCGCCTCCGCATCGGCGCTGAGGGACGCGGGCCGGGTGCACGAGCTGTCCAACCTGGAGCTGAGTCCGACCAAGCTGGTGCCAAAGGAGCAGGGCGTGTCGGCCACCCTCGAGGAAGCCGCCAAAGCGATCCCCGAGATCGACAAGTTCCGCCTGAACCATCCGCACATCTGGGGCCACGCGCTGAAGCTCGAAGGCGTGATGCGCTCGTTCGGCCAGCACGCCGGGGGCGTGGTGATCGGCGGCGTGCCGCTGCACGAGCGCGCGGTCGTGGAGACGCGCAGCGAGACGGATGAAGGCCTGCCGGTGGTGTCCTGGGACAAGCGCACGGTGGAGGACTGGGGCCTGGTCAAGATGGACGTGCTGGGCCTGTCCACGCTCGACGTGCTGGAGATCGCACGGCAGTACATCAAGGGCCGGCACGGCGTCGACGTCACCTACACCGATCTGCCGCTCGAGGACCCGGACGTGATGGACGCCTTCGGGCGCGGCGACACCACGGGCGTCTTCCAGTTCGAGTCGCCTGGCATGCGCAAGCTGCTGCGCGAGCTGCGCAAGGGTGGACCGCTCACCTTCGAGGACATCACCGCGGCCACCGCCCTGTACCGGCCCGGCCCGATGGACTCGGGCCTGATGGACGACTTCGTGGCGATCAAACAGGGCATGCTCACGCCCAGCTACGAGCACCCGAACATGGAGGCGGCGCTCGAGTCCACCTACTCGGTCATCGTCTACCAGGAGCAGGTGATGCAGCTGGCGATCGACCTGGCCGGCTTTTCCCGCGCCGGCGCCGACCACCTGCGCAAGGCGATGGGCAAGAAGGACAAGGTCAAGATGGCCGAGCAGCGCAAGGCCTGGGTGGAGGGCTGCGAGAAGCACTCGGGCATGGATGCCGCGATCGCGGGCGCGCTGTTCGACAAGATCGAGGCGTTCGCCGGCTACGGCTTCAACCGCTCGCACGCGGTCGAGTATTCCATCATCAGCTACTGGACCATGTGGCTGCGCGTGCGCTACCCGGCCGAATACTTCGCTGCCTGCCTGTCGATCGTCAAGGAGGACAAGCTCGCGGGCCTGGTCAAGGACGCGCGCGAGGCGGGCATCGAGATCCTGCCGCCGGACATCAACCTGTCCACCGAGCGCTTCACCATTCCCGACGACACGCACATCCTGGCACCGTTCAGCGCCGTCAAGGGCCTGAGCGACAACACGGCGCACAAGCTCATGGCCCACCGCGCCGCCGCCGGCGGCCGCTTCACCAGCGCCGCGCACTTCGAGGCAGTGACCAGCGTCAAGGGCAGCAAGATCACGATCACGCACCGCGAGCGCCTCAAACTCGTCGGCGCACTGGCCAGCATCGACCCGACCGAGAAGCCGGCGCGCCACCCGGACCGCCGGCGCGACCAGACCGAGCTGATGCCAGGCCTGATCATCGACAACGTCAAGGCCGACCGCACCACGGACGTCACCGACAAGTTCGTGCGCGCGAAGGTGATCCACATCGTGCAGGAGTACCGCAAGTGCGGCGACTGCGACCTGGCCGGCCGGCCGCATCCGCAGGCGCGCATGAAGTCCAACGTGAAGTTCATGGTGGTGGCCGACTGCCCGAGCTGGGAAGAGGAAAAGGCCGACAAGCTGCTGGAGGGCGAGGCCGCCGGCTGGGTGAAGGAAGCCATCCGCGATGCCGGCCTGCAGCCCGGTGACGGCTACTACACCACGCTCGTGAAGGCCAAGAAGAACGACAAGTTCCTCTCCAACGACCAGATCAACGGCTGCAGCCAGTTCCTCACCCGCGAGCTGGAAGTCATCAAGCCGCCGGTGATCGTGGCGCTGGGCTCAGCAGCGATCCGCCGCTTCATCCCGGGCGCCAAGGGCGCGGAGATGGTGGGCAAGACCATCTACGACGCGGCGCTGGCCGCCACCATCGTGTGCGGCCTGAACCCGCAACAGATCAACTTCGACCCGAGCAAGTACGACGCCTTGAAGGAGGTGTTCAAGACCGTTCACGAGATCGTTTCTTAGGCAGTTTCACTCAGTCACCCGTGACGCATCTTTTCCTGCCCATTCGGGCTACAGTCAGACCCTCAAACCTGCAACCTGCACACGCAACACGGAGCACACGCAACATGGCACGCGAAATCGAAATGAACGACCCGGAGCTGGACGCCATCATGGCGGAGCTGGAACTCGAGACTGCCGGCGCGGTCGATGCGCCCGCGGCACCGGCCGCGGTGGTCGTCGAGGAGGCGGCCGCTGCCGTCGCCGCGCCGGCCAAGCGCGAGCAGCCCGAGCTGCCGCCCGAGGCGCTGAAGTCGCAGCGCGTGACGGCCGCGCAGAAGGTGGACGCGATCATCGCCGACGCCGCCCATGCCGCGCCCGAGCCCTCCAACTTCGTCGTGCCCGAGAAGGTCACACCCATCGCCGACCCGCTGCCGTGGGAGGACGATCCGAGCACCGGCGAAGCGCTGGGCCTGCCGGCTTTCACGATGCCCGACTGGTCGCCGATGACCGGCGAGCAGATGAAGGCCAAGCTCAAGGACATCGCCGGCATCTACGGCCAGGCGAGCAGCGAGTACCAGTCGGCGTTCGTCGCGGTGCAGACCATCGTGCGCACGCGCAAGGCGGCTGCAGCAACGCCCGCCGCCCCGGCTACCCCGGTGGCCGCAGCGAACGAGGCGGCCGAAGCGGCCGCTGCCATCGCGGAGATCGAGAAGGACGAGGGCACCGGCCTGGCGAGCGAAGCCAGCAAGCCGCCCGCCGAACCCGACACGCACAACCCGCGCGTCGCCCCGGGCCTGCGTTTTTCCATCGACGTGGACGAGTTCAAGCGCGAGACGGCGATCAGCGACACCAACCTGAGCGACGCCATGATGCAGCAGAACAGCCTGCGCGCCACCTACGGGCAGTTCGCGGCCAACGCGGAGGCCCAGGCCGACCGCGTGAAGCTGCAGGCCGAAGTGAAGGAGGCGCAGCTGTACGAGAAGCACCGCAAGATCCTGGCCGCGAAGGCTGCCGCGGGCGGCGAGAAGGTCACCGAGAAGGCGGTGGAGAGCGCCGTCAAGACAGACCCGCTGTGGCTCGCGATCAAGAACCGGGTGGTGGAGGCCGAGACCATCGCCAGCATCAACAAGAGCCTGGTGGCGTCGCTCAACGACCGGCGCGACATGCTGATCCAGATCGGCGCCGACCGGCGCGAGGAAAGCAAGGGGCCGGTGCGCGTGGTGCAGGCCTTGCACGCAGCCCGCGCGGGCTCCTGAAGGCCCGCGGACTCGGGCTCGTCAGTAAGTCACCGGTGAGGTATAATGTCGGGTGCGATTGACGCGGGCGACCGCGTCGAGAAGCACCTGCAAACCTGCCATCTCTTCAACCTCTTTACTGCTGTCACACACCACATGGACGCCGCAAAAATCGCTGCCCTGATCGCCTCCAAGAAACAAGCCATGAAGCGCATCGAGCGCGCCGCCGGCTTCAACCAAGGCAAGAACCGCATCCGGCTGTTCGCCGGCTGGAACCCGAAGAACCCCGAGCAGTTCTGGCGCGACTTCGGCCAGCACTTCATCAAGAACGCGGCCGATGAACTCCAGGCCGTCTATGTCTGCGCCGCTGCCACCGACGGCAAGCCGTGCAACACCTGCAACGCGCTGCGCGCGCTGATCGCCAGCGCCCCGGACGACACCACAACCGAAGTCCTCGCGAAGTCCAAGTCCAGCAAGGAACACCTCGTCAACGCGCTGCACCTGGACTCGTCCGAGCCCAACACGCCGAAGGTGACGAAAGTGGCGCAGCAGGTGCTGACGCAAATCTTCGAAATGATCATCGAGAACGGCGCGGAAGCCGTGTTGGACCCCGAGAAGGGGCACGAAATCGTCGTGAACCGCGAAGGCACGGGTCTGAACACGCGCTACACCACCACCATGAGCATGAAGCCTGGCACGCCGATCCCGAAGGCTGTGCAGGACAAGGTGACGGACCTGGATGACTACGTGAAGCAGGACAGCACCGAGGGCGAGCAGCGCGCCCTGGCGGCCCTGAACACGGTCGCTGGCCTGCTGCCGGCACCGGGCGCAGCGCCCGCGACCCCGACCACGGCCCTGCCGCGTCCGGCGGCCGCCCCGATCGGCGCGCGCGTGAACGGCAACGGCGCCGCGGGCGCCGCCCGCACTGCACCGGACGCCGGTGTCGCCCTCGACGCCGAGCTGGACGACCTGCTGGGCGACATCGACACGACCGCGTAAAGCGGACACGGTCGCGTTCGGCTTCGGGTGAGGCCCGCGGAGCTTCCCGCTTCGCTCCGCCAGGTGGGTTCGAGTCCCACACGCGACCTCCTTGTTCATGAACTACGACAAGTTCACGTTGCTGGTGGACGGCAATGCGCTGGGCTACGCCTGGCAGCAAGCCACCAAGCTGACCTCGGGCAGCCAGCCCACGCAGGCCGCCTACGGGATGCTGATCGACATGCGCACGCTGCGCCAGGACTATCCCGGCGCGACGCCGCTGGTGCTGTGGGACGGCCGCGCCGAGTGGCGCTTCGCGCTGCACCCGGACTACAAGAGCAACCGGCGCTCGACGCCCGAGCGGGTGGCCATGAAGGAGGCCTACGCCAGCCAGAAGCCCTACATCCAGGGTCTGCTGCGGCACCTGGGCATCCGCCAGATCACGGCGTTCACTCACGAGGCCGACGACCTGGCCGGCCACTTCGTGCGCAAGCTCAGCGTCGATCCGCGTCACCGCATCGGCTGCATCACCGGCGACGGTGACTGGCTGCAGTTCGTGCGGCGCAACGTCTTCTGGCGCGACATGCGCGACGGCTCGCGCCTGGTCACGGCCCGCAACTTCTACGAATGGACGGGCTGCCGCACGCCGCTGCAGTTCCTCGAGCGCAAATGTCTCATGGGCGACAGCTCGGACGTCATCAGCGGCGTGGGCGGCATCGGCGAGAAGGGCGCGATCGAGCTGATCGCCACCTTCGGCAGCGTGCGCGAGTTCTGGCGTCAGTGCGACAGCGGCGCGTACAAGCCCAAGAGCAAGGCCGAAAAGAGCTTGTGGCGGGGCGAGTGCGAGCACGACAAGGAGGCCTGGGCCGCGCTGTATGCGGGCGACCCGACCGACGCGAAGGCGCTCAAGAAACACCAGGACGCCTGGCCCGGCCAGGGTCGCGCCATCTTCCGGCGCAACTTCCAGCTCATGCAGCTGCTGAAGGTCACGCCACCCAACCCCGCCGACATCCATGTCGACAAGGGCTGCTTCGATCCCGAGGCCTTCGCCGCGATCTGCGAGGAGCTGGCCTTCGCCTCGATCCTCAAGCAGCTCGACGCCTACCTCGACCATTTCAAACCAAAGGAACTTTCCACATGAGTGCCAGCGCAGCATTGATTGCCGACTTCGACAAGGCCTTTCCCGAAGAGGACGACGGGTTGAACCTCGTCTATCTGGACACCGGCTTCCCGCCGCTCAACGAGGCGATGACCGGGAAATACGACGGCGGCTGGGTGTTCGGCCGCATGTATGAAATCTTCGGCGAGAGCGGCACCGGCAAGACCGCGATCCTCACCGACGTGATGGCGCAGGCCCAGCGCATGGGTGGCGCGGCCGCCTTCATCGACTGGGAGCGCACCTTCAACATCGATCTGGCCAAGGACGGCTACAAGATGTCGGACGAGCGGCCCTACTGGTACTACCACCGGCCGCCCAACAATTCGTGGGAGCAGGGCAACACCCGCGCTGCGCTGTATTGCCACTGGCTGCGCGAGAAGAAGGTGATTGCGCCCGAGGCGCCGATCGTGGTCGGCTTCGATTCGATCGCCTCAGCCATTCCCGACAGCATCGGCACCAAACCGTTCGCCGACTACAACATGAATGACACGACGGCGCTGGCCCGTGTCACCTCCACGACGCTCAAAGCGATGGCGATGTACGCCGAGCGTTACAACGCCATGTTCATCTACCTCAACCAGATGCGTCTGAAGCCGGGTGTCGTCTACGGCGACCCGCGCACCACGCCCGGCGGCAAGGCGATGGAGTTCTATGCGTCGGCCCGCCTGGCGCTCGGTCGCGAAAAGGTCATGCAGCAGGTCAATGGCAGCAAGGAATTTGTTGCACAGAAGATCGGCATCCAGGTGGTGAAAACCAAGTTCACTAAGCCGTTCAAGGAGACCGCCATGCGGATGTCCTTTGATGAAAACGGCACTGCTTATTTCGACCGTGAATATTCGATGGTTGAATCCTTGATGGAGGCCGGCAAGATCGAAGTGCCGACCAAAGGCTTCGTTAAGTGGGACGGCAAACAGTTGAGCAAAAAGGCCTTCGCCGAGCTGATTAGGGCCGACTCTCTTATGCCTAAACTGACAGCTTTGTTGGGCTCGTAAGCGACTGTTTTAATCCGACTAACGTAGCTTAGACCGCTACACTCTGCTCTTAAATAGTCTCATTTAAGGCAGTCTGTTGGGGGTTTAGGCATGCACGTTCAGCTGATTGGATTCGCCCCGCCGATCGAGGGAGTCGACGGCGAATTCAACACCTTCCGATTAGGCATTGCGCTGTCGAAGCGCTTGCGGCCTGGTCAGGAGGTTTTCTTGATGGAGGAAAAGGCAAAGATCGTCTTCGGCCGGGCCTTAGTGAAGGCGGTTCATACCGGCACGCTAATGCAGCTTTGTCTTTTGCACGCCAAAGAGAACCATCGGGAAAAAGGAAAGCCGGACCCGGATCACGCCTGCCAAAGACTGTTTGAGTATCTCCAGAAACTCTATGGCCCACAGATAGCCACAGAGACTAAGAGGACCACAGTCGTTTACTTACAGCGACTGCCAAATGGGATTGCTACATCTTACGGACACCATGCCCTTCGGGAAGCACAAGGGCCAGACGGTGGGGAGTTTGCTCAAGGAGGCGCCGGGGTATTTGGTGTGGCTGCGGCAGACGCGCAAGGATGAAAACGGAGATGCGCGTTTCTTTAGTCCGGAAGTCTCGATTCTTTTGGACAACGAAATTCGAAAAAGCAGGCAGCTCCAGCGAAAGTATCAGCCGTGGGCGCCGCCGGTGGCCGACGGCCCGGTGACGCAGGCGCAGGCCACTGCGCAAGAGAACACGACGCTCACCCACTACGCCGACTGGGGTGAGTTCTGATCATGGCCCATCGTGTAGCGCGCACACGGCACACGCTCAATGGCAAGTTGCTGGGCATCTACTACGAGACCGAGGGCGGCCACCGGATCTACCTGGCGCACCGGCAGATGCGCCACCTCAATCGCAAATTCAACGGCTGGAGCATCGACACCGGCACGCTGGCGCGCTGCCGCGAGCAGGGCTTCCTGCACGTGGGCGTGGTGGCCAGGCGGGGCGGCAAGAAGTGCGTGTGGCTGTCGCCGCTGGAGGACTTCTTCCATCCCGAGAAGAGCTTCGTCACGCGCACGCCGCTGGGCCTGGAGCGGGGCGTGCGTTGCACGCACTTCGCCGTCGACCCCGCGAACGATCCCAGGAAGATTGATCTGGCGTTCCCCGTCAGGTGACTCACGCCTGACTTACTGCGTATAATGAACAAACCGGGCGCGCGGGATTCGTGCGCCCATGATGCAAAGTCACCGATGACTTCAGGAGCGACATGAGCAAGCCGTACGGCGTCATTTCGGACAGCCATAACCATGCGTGGTCTGCCTTCGCCACCACGCTGCCCAGCGGCGTAAACAGCCGGCTGCAGACCATCCTGGACGAGACCTGGCGCGCCGCCGAAGCGGTGAAGGCTGCCGGCGGCTACCGGCTCTTCCACGCGGGCGACCTGTTTCACGTGCGCGGCAACCTGGCCCCCTCGGTGCTGAACCCCACGATGGACCTGTATCGGGACATCCACGACAAGCTGGGCGTGCAGACGATCCTGCTTGCGGGCAACCACGACCTGGAAGGCCGCACCGCCGAAGACGTCTCCAGCGCCATCACCGCGATGCGCGGCATCGGCTGCCAGGTGGTGAACACGCCCAGCGGTGAGCGCGTCGGCGACGTCGTGCTGGTGCCCTGGCACGCCGCCATCAATGAGCTGAAGGACACGATCGACGAGGTGGCGGCGCACTGCACCGACCCGGTGGAGACCGACCTCATCATCCACGCGCCGGTGGACGGCGTCATCAAGGGTCTGCCGGACCACGGGCTGGACGCCGACTGGCTGCTCGCGCGCGGCTTCCGGCGGGTGCTCGCGGGCCACTACCACCACCACAAGCAGATGGCGGTGGACCTCAAGCCGGGAAGCGTGGCGCGCAGCGTCTACTCGATCGGCGCGACCACCCACCAGACCTGGAGCGACATCGGCAGCCAGGCGGGCTTTCTCATCGTCGATGACGACGAGGTGAAGTGGCACAGCACCAACGCGCCGCGCTTCGTCGAGATCGACGGCAGTGTGCCGCCCGCCGACATCCCGCTGGTGGCCGACGGCAACTACGTGCGCATCACGATCAACAGCAGCAAGAGCGCCGACGTCGAAGCGACCCGCCAGTTCCTGATGGACGCGGGCGCACTGGGCGTGGTGGTCCTGAGCGAGAAGACGACCACCGGCGCGACCCGCACCGGGGCCACCTACAAGGCCGGCACCAGCATCGAGCAGTCGATCGGCGACTACATCAAGGCGCAGCCGCACTTCGCGAAGCCCGCGGAGCTGCAGACGCTGTGCCAGGACATCCTCACCACCGTCAGGAGTGTTGCATGAGCTACTGCCGCTTTTCCACCGACGACTTCCAGTGCGACGTGTACGTGTACGAAAGCTGCATGGGCGGCTGGCAGTGCCACGTCGCGGGCTTGAAGTACGTCTTCAAGGAGCCGCTGCCGCCCGAGGTGTCGTTCGACCAGGAGCACATGGCGGAATGGCTCGAGCGCCACCAGAAGGTGTCGGCGATGCTGGACCACGAGACGATGGTGCCACTGGGCGTGCCGCACGTGGACGACTTCATCACAGCAACGCCCGGTGAGATGGCGGACCGCCTCGAGCAGATGCGCGCCATGGGTTACCGCGTGCCGCAACGCGCCATCGACGCTCTGCGCGAGGAGCAGGCGGAAATGAGCGGGGAGTTCTGATGGACATCAAGGCACTGGACATCCACAACTTCTGCGCCATCGGCGACGCCCATCTGGAGCTGGACAACCGTGGCCTGATCCTGGTGCAGGGTGTCAACGCCGACGACTCGAGCGCGAAGTCCAACGGCGCGGGCAAGTCCTCGATCGTGGACGCGCTGTGCTGGTGCCTGTACGGCACCACCGCGCGCGGCGAGAGCGGGGACGCCATCGTCAACAGCAAGGCCAAGAAGGACTGCGCCGTCAAGGTGCTGCTGGAGGACGGCGGCATCACGTACCAAATCTGGCGCTTTCGCAAGCACAACGTCCACAAGAACGCGCTGTTTGTCCACCAGATCGACGCCAGCGGCACCAGCACGCCGCTGCACAAGGGCACCGAGCGCGAAACGCAGGAGGTCATCGCCAAGGTGATGGGCTGCTCGCTGGAAGTCTTCAAGGGCAGCGTCTACGCCGGCCAGGAACAGATGCCCGACCTGCCTGGCATGACGGACAAGTTCCTCAAGCTCCTGGTCGAGGAGGCCGCCGGCGTCGAGGAGCTGGCCGCGGCGTACGCCGAAGCGGGCAAGCAGGCGACGGCCGTCGAGAAGAACCTGGCGGTGGCCTACAACGAGCGCGACCACCTGCAGATCCAGCTGGACGCAGCGCGCGACACGCTGGCCAACTACCAGGACCAGGCGAAGGAGTTCGAAGCGGGACGCAAGGGCAGGGCGGCTGCGGAGGTTGGCAACGTGCCGGCGCTGACGGCCAACGCGAACGACCTGCAAGTCAAGATCGCCGCGATCGCGGCGCTGCCGCTCGGGCGGCGCAAGCTCGATCTGGAAGCGCAGATCGCCGGCGTGAAGGGCGAGCAGGACGAGCTGGAGCGCCTGCAAAGGGCGCTGGGTAAGGCCCACATGCACGACGCCGTCGCGAGCAGTGACGCGCGCAACGCCAAGATGAACTACGACGACGCCAAACAGGCGCTGGCGTATGTCGCCGACAAGGTTGGCACGGCGTGCTCGGAGTGCGGCAAGCCGTACAGCGAGCACGACCTCGATGGCCTGCGCGAGCACCGCGCCAAGCACCTGAAGGCGATCGAGGCGAACCTGCGGTATTTCGTGGGCATTGCACGCACTGCGAAGGCGGAAGTGGCGGCTGCGCAGAAGGCGCTGGACGACCACAAGGCAACCATGACCGACGTGAGCGCGGCCACCGCGGAGCTGGCCGACATCAACCGCCAGCTGGGCGAGCGCGCCGACCTGGAGCGCCTGCACAAGCGTCATCTGGAGGCCATCGCCGCTGCCAAAGCCAATGCGAAGGCCAAGCTCACCGAGCCCAACCCGTGGACGCCGCACCTGCCGGCACGCGAGAAGGCGGTGAAGGATCTGGAGGGCAAGCTGAACCTCGCCATCAGCGCCGTCGCCGCGCTCGAAGCGCGCCACGCGCTGCTCAAAGACGCATGCGCGGTGTTCGGGCCTGCGGGCGTGCGCGCGCACATTCTCGACACCGTCACGCCATTTCTGAACCACCAGACCGGTGAGTACCTCGGTGCATTGGCCGACGGGAACCTGCACGCGACCTGGAGCACGCTCACCGCCAACGCGAAGGGTGAGCTGAAGGAGAAGTTCTCGATCGCCGTCGCCAACGACACCGGCGGCGCCAGCTTCGGGCTGCAGTCGGGCGGCGAAAAGCGCAAGGTGCGCATCGCCACCGCGCTGGCGCTGCAGGACCTGGTGGCCTCGCGCGCCAGCAAGCCGATCAACATCTTCATCGCCGACGAGGTGGACCACGCGCTGGACGAGAGCGGGCTGGAGCGTCTGATGGGCGTGCTCGACCGCAAGGCGAAGGAGCGCGGCACGGTGCTGGTGATCAGCCACAACTCGCTGAGCGACTGGATCGACCAGACGGTGACGGTCACGAAGTCCGGTGGCAAGTCCACCGTCACGGGCGCCACGGTGGCGACGTTCTGACATGGCCGGCGCAGCAGGCAGGTCGCCCTTCGAGGTGTTCCTCAACACCCCTGGCATGACGACCAACGACCCGGAGTACCAGGCGCTGGTCGCTGCCGCCCCGCGACGGCCCGCGCCGTCGCGCAAGGTCCAAACATCTCACGGCCCTCAATGGAAGAGCAATCCCATGGACGAACCTCAACCCGACGACGACATCGACGACGCCATGCTGTTGGAGGCCGAGCTGACCGACCTGGCACAGGAGCTGACGACCTACTTCGCGGCGCAACCCGACCAGGCGATCACCACCTGCACGCTGGCCGGCCCGGAGGTGCTGACCTGCTGCCGCGTCAACGGCACCTACCACAAGGTCTCGCACGTGGGCGGCGAGGACTTCAAGCCGGTCGAGGCCTACATCGGCAAGCGCAAGCGCATGCTGATCAAGTTCCAGCCGCTGCAGGCCGCCGAGTACGCCCACATGGAGATGTTCGTGGACGACGCGCTGGCGCACATGCATGGCTTCGACCAGCTCACGTGGTTCGAGGACGGCAGCACGCTGTCCGACAAGCTGCACGCGCTCGCGCGCAAGGCCAGCGAGATCAAAGAGAAGGAGCGCAACCGCTCCAAGTTCGACGACTACGACAACTTCGGGATGTTCTGAGCCATGCGCCTCTACCCCGGTGTGATCCTGACGGCCCTGCTGGCCGTGCTGAAGGTGCAGGGCCTGATTACCTGCGCCTGGTGGATGGTTGCCATGCCGCTGTGGCTGCCGCCCATGCTGGTCGTCGGCTACGGCGTGCTCGCCGGCCTGTGCTGCGTGGGCCTGTTCGTCACGATGGTGGTCGCCGACCACTACCTCAACAAACGCAGCGGCAAGTCGCTGTTCGGAAAGATGAAACCATGAGCACTGTGAAAGTCGTGGGGATGGACCCGTCCCTGAACAACTGGGGGTTCGCCCACGCGGACCTGGACCTGGACACGCTGGAGTTCAAGATCACGGGTCTGAAGCTCGTGTCCACGGAGCCCGACAAGGCGGCCCGCAAGGTGATTCGCAAGAACTGCCAGGACCTGGCGCGCGCCCGCATCCTGTACGGCGGGCTGCAGCTGGCTTGCACGGGCGCGGCCATCGCCTTCGTGGAGGTGCCTGTGGGCAGCCAGAGCGCGCGCGCCATGGCCAGCTACGGCATCTGCGTGGGCGTGCTCGCCAGCTGCGGCATCCCGATGATCGAGGTGACGCCAACCGAGGTGAAGCTCGGTGGCTTCGGCAAGAAGACCGCCACGAAGGAGGAGATGATCGAGTGGGCCACCACGCGCTTCCCGGCGGCGCCATGGCTGCTGCACCGCGGCGCGATCACCGGCAAGAACGAGCACCTGGCCGACGCCGTGGCGGCGATCCAGGCGGGCGTCAACACGGATGAATTCCGCCGGCTGGTGTCGGTGCTGCGGGGAAGCCGCTTCGGTGTGATTGCTGCTGCCTGAGTGGCTAAGTCACCCGTGAGATAGAGTCAGACCGTGGGCAAGCGACTGATTGACCAAGACCTGCGGGTGGACGTGACGCAGTCAAGCCTCGAGCGCATGTTCAAGGGCAGCGACTACTTCGCCAAGCGCGTGAAGGCCCACGAAGAGCGTCTGCGGGACGCGGTGGCCGAAGAGCGACCCGGGTGTGCAGGCTGCGAGCACATGGAGATCACGAAGCACGAACATCCGCCCATCTACCACCGCGACCAGCGCGTCATCACGATCCGCGCGGCCTGCAAGGACCGCGTCGTTTGCAAACACGACATTCCGTCGCCGGCTTTTTCGAGGCCGGCCATCAATCCTTATAGGTTTCTGGAGCCCAACGATCCGAGGCTCACCGCGGCCGCGCCGACCATGCCGTCGCTGACCATCTCCACAGATGAATTCGACGAAAAGGCCATGAAGGAGGCCTTCAAGGGAGTGCTCGGTAGCGGGATCGGCTCGATCGTTTCGATGCCGCCGGAGCCCCAGCTGCCGCCCGGCGTGACGCTGGTGAAAGGCGCGCGCTTCTACGACGCCAACACCGGCACCGAATACACCTTTCTCGAGGGCGCCTGGGTGATCACCGGCGCCGGTCTGCTGTCGTCCGCGAAAAAGGCCGAAACCGTTGAGAAGTCCACGACCAATGACATCCCGGAGGGCAGCGACGAGCAGGCGTGGTGAATTAATTCCGCCGCTTATAGTAAGTCATCGGTGACTTGGCTAGACTCACGCTCCCCCTCCCGAAAAGCACAAGGAAAGCACGCCTCATGACGTCCGTCACCCCCGCACGCGAGTACGCCCCTGGCATGGGCCAGGCGGTCGCGGACCGCACCATCAACCGCAAGATCACCCGGCCCGTGCCGCAGTACGTCAAGACCATCGTCGTGCCGCGCCAGGACGACACGGCCCTCGATGATCTGGTCGCCGCCGAGGCCAAGCACCTCGGGCTGGTGATCGACGGCTACCACGTGCCGCACGGCGACGGCCTGGCGGTGGAGGTGCAGCTGAACGTGATCGGCGAAGTTCAGGTCGAGCGCTGGGAGGACGTGGCGTACCGGGTGGCGATGGGCAACAGCCTGCTGCACCCGATCCGCGACATGGACGTCACCGCGATGCAGCGGCGCGCCCGCGAGTTCGAAGCGCTCAACCACCACCTGCGCCAGGCGAGCCTGCTGATGTCGGGGCGCCACCTGCAGCACGGCGACGAGGACCAGCCCAAGCGCAACATGGAGGTGTTCACCAACTGCGCGACCGCGGCGACCAGCTTCCTGTCGTTCTACCTGCTGCTGAACGGCTCGGGCGTGGGCCGCGCCTACGACGACAACATGATCGTCGCCGACCTGAACTGGCTGCCGGTGGTGGTGACGGTGTGCGACCAGAGTCACCCGGACGTGCTGTCCGGGGAGATCCACTGCCTGGACCGGCGCACCGCGCTGCACCTGTACGCGCAGGCGCAGACCGTGGTCTACGAGGTGCCCGATTCGCGCGAGGGCTGGGCCAAGGCGGTCGAGCAGATGGAGGTGATGGCGCACCAGCGCGCGCGCGACCGCGTCCTCGTGATCGACTTCAGCAAGGTGCGCCCGCGCGGCGCGCCGATCGGCGGCATGCAGGGCCGGCCCGCCAGCGGACCGGGGCCGCTCATGACCGCCATCAACCACGTAGCCAAGCTGCGCGATGCGGGCATGGAGCCCTGGCGCGCGGCGATGTTCGCCGACCACTACCTGGCCGAGTGCGTGCTGGTGGGCGGGGCGCGGCGCGCCGCGCGCATGGCCACCAAGGACTGGCGCGACCCGACCATCTTCGGCTTCATCCAGCTCAAGCGCGGTGGCTTTCTCTGGTCGAGCAACAACAGCGTCACGGTGGACCGCGAGTTCTGGCGTCTGGTGCAGCTGCAGTTCGACGGCAACGCCGTCGACCATCCGCTGGCCGAGCACGCCTGGCGCGTCTTCGAGGCGGTCTGCAAGGCGGCCTACTTCGATGGCACGGGCGAACCGGGTTTCATCACGGTGGACCGGCTCACGCACAGCGACGAAGGCACCGAAGCCCTGTTCGATGGCGACTTCGCGCGCTCCGAGCGCTACCAGCTGGACGAGGGCGGCAATGCGCTCATGCGCGTGCTGGGCGAGCGCTGGCAGCACCAGCGCTACAAGGTCATCACCAACCCGTGCGGCGAGATTGTGCTGAACATGCTGGGCGGCTACTGCGTGATCGCCGACGTGGTGCCGTACCACGCGGTGCAGCGCGCGCTCGAGGAGGACGACGGCGAGGAGCTGTGCGAGCTGATGTGGGCGGCCGACGCCGACTGTGAGGACGCCTTCCGGGTGGCCACGCGTGCGCTGATGCGCACGAATCTCATGGACTCCCTCTACAAGAAGGAGGTCCAGCGCACCAACCGCATCGGTGTCGGCATGACCGGCATTCACGAGTACGCCTGGGCGCGCTTTGGATACGGTTTTCGCGACCTGATCGACGAGCAGGCCTCGCTGCCGTTCTGGCTGATGCTGTCGCGCTTCAAGCGCGCGGTGCAGGACGAGGCGCGCAGGTACGCCGCCGAGCTGGGCGTCACGGTGCCGCACACCGACACCACCATGAAGCCGGCCGGCACCACCTCCAAGCTGTTCATGCTGACCGAGGGCGCGCACCTGCCGACCATGCGCGAGTTCCTGCGCTGGGTGCAGTTTCGCAACGACGACCCGCTGATCGAAGAGTACCGCGCCAAGGGCTACCCGGTGCGCAAGCTGCGCGTCTACGCTGGCACGACCATCGTGGGTTTCCCGACCCGCCCGACCATCTGCGATCTCGGGATGGGCGACAAGCTCGTCACCGCGGCGGAGGCGACGCCCGAGGAGCAGTACCAGTGGCTGCGGCTGCTCGAGAAATACTGGATCACGGGCGTGGAAGAGGACGGCGTCACGCCGCTGCGCGAGAGCGGCAATCAGGTCTCCTACACGCTGAAGTACGACCCGGCGCGGGTGTCCTTCGAAGAGTTCAAGCGCACGCTGCTGGCCGGCCAGTCGACGATCCGCTGCTGCAGCGTGATGCCGCAGGCCGACACCAGCGCCTACGAGTACCTGCCCGAGGAACCCGTCACCAAGCAGGAGTACGAGCAGATCGCCGCGGCGATCGCGGCCGACGCGCTCGAAAAGGAGGACGTGGGCTTCGAGCACGTGGGCTGCGCCGGCGGGGCCTGCCCGATCTCGTTCAACGAGAACTCCGCGGCGAGCTAAATCGACGCCGCGTTTTTCGGGAATTTTCAACCAATCCTTATAGGGAGAAAGCAGATGGCCCACGGCAACCTGGCCGACCTGTTCCAGCGGATGCAGGCGCCGCCCGAGCCGCCCAAGATCCAGATCGACGCGCGCAAGCTCGGCGAGCCGTGGTGGGTCGAGGAGGCAAGCGGCGACGTCTACCTGATGTACGACGAGATGACCATCGCCATGCACCCCACCTACGGCTGCATGGCCGCGCAGTTCGTCTTCAAGGGCTCCGTCGTGCACACCGAGAAGCTGGAAGGCTGTCCGGGCTTCACCGACCCGGACGGCGTGATCCACCTCACCGAGCTGCACGGCAAGCTCAAGGTGCAGTCGGCAGTGCCATCTGCGGGTTGATGGAGTAAGTCAGCGGTGATCTATAATCACCGCGAGGCAGCTATGGCAACCATCGTCCCTTTCACTGGAGCGCGCGTGCGCACCGTCGTCGTGCGCGACGGCTTCAATGCACGCGCAGAGTCACCTGCTGCTGAGCGGCCCGCGCACGGCGGCTATCCGTCGGTGGATACCACCGCGGCGGTCGACGTGGTGCGCGCGCTGCAGTTCTACGCCGCCGGCGGCGAGGACCGCGGCGACACGGCCCGCCGGGCCCTGCGCGGCATGTCCAGCGTGCTCGCGGCCAACGACGGAGGCCTGGCATGACCGACGTCGCCTTCACCGACACCCCTTTGTTCTTCTTCATCCTGGGCGCCGTCTCCGGCGTGCTGGTGATCCTGGCCTTCCTGGGCTGGGCCGGCTGGCACGACGACGAGGACGATGACGACGACCAGGACGGAAGCCACCCGATCCCTGGAACACCATGAGTCTTTTTCTTTGGGCGGTGCTGCTGATCCTGCAGAACGCCGCATTCACATGGGTCAGCCGCGCTCGCAACAGCGGCAGCCTGGGCTACCACGCCATCGCGAGCGTGTTCAGCAACGGCGTGTTCTTCGCCTGCAACCTGTTCCTGATTCGGCTGGTGACGCTGCAGGGCCTGCATCTGGCCGACCTGCTCAAGCTGGGTGCGATCTACGTGGCCAGCACCGTCACCGGCAGCGTGCTGATGCACTTCGTGTCCATGCGCTTTCTGGAGAAGGGTAAGCGAAAGGTAGGCGCGCAATGAGCTGGCTCGCCAAAGTCGTCGAACACAGCGTCTCGGCCGAGCACGGCGAGGAGCTGATCACGTTCCAGCTGCGCTACCCGCGCTTCGTCCATGCGGAGTTCATGACGCACCGCGTTTTCAGCCGCAACGCCTCGAGTTCGCGCGCCATCCCGGTCGCCAAGATGATCGAGCAGGTCCGCAACGAGCCGGCCATGCCCGTGCACTGGGGCAAGAACCAGCCTGGCATGCAGGCGCGCGCCGAAGTCGAGGACATCGAGCGGGCGAAGGCCCTGTGGCTGCAGGCTGCGCGCGACGCGGCCGACACCGCGCAACGCATGATGGACATGGGCCTGCACAAGCAGGTGGCCAACCGCATCCTCGAGCCGTTCCAGTGGATCAACGTGATCGTCACCGCGACGGAGTGGGCCAACTTCTTCGCGCTGCGCGACCACGAGGACGCGGACCCGAACATGAAGAAGCTGGCGGGCCTGATGAGTGACGCGCGGGCCGCTTCGACCAACCCGCAGATCCTGCTCTCGCGCAACGCCGTGAATGCCTCCGGTTGGCACCTGCCGTGGATCACGCAGGCCGAGCGCTGGGAGCACTTCGACGACCCGCGCTTCCTGGCCAAGCTCTCGACGGCGCGCAATGCGCGCGTCAGCTACCTGAACCACGACGGCACGACCCCGGACCCGCAGAAGGACCTGGGCCTCTTCGACAAGCTGGTCGGCAGCGCGCCGCTGCACGCCAGCCCCACCGAGCACCCCGCGTACGCCTTGCCAGAGGCGACGTGGTGCAAGAACTTCCGCGGCTTCCACCAGTTCCGGGCGGACGTCGAGGCCCAGTTCGCCTGATCCCTTTCCTGTCACCCAAAGGAGCTTCCCATGTTTGCATCGATCGCCGCGCTGTGGGCGCGCATCAAGGCCCTGTTCAAGAAGGAGGAGCTGACCGTCATGTCGGCCCTCGGCATGTTCCAGGACGCGCTCGGCCAGCTGAAGACCGTGGCCGAGCACCACGAGCAGCTGGCGCAGCAGCACTTCACCGACGCCGGCGTGTCGCTCGGCAAGGCCTACGACTCCGTCGCCGAGTCCACCGCGGCCAAGGCGATCGGCAGCAAGATCGCCGGCCTGCTCACGCCCGACGAACCGGCCGCCCAGCCCGAAGAGGCCGCCCAGCCGACGACCGCGACGAGCTGTGACGACCCGGCCTGCGTGGTGTGCGCCGCCGCGGACACCAGCGCGCCCGTGCAGAACCAGGCCGCCCAGCCGGCCGACGGCAGCGCGAGCGCTTCGGCATGACGGAGATCCGCGTCAAGCTGCGCCGGCTGCGCCCCGGCGCGATCGTGCCGCAGTACCACAGCCCCGGCGCTGCCGCGTTCGATCTGCACGCCTGCCTGGACGAGCCGCTGACGATCGCGCCGGGCGCGACGGCGATGGTGCCCACCGGCATCGCGCTGCACCTGGCCGACGCCGACTACGGCCTGTGCCTGTGGCCGCGCTCGGGGATGGACGCGGTGAAGTGCATCGGGCTGGGCGCGGGCCTGGTGGACAGCGACTACCAAGGCGAGCTGAACGCGGTCCTGATCAACCGCAACAGCCACCCCTTCGTCGTGAACCACGGCGACCGCATCTGCCAGGGCGTGGTGCAGCCGGTGCTGCGCGCGCAGTTCGAGGAGGTCGAGGACTTCGACCTGAACACCGTGCGCGGCACGAATGGATTCGGGAGTACCGGCACATGATCGAGTGGGCCATCTTCATCAACGGCCACAAGGTGGCGACGGTCCGCGCGAACAGCGCGGATTCGGCCATCAGCTTCGCCCGCGCAAAGCTCTACAAGGCCTCCTACCACGGCGACAACGCCGTGATCGAGGCGCGCGAGGTCACGTCGTGATCGGCCTGGTCGGCGCGCAGGGCGTTGGCAAGACCACGCTCGCCAAGAAGTACGCGGAGTTCATCGAAGGCGTCTACCTGGACGCCTCGGTGTCCAAGATCATCCGCGCGGCGGGCTACGACCCTGCGGCGGCCGGCCGCTATGACTTCGCCACGCGCCTGCAGCTGCAAGAGATCGTGCTGGCGGGCGTGCAGCAGCTCTACGCGCAGGCGCCGCCGGGCCTGACGGTGATCACCGACCGCACGCCGCTCGACATGCTGGGCTACACGATGGCCGAGGCGATCGGCGACAGCGTGCCGCCGGAGCTGCAGGACCGCTTCACCTGCTACGTGCAGGCCTGCTTCGACGCCACCAACAAGTGGTTCTCCACCGTGATCCTGGTGCAGCCAGGCATCCCGCTGCAGGAGAGCCGCGACGGCAAGGCGGTGGCCAACCCGGCGTTCATCGAGCACCTGAACAGCCTGTACCTGGGCCTGACGGTGGACCCGCGCCTGGAGTGCGCGCACTTCTACCTGCCGCGGCTGCTCACCGACCTGGACGAGCGCGTGCAGGCCGTGGACAACGCCTGCGGCCGCACCATGCAGGTGTTGAGCAACATCTCCGGCTTCCTGCACTCGAGCCACCTCGTGCACTGATGCGGCAATAGTCACCGCTGACTTGCTTTCCTGACGCAACTCTCTATGATGCGTTCATTCGCGGGCGGTATCGCCCGCTTTCAGGGAAGAGTAACCCGTGACTCAACTGCCGAGCGTGCGCGAAGAGCTGGACCGCAAGACCGTCGAAACGCTCGACTGGCTGATGGCGGCCGTGCGCAACGGGCTGCTGACCGACAGCCAGTTCTCCACCGGCATCGCCGCGACCTGGAAGGCCGTCAGCGGGCTGGTGAGCGAGGACGTCAGCGAGCTGATGTGCGAGGCGGGCCGCATCGCCCGCGAGAAGCCGCCGATGGAGCGACGCTTCTTCTGGAAGAAGGAACCGATGGTGGTGGAGCGCCAGATGCAGGAGTCGAGCTTCTACGTGAGCAAGCCGCTGCGCGGCTTTCGCAGTCACGGCGGCTGCGCCTCGCCCGCCCACGCGAAGGAAATGATGGACAGCTTCTGCACCAGGCTGATCGAGAACGGCTGGAGGGAGCTGTGATGGGCAAGCTCGCCGATGACATCGAGGCGTTGATGCAGTTCGGGGAAGCCCAGCGCGCGGCCGCCGACCGCGCGGCCCTCAAGGCAGGGCTGTCCAAGCGCAAGCCCTGGCCGTTCGACACCAACCCGCCGGACGACGACGTCCTGGCCGGACCGCAGGAGGGCTGGTTCACGAAGGAGTTGGGCCTGGTCATCACGCCCGCCGACACGCTCACCGGCCGCCAACAAGGCGTGACCGACGTGGCGCGCGCCCTGTGCGCGCTGGCGACCTCGCGCTGCGAGGTGGCGCGGGCAGCAGCCCGCGTGCAGGCCGAGCGCGTGGAACAGGGCTGGGGGACCTTCTGATGACGCTGGACGATTTCGTCGGCAAGGAGTTCGATCTGACCGGCGTGGACACCGCCCAGATCGCCAACACAAACGACTACGGTGGCGGCGACGCCAGCACGATCACCTTCGAGCTGGACGGCGTCTGCTACCAGGCGATCGAGGACCCGGAGGACGGCTACCGCAGCTGCATGAAGGAGATCGTGGTGGTGCCGTACGTGCCGCAGATCAACCGCTTCCACCCCGTGCGGGTGCGCGGGCAGAAGACGCCAGAGGTCGGTAGCACGACGCACGACGCCGTGCAGTTCGTGTGTCTGGAGAACGACAAGGTCGTCCTCGAGGTCGGCACGCACAACACCGACGACTACTACCCGAGCTTCGTCGGCGACTTCCGGGTGAAGGACATGCCCGACAACTCGCCGGAAAAGCTCGCCGAGCGCGAGGCCCGCCAGCGCGAGCTGGAAGAACAGGCACGGGCGCTCGATGCCGAGCGCACCGCCACGCTGCACGGCTGGGGGACCTTCTGATGAACCGCCACCAATGGATCGCCGCCTACTTCATGGAGTTCGTCGAGTGCACGGACTGCGGCTACGACACGGCGCTGGCTGCCTCTGAGGAGGCTGCGCGCATGCAGGAAGACCTGTGGGGTCCGGACCTGCTGCGCTGGGACGACCCCAAGCAGGCCGTGCAGGACGAGATCGACTGCTGGGAGCCTTGAAATGCAAGTTGGACACATCCGCGGATTCGGCTTCGGCGTCGGGACGGACCGCCCCGCTTCCTGGACCTTATCCGACGTGGACGCGAAGGAGCAGGTCGCCGCATGGGCCGCAAGGACCAGCGCGCGAATGATCGCCTGGTGCGCCTCCGACAGCTGGCAGGAAACGGACGCGATCGCCGGGCCGGTGACGTTCGATGACGACGAGAACGAAATGGACGTCTTTCGCCGGTTCTACGACACCTGCGCACGCCTGATCGAGCAGGGCCAGTGGATCGGCGAGAGCCAGGCTGAAACGCGCGACCACCTGGATGCCTGGGCGCGCCGCGTGGGCGTGCTCGAGGCGTCCGCGTCACGCAAGAAACAACGCGAGCCGGATCGCGGCCCGTTGTCGTGGGAATTGCCCAAGCTGGACGCACCCGGCTTCGCGGACAAGACCATGGATGTCACCCGCCTGCTCTGCGGCGGGTTTTCGAAAGGGAAATGATGATTTTCAGTTTTGTGACGGCGGTGATGCTCGTCGTGTGGGGCATCCTCGTCGGCGTGATCGGCGGCACCGACACCGCCAAGGGTTACGGCGGCCTGCTGATCCTGCTGGGCATCGTGGTGGCCAGCGTCACGCTCCTGTATGTCGCCTACCAACTGTCGTTTGCCGCATGAGCTACTTCGCCGACATCGAAGGCACGCCGCAGCTGCAGGAGATCTCGTCGGCGGCGGGCAAGAAGGCGCACGCGCTGCGCCGCGCGCACCAGTTCGACCATGAGCAGGCCCGCGCCGCAGCGCTCAAGGGTGTGGAGCTGCGCCGGCGCAAGAAGGCGTTCGGGCTGCTGGGCGACGATGCGCCGCGCCTGGACATGCTGTTGCATGGGAGGCTGCAATGAAGTTCTTCAGATTCTTGCTCAAGACGTTTGGCGTGGCGTTCGCCCTGATCGGCGCGTACACGTTGTGGCTCGCGTTCACCCTGACGCCGGAAGACACGACTGGCTGCAAGGTGCCCACGCTGTCCGGCAAAGCCATCGAGGTGAGACTGTGAAGATTCAGGCCACGGAGCTGACCGGTCAGGCCCTGCTGTGGACGGCGTGCCTGGCCGAGGGCTGGGAGCCTTTCGTCAGGACGATCGAGTCAAAGGACGCCGCCGGCGTCGTCACGGTCGCGCACGTGGTTCGCTGCCGCACGCGCCAGGTGAGCGCCCTGGACTGGGCGCTGTGCGGGCCGATCATCGAGCGCGAAGGCATCGCTATTCGCCGCCTGCGTCATGGCGCGTGGATGGCAAGCGACTCGACCGAGTACGGCAACTTCGGTCCCGACGCGCCCACGCCCCTCATTGCCGCCATGCGCTGCTTCGTGGCCAGCAAGCTGGGCGAGGAGGTGGACGTGCCGGAGGAGCTGCTGGCATGAAGGGCTACGGCACGCGCTGGGGCGTTCTGTTCCAGCCGCTCGCGCTGTGGATCGGCGCGCACTACAGCGGCTTCAGCCGGCGCTGGTGCATCAATGTGCTGCCGTGCGTGACGCTGTGGATCTGCCGCGATGGCGGCAAGGTGCCGGACAAGGCGTGCAAGATGTCGCCCGTGGCGCTGTACCGGCAACGCATGAATGGAGACAGGTCATGATCGACGCCGCCCTTCAAGGAGAGCGTCATGGCGACTGACACGCTCTCCCCTCTCGCTTGCATCCTCATTCCACCAGCCATCGCCGTCCTGATCTTGTTAGCCTCGCTGATTCGCGCACCGATTAAGCGTCTGCTAAACCGTATCTGGTGGTGGAAGTGGAGGCGCGACTTCCGAAAGGCCGCGCTCTGGGACATTGCCAATTCGTCTGGCCCGCTGCGATCGCGTCAAGAACTGGCGCGTCGTATTGGCGTGGAGGTGCCCCATGACGACTGAGCGAGAAGCAGCCGCAGCAAGCGATGTGCTGGTGCGCCTGAAGCGCCCAGAAGGCTACGAAGACGTACATCCACAGCTGGTTCTGGAGGATGCGCACATCCATCCAGCGTTCGAGGCTGAGGTCGTCGCACCCCAGGCAGCCGCAGCAAGCGAGCCCGACGTGCTGAAGTTGGCGCAGGAGTGCGGCGCGACCGTGTACCGCAACCGTGCGTCCCCACATCAACCGGCCGTCGCATTCGGCGACGAGGCATGGACCAAGTTCTGCGCCGCCCTGTCCTCTAGCGGAAGCGCTTCGCAAGACAGTCATGAAAAAGGGGCCTGATGGCCCCTTTTCGGTTTTCGCGAAAACCGAACGTCACTTCCACACGCGGTAGTCGTAGATCGTCAGGTCGCCTTCACCGTCCACCGGCTCGATGCCGAGTTCGGCGCTCACCAGCCACTCGTTGCCGTTGGCCCACTTGGTGCCGTTCGGCGTGGACTGCGTGGTCAGGTAGTTGATGAAGGCGCCGATGTTCAGCGTGCCAGGCGCGACCGGGCCGTCCGGCTCGAAGACGATGAACTTCCAGCCGCTGCCGAACGGCACGAAGTTGCCCGAGCCGTCCTTGGCGATGTAGATGTGCCACAGGCGCCCATCGATGATGTCGTCCTTGACGTACCAGCCGGGGTTGCGCCCGTTCGGGTACGCGCCATAGCCGCCCCAGTACTCCAGCGGGATCATGATCTCGTGCGTGATCTCGCCGCAGGCGTCCCAGCCGTGGCACTGAGTGGGCGTGTTCTGCAGCCAGATGTCGTAGGACAGGTGGCCGTGGCCGGTGGGCAGCGCACTCGAGTAGGCGAACGAGCTGTAGACCGGCGGCAGCGGCAGCTGCATCGGGAAGATCGTCCCCGGCGTGGCGCCAGACGGCGCCGTCTGCGACGTGCTGCCGTCCGGCAGGATCACGGGCAGGCCACCCGGGGCGGGGCCGCTGTTGGCCTCACCCGGCTTGTCGCCGGCCAGGATCGACGGGTAGGCCTTCACCTCGGTCTGGCCGGTGGGCCACTTCCAGGTGAAGCGCGCGGCCGCGCCGTTGGAGGCATCGGTCGCGATGCCCAGCGCCTGCTCGTAGGTCGTGCCGGTGATGCCGGTGTAGGTGCCGGCGGTGAGGCCGGTGGCGCCCCACGGGTCGCTGGAGGCCCAGTAGGCCGCGCCCGCGGCGTCGGGGCCGGTCTGCAGCCACACGTTCGGGTTGGAGCTGACGCTGATCGACGGAATGCCGCCAGGCGCGGGCGCCGGGGTCGGCGCAGGAGTCGGCGCGGGGGCGGGGCTGGGCGCTGGCGCTGGCGCCGGGGCCGGTGTGACGCAGCCAGGCGCGGGCGTCCAGTACTGCGGCGTCCACATCGGCTCGCTGTTGACATTCCAGATGGACGGGTCGAGCACCACCGCCACGTAGACCTGGCCGTTGCCGGGGTCCGTGACCAGCTCGCCGCCCATGTAGCGCGTCGTGGTGCTCCACGCGGGCGCGCTGCAGCTCGGGGCGGGTGCCGGCGCGGGTGCCGGGGCCGGGGCAGGGCGCGGATGGACCTTGAAGCGCGCGTCGATCGCCGACAGCAGGCTGCCGTCGGTGGATGCGGCCGGGTAGACCTCGGGCGAGGTCTGTTGCGGAGAGGGGGAAGGTTGCAGGTCGTTCCCGGAGCCACCACCACCGCCACAGGCAGACAGTGCCGACGCCGCGACCAGCGCCAGCAGGCTGAGTCGTTTCATATGGCAGAGTGTAAGTCACAAGTGACATACAATCAACCCCAGTCTGAAACAGGACACCGTCTGGTGTTTCAGTCAGCGGTGACTATAATCCGACCATGCGCGCCTGCTCTTCGGTCCTTGCCCTCGTCGCCGGCCTGGCGTTCGCGAGCGGGCTGGGCGCGCAAGAGACCCCGCTGGCCGCCGAGCGCGCCCAGCTCCAGACCATGTGGGAAGTGCTGTGGCACCAGTCGGGCGAGCCGGTCGAGGTGATCCGCTGGGAGCAGCCGATGCGGGTGCACATCACCGGGCTGCACGCCAAGCGGCACCATGACGAGATCCTGCAGGCGCTGGCCGATGTGACGGCCGCCGCGGGCGTGCCGCTGGTGGAAGTGCCGCGCGAGGAGGATGCAAAGCGTTACGCCAACGTCATCGTCGAGGTGCTGCCCAACAAGGCGCTGGCGGACAACCAGCCGTGCGTCACCTTCACCGACTACGGCAGCAAGGACTTCCTGGTCACGCACACGCTCACGCAGATGCGCGAGGCCGACGTGGGGCGCTGCCGCTACCACGAGTTCATGCACGTGATGGGTCTGCGCGGCCACCCGAGCGGCGACACCGTGCTGTCGTATTTTCCGCGCCAGACGGCGCCGCTGACGGCCATCGACAAGATGATGCTGCGCGCCTGGTACTCGCCGCAGATGACGGCCGGCATGAACCCGCTGCAGGCGCTGCCGGTGCTGGCCCAGCAGATGATCTGCGCCGCGCCCGACGAGGTCGGCGCGATCCGGCTGCGCGACTCGTTCTACGCCGCGGCGATCGCCTTCAGCCAGGCCTACGTCGAGGGCATTGGCGACGTCCCCTACATCGTGCGGCGCTCCGGCAAGGCCACGGACGAGGGCGTCGCGCAGGGCCGCAAGCTCATGACCGGGTTCCTGCAGGCGAGCGCCCCGACGCTGGTTTCGTACAAGGTACAATGTAAGTCACCAGTGACGCGACAATGAAGCGTGACCAGGACATTCGGCAATGGCACCGCTGGTTCGCCTGGCGCCCGGTGCGGGTGCCCGACGGCTGCGCGACGCGCAAGTGGGTGTGGCTGCGGACCCTGTCGCGCCGGCGGCTGCCGGAGACCGTCTTCTGCCGCGCCTGCTGGATCTATTCGCGGGGCCGACCGCCCGCCTGAGCAATCACGAGACACTGATCTTTGAACCGCGCTACTTCAGGAGGCGCAATGTACCGACCGAACACCGACTGGCAGCTGCTGGACCTGGCGTACGAGCGCCTCGCCGCGGTGCCCAAGGAGCGCTTCACGCTCGACCAGATCGTCTGCGAGAAGGATGGCCAGTCCTGCGGCGACGCGGCCTACTGGCTGTCGCAGGACCCGTTCTTCAAGGCGCTCGGCCTGGCCGTCGAGCGGGTAGGCGGCATTTACCTGCGCGGCAGATACATGGGCGCGCGGCTGTCGCTCGCGGCGCTGTTTCGCATCGACGTGGGCGTGATCGCCATCCTGTTCGGCCCGCGCAGCCCGCGCGAAGCCGAACTGCCGGCGCTGTCGGACAAGGAGCTGCTGCTCGGGCGGCTGCGCTTCTACATGAACGAGTACGCGCGCTGCGCGCCCGCCGTGCCGTACGAGCTGGAGCACGCATGAAGCTCGCCGCCATCGACACCGAGACCACCGGCCTCGAGATTTCGGCGAACGACCGGATCATCGAGATCGCCATCCTCACCTATGACTGGTCCACGCGCGCGCTGGTGGATCGCTACGTGCAGCGCATCGACCCGGACCGCGCGATCAGCGCCGGCGCCCAGGCCGTGCACGGCATCAGCTACACCGAGCTGGTGGGGTGCCCGAAGTGGGAGGACGTCGCCAGGACGATCCACGCCAAGCTCGACGCCTGCGACTACATGGTGGCCCACAACGCCGAGTTCGACCTGCCCTTCATCGGCAGCGAGCTGCTGCGCGTGGGCCTGACGCTGCCGCACGGCATCGGCTTTTGCACCATGGAGAACGCGCGCTGGGCCTGCGCCGACGGCAAGTTCCCCAAGCTCGGCGAGCTGTGCTTCGCGCTCGGCGTGCCGTACGACCCGGCAGCGGCCCACGCGGCCGACTACGACACCGAGCGCATGATGGAGTGCTTCTGGCGCGGCGTCGACCGCGGTTTCTACACCCTGCCGCCGCTGCCCGCGGCAAGGATGGCGGCGTGATCCGCGAGGCCATCCTGCGCTGGGCTCGCAACAGAAAGCCCGACTTCGTGATCGGCGGGCCGGACGACCCGTACCTGGAGCGGCACTGGCTGCTGCCGCGCAACCGGTTCTTCAACGTCTACGTCCACCGGTTTCTCCGATCCGATGACGACAGGGCGATGCATGACCACCCGTGGATTAACGCCAGCTGGCTGCTGCAAGGAAGCTACCTGGAACACACGAGGACCGGCGTTCAACGCCTCGTCGCGGGTGACCGGCGTCTGCGTCTTTCCGGCCGATTCGCGCATCGCGTGGAGCTGGACCGAGGCGAGTGTTGGACCCTGTTCGTGACAGGCCCACGCTATCGTCAATGGGGATTCCTGTGTCCGAAGGGCTGGGTCCATTGGAAGGACTTCTGCGACATAACGGACAGCGGAACCGTTGGCAGAGGGTGTGACTGATGACGAAGACTGCTGGTCGCGAGGATTACGGCGATCGCGAAGTTGGCGAGCGTATCTGTCGCACTTGCCAACGGGCGTTCGAGCCTGACCCGATGGGCTACAACGGCTTGTACTGCTCAGATGCCTGCAAGCAAAAGAGTCGCTACCGGCGCGAGACGGACACGCCTGAAAAGAAAGCGGCGCGTCGCGCATACATGAAGGCGTATGTCAATCATCGCCGCAAGAACGACCCGGAGTTCAAGGCGAAGGCGGACGCGCAGTGGGTGGCGCACCAGAAGAAGGTTCGCGAATGGCTGGCCAATTACAAGTTGGAGCACGGCTGTGCGGACTGCGGCTTCAAAGGTCACTTCGCCGCATTACAGCTGGATCACGAAGGAGTGAAGTCGGTCGAGATCAGCAAGGCACGCACCAGCATCGCGCGGCTGCAGGCAGAAATTGCCGCAGGCAAGTGCGTAGTGCGCTGCGCGAACTGCCACTCGATTCGGACATGGCAACAGAAGCAGAAAGGGAAGGACGCATGAGTGACGAGGACGACAAGTATCCGAGCAAGCTCGAGGAGCTGAACAAGGACGAGTACGGCAACCCGCTGGTGTGCAGCGGCTGCGCCCACAGCGCCGGCAGCGCACCGTGGCCGGGTCGCCCCAGTGGCGAGCGGCCCTGCTGCTTTTGCGCGCGCAACGTGCAGCTGGACGAGTGGCGCAAGAGCGGCGGCAGCCACTTCAAGGACGGCGTCTATGGCGTCACCTGGACCGCCTTCTACAACAACGCGCCGATGAAGAAGTGTCCGATGGACTGCTACATCAGCACCGACCGGGTCCTGAACGGCGTGCCTGCGGGCGCGCACGCGATCACATGAGGCAAAACGACACACCGCCTCTCTGGCTGAGCTTGACGCTCTACCTCCTGCCCCTCATGCTGGGTCTGGGTGCCGCAGCCGTGACTTACTGGCCGGCCCCGTGACCTTGCGGAGGTGCAGGATGAAAGCAGTTCTCGTCGGCGCGCTTGCGCTCACCCTGGCAGGCTCGGCGCTGGCCCTCATGCCGACCACCGACCAGCAGTGCGAGCGCTATGGTCGGACCGCCCAGCTCATGTACCAGCGCTTCCACGAGCACGGCCTGCGCAACGACCCGCAGATGGCCACCTACATGCAGCCGCAGCCGATCGCCGCCTTCCAGCTTTACATGATCGACGTCGCCGAGAACCGCGCCCACGACGCGCTGGAGGCGCGGGTCAGCGTCCAGCTCAAGTGCTACAAGATCATCGACGAGCTGCGCGACCGGGCCGAGCACGGCAAGAGCATCACCCCGGACGAGATTCGCCTGTACGACAACGAGATCGACGGGCCGGCGCTCAAGCGCTGATGCCTGACGGCAGTTGCCCATGCACGGGCGCATGCCTGCCCGCGCTGGGCAAAATTGTAAATGTAGCGGTAAGTCACCGCTGAGACATTCAGGAGCGAAACGATGGCCAAACTCGTGGCCTTCATCGACCGTGACGGCAAGCCGATCGACGCCAAGAAGTGGCGCGAGCTGCGCGCCGATCCGGCCTACCCGATCGTGCGCCAGTACGACAACGGCGTCGTCAACGTGACGCTGCAGTGGGTCGGCCGGATCGAGGACCCGCAGAACACCCTTTCCGACTACTGGAAGGTCTTCATCCTGCTGGTGAAGAACTACACCGCCGACGGCAGTCTGGTGGTGGACCCGGCCGACAGCGACCAGACCTTTCCCACCGAGGCCGCCGGCATCGCCGCCTACGAGAAGTTCCTCGAGGCGTGGACCGCCTCCAAGCGCGACGACGAAGGCGTGCTGGTGGAGGAGGGCAACACGCTGGAGCTGCCCAAGGGGCCGGACCCGAACCGCCCGCAGACCGAGAGCGAGGACATCGAAGGAGGGGCCTGGTGATGGACCTGGACGCAATCGACGTGGACGAGGAGCTGGAGCGCATGTATGTCGCCCACCATCGGTTCCACGAGGCGCTCACGGCCGCCGCACTGTCGCGACGCCTGGCGGTGCAGCAGTACCGGCGCGGCGACGAGCAGTGGAGCTGGTTCGGGATGCTCTGCGCGGAGATGTCGATGGACGAAGCCAGCGAGATCGCCTACGAGGCCCGGCGCCATGAACGCCTCGTGTGGGCCGCACGCACGCTGGCCCGCAAGGAGAACTGAAATGGCGATCCTCCAAGATCACGATCCCGCGCGAGGTCGAAGGCGTCACCGCGGAGGACCTGGCGATGGCCATCGAGCGCCGGTTGAGCGAGGGCCTGCTCACGCTCGCCGACGGCCGCAGTGTGGTGCTGAAGAACGTCTCCGTCTCAGCGCAGGACCCGGCCACGCCCGAAGAGATCGAGGAAGCGCGCGAGGCGTACGCCAACGGCAGCGACGACAGCATCGAGATCGACGACAACGCCGTCACCAGCCGCGCCGACCGCGACGAGGGCCTGTGGGTGTCGGCCTGGGTGTGGCTGTCGCGCCAGGGCAGCGTCATCATCACCGAGGACAGGGTCGCCAAGCAGATCAACGTCCTGCAGTGGGGCGCGCTCGCGGCGTCGTTCCCCTATGACGATGCGCCGGGGGCGCGCGACGTGGCGCGCAGCGAAGCCGAACTCGAGGCACAGGCGCTGATCGAGGGCGTGGGTTCGGGCGCGCGCGTCTATGACGACACCGAGTAAGCGCGGCCGCACACGGCACAGGATGTTGCTCTTGCCAGCGCTGCTCTCCTGACGGCCCTTGCGAGCATTCGTCTGTCGCGCAACGAATGCGCAGACGCAAACCCGCAGTTTTTCAGGAGCACATCATGCAAGACCATCTGAACGAAGGCGTCGGCTCCAGTGCCGACGACGCCGTGATCGAGGGCATCCTCGCCGGCATGGCAATCGAAGGCGAGGGCGAAGTCCTCGAGGAAGCCGAAACGCAGGGCGCAGTCGCCGTCGAAGCGCGCGCCGAGCCCATCGAGCCGGCCGCGCACGGCGAGGACGAGGCGCTGGTCGAGTCGGCCGCCAACGCTGCCGATCGCCAGGACCTGTACGCCGCGCAGGGCGAGGGCGCCGAGTTCCTCGAGAGCGCCGGCAGCGACACGCCGCAGACGCCGCCCGAAGCGGTGACGGACCCGGAAGCGGCCAAGCGCGCGAAGGCCGAAGCCAAGAAGGCCGAGAAGGAGGCCAAGAAGGCCGAGCGTGAGAAAAAGCGCGCCGAAACGAAGGCGAAGAAGGACGCCGAGCGGGCCGCCAAGCCGCCGCGCGCCACCAGCGTGACGCACCAGCCGGGCGACTTGCTGGTCGCCAAGCTGGGCGGCGACTGGCGCGAGTACGTGGTGTTCTCCAACGAGGGCGCCGCCGACACTCTTGCCACCGAAGCCGCGCAGAACGCCTTCATCGAGCGCATGAACGACCGCGACGCGATCGCCGACAAGGTGCGCGAGAAGGCGATCATGCTGTTCGGCTGGCTGAAGGCGGGCGGCGAGCTGAACAAGGTGATGGACATCACCTTCCGCGTGCTGCACCGCGACGGCGAGCTGACCTCCGGCGAGAAGGGCAACCTGACGAAGGCACTGCTCGCCAAGCCCTACAGCAAGGGCACGGCGAACAGCCAGGCCAACCAGATGTTCATGCTGCTGCCGGAGCTGGGCATCGCGCTGAAGGAGAAGGGCAAGCTCACGCCGAACCCCGACAGCGCGTTGCTGCCGATGGTCTACAGCCAGCTGGGCCTCGTGAAGGCGGACGACGCGAGCGCGGATGTCGAGGTCGAGGCGGGCGCCGAAGTCGAGGACGCGAGCGCGTGATGCCACACGGGCGGGCTGCGGCCCGCCCAGTCTTCGAAAGGACAGCCCATGATCGACAGGAGCAAGCTGCGCCAGTTGTCGCTGCAGGCCCTCATGGACCTGCGCGACGCCGTCAACGCCGAGATCACGACCAAGCAGCATCAGGAGATCCGCTACGGCTCCATCGTCACCTTCTGGGCCAAGGGCCGACAGGTGCGGATGTTCGTCACCGGCTTCGGCCGCACCCGACTGCAAGGCTACGAGATCGACCGCGACGGCAACCACCTGCACAACATGAAGTGGCGCGCGCATCCGGGCGCCGTGCGCCTGGAGCCCGTCAAACCGCCGCCCGCCAAAGAGACGTTTGGCGGCGCAAACGACCGGCCGGCCAACGCCGTCGGCGCGTTCTAACACACGTATCAACGGGGGTGCGTTGGACGTTGAGGCCCTGCGGGGCCTCTTTTTTGTCGATCGCAACAGGCAATCACACTTCCACACTTGCGGCAAAGTCACTGGTGACTCTAAAATCCTGACGCACTGCGCGATACTGCGTGAATCGCGGTGACGCAGAACCCGGCTTCACATGAGGCCCAAGCTGCGCCCGGATGGTTGAGTCATCCGTGACTTTCAAGGAGAGAGCAATGAGCTGGAACCCGCCCCCGCTGCGCGCGGCGCAACCCAAACCGACCCCGGACCGCAACCAGTGGCCCTTCCCAAGCCTGCCGCCGGTGAAGCCGACGCGCTGACCCTTTTTTTTTCCAACCACCAGGAGAGTCCTGTGTCATTTGCAGAACGCGAGAGCACACCCACCTCGGCAGCGGTCGAGGTCTTCGAAACGCTGTTCAAGAAAGGCGTCCTGAGCATCCAGGTCGAGCGCATCACGCCCACCAAAGCCGAGAAGTGGCTGAACGAGCACAACAACTGCAACCGCGCCCTTCGCGAAGGACGCGTGGAGATGCTCACCGAGGACATGAAGAACGGCGACTGGACCTTCTGCGTGGCGCCGATCGTCTTCTACGACGACGGCGACATCGCCGACGGGCAGCACCGCCTGTGGGCCATCGTCAACAGCGGCGTCGCGCAGGACATGATCGTGGTGCGCGGGCTGCCGCGCGCTGCCGGCCTGAATATCGACACCCAGCTGCCGCGCACGCTGGTGGACGCGGGGCGCATCAGCGAAAAAGACACCCACCTCTCCAACACGATCATCGCCATCGCGCGGGCCGTCGAGAACGGCATGGCAAGCGCGCGCGACACGCTGTCCTTCGCGCAGAAGCTGCTTCTGGTCGCCGAGCACCGCGAAGCCGCCGAGTGGGCCAACGGGCACGTTCCGCACCGCCGCTACATCGCCAACAGCGTTGTCTTCGCCGCGGTGGCGCGCGCCTGGTATCACGAAAAGGACCTCGACCGCCTGGACGAATTCTGCAAGGTGCTGGGCAACGGCTACAGCAAAGGCGACGCCGACAGCGCCGCCATCACCATGCGCAACTACCTGCTGGACAACGCCAACAACACGGCGACCTCGGCAATGTGGCGCGACACCTTCTTGAAGGTGCAAAACGCCATCTCCTACTTCATGAAGCGCCGCCGCCTCACGGTCATCAAGGGCGTCAAGGAAGAGGCCTACCCGCTCAAGAAGCGGCGCAAGGCAGCGAAGTGAAGGAGCCCGCGATGTTTCGCACCACCCTGGAGGCGGCCACGCGGGCCGCCGCGCGCGTGCTGATCCGCGGCGAGGACGGCTACATGCATGCCGTCGCGAACGTCGCGCGTGGCGAGTGCAGCGACGACACCGAGGCGCTGGCCAGCCCCGACCAGGACATCCTGGTCGACGAGGAGGGTTACGCCGACATCGAGTGCGTGGACTGGGACGGCCCGGTGCGGTTCCGGTTCGTCTGCGGCAGCCTGCTCGACCAGCGCCCGCTCTGCGCGGCAGACGTGGGCGCCGACAAGGTTGCCTACGAAGAGCCTGCGCACGGTTGAAACACTGAGCGCTTCATCAACCCACAAGGGAACCATCCATGAGCCATTTCACCGTGCTGGTCGTCGGCGACGACTACGAACGGGCGCTTGCGCCATTCCATGAATTCGAATGCACCGGCCTGAACGACGAATACGTGCAGGACATGGACATCACCGACAAGGTGCGCGCCCGCATGACCGGCGACAAAGCCGAGCCGCTCGAGGAGGCGCTGTCCTACTTCGGGCTGGACGAGCGCGTCGTCGATGACGAGTCCAAGGTCGACCGCGATGGCGACCACCAGTTCGGCTACGCGGTCGTGCAGGACGGCCAGCTCGTGAAGGCGGTGGATCGCACCAATCCGAACGCCAAGTGGGACTGGTATCAGGTGGGCGGCCGCTGGTCCGACTTCCTCAAGCTCAAGGCCGGTGCGGCGGGCGAGCGCGGCGAGAAGTCGCTGCTGGACGAGGACAAGTCGCGCAAGGCCGGCTACGTCGACCAGGCGCAGGTCGGCGACGTCGACTTCGAAGGCATGATCGCCGAAGCGGGTCAGGCCGCCGGCGAGCTGCACGACAAGGTGATGGCGGCGCTCGGCGAGCACCGCCCGACGCCGTGGTCCAAGTTCGTCGCGCGCGTGAAGTCGCAGGAAATCACCATCGAGCAGGCGCGCGAGGCATACAACGCCCAGCCCGGCGTGAAGGAAGCGCACGCGGTGATCGGCTCGTTCATGAGCGACGCGGAGATCCTGGAGGCCGTGATGGCCAAGACGCGCGACGCCTACGCCGAGTACGAAGGCATGGACAACAGCCGCACCTACGCGCTGCTCACGCACGACGGCCGCTGGCTCGAGCCTGGCGAAATGGGCTGGTTTGGCATCTCCAGCGAGACGCCGGAGACCAAGGAAGCCTTCACGCGCCAGTATTGGGATTACGTGCGCGGCCTGGCGCCGGAGACCACCGTCACCGTGGTGGACTGCCACATCTGAGCGCCATGCCGTTCGTCACGACCCTGTTCGAGGCGGTGGCTGCGGCCGCCGGCTCCAGCATCGACAACCAGCCGGTGCGCGAGGTCCTTTTCTTCGAGGACGGCCAGCTCGCGCTGGACCTGGGCCACCGTCAGGTGGACCTGGCCGACCAGCCGATCACGCTCGACGACGCCGGCGCGGCGGTGGTGCACGGCACCGGCGCCGATCGCCACTTCATGCGCTTTTTCGTCGTCGCGCCACTCACCGCGGAAGCGCTCCGCAACAGCGCCGGCCTGCCTGCCGGCAGCTACCTGATCGAAGGAATCTTGCACTGATGGGCCACAACCAGATCCTCAACACCGACCGCCTGCGCACGCTCGGCTACCGCATCGAGCACCTTGGCGAGAAGTGGCCGCGGGCGCACCACGGCGAGTACCGCTGGGTCAACGACCAGTGCGGCAGCCTGCAGCACCACGACCACAAGACGTACAGCGAGTACGACGCCTGGGCCGATGCGCAGGCGCACGCGCACGCCAGCGGCAAGTTGAAGAAGGCGGGCGACAGCCGCGAGATCGCCTGAAGGCGCGCTCGACACTGCAAGCACTGCAACGACGCAGCAACCCAACCCTCGAAAGGATTCTCGCCATGTCCGCCTTCATGGGCAGCGTGCCCAAGAAAACCGACAAGCAGCGCGCCACCACGCGCAAAGCGTTCAAGACCCATTCGCGCGTGCTGGAGATGCGCAAGCCCGGTCCCGTGACCGTCTACGACATGCGCACGTACACGCCCGCAGCGCAACCCGCGCAGCACCAGGCGGTCGCCTCGCGCGCCCACAGCGCAGTGGAGGGCGGCACGTACGCCGACGCAATCAACGCCGGCCTGAACGAGTAAGTCACCGCTGAGCCAGGAGAACAAACCATGATGGAGATCATCGTGCGCGGCGTGGCCAAGTCCGGCAAGACCACGCTGGCCCGCGAGATCGCCGCTGCGCTGCGGCACTGCGGCTTTCCCGTGAACTACGACGGCGACACGGACGCGCTGCCGCCCAGCGAGCGCACCCGGCGGGTCGAGGCGATCCGCTGCGCGCTGCAGGACAGCTGCAGCGCCGTCACGGTGCGCGAGGAGGGCGTGCGGCCGCAGCCCACCCGCCTGGAGCGCCACACGATCTACCCGCCCAGCGACCACAGCGAAGGTGGCCACTGTGATTGACCAGGCAACGCGCCAGCGCCGCTACGCGCACATGCTCGCCAGCGTGCGCACGGCGATGGACATGGCGCGGGCGAGCGCCGGCCGCTGGTACTGCGCGGACTTGGTCTGCCTGGGCCAGTGGATCGGCGACCGCGACCAGGCGGACGTGCAGCGCTGCTGCGGCAAGGATGCCGTCAAGAAGCTGCGCGACCTGACCATCGAGTCGATCGGCTTGCCGCACGTGCTGGACGCCACCGGCCTGTCGATCGAGCAGCTGGACGCCCTGCAGCGCGCCTACGCGCGCGACCCGCACGGCATGTACGTCCTGCTGGACGACGCGCTGTACCGGCACGCAGTGCTGGAGCTGGAGAACGTCCTGTTCGACTTTCGACCTCCTCTCACCACAGGAAGCAAATTCCCATGACCGACACACAGACGGCCGCCCTACAGGCGGAGATCGATCGCCTCGATGCCCACCTCGCCGAGCTGGGTGCCCTTGCCGACCAGCTCGCCCTCGAAGGCGCAGGCGCCAAGAGCCACATCGTCCAGGTCGAAGGCATCAGCCTGAAGTTCAGTGAGGGTGGCGGTGGCTACGGCAACCCGCGGCCCACGAACGTGCCGAACGCCACCCGCTTCACGCCGGCCGCTGCGGTGAGCACCGCCATGCGCGTGAAGAACGGCAACGGCCGCATGGGCCAGCCGATCCTGCTGCGCGACGCCGTCCTGAACGCCATCAGCGACACCGAGTCGGTGCGCCGGCAGATGGCGGAAAGCATCGAGCGCAGCGCGCGGGAAGAGGCGGCCGCTGCCATCACCGAGGCGTCTGCGCCGCAACCCGAAACCACACAGGAGAAACCGGAATGATTCCGTACTGCTTGACCGAGGAGCAACAGCTCCAGAACTGCCTGCTCGCCACCGTGCTGTGGGACACCGTGACGCCGCGCCAGGTGTACCTGGACGACTGGCGCAGGGAGAACTGTGGCGCGAAGTCCTGCGGCATGAAGGCGTGCTTCGGCGGCTGGCTCGCCACCTGGCCGGAGTTCCGCGACCAAGGCGTGCGCGCCCACCGTGACGGCTTCCCGATGCTCGTGGACGAGAACGGCGAGGAGACCGGCATCAACGGCTTCGGCGTGGCCCAGTACCTGTTCGGCGATGCCAACCTGTTCGACGGCCGCAATTTCGGCGGCCGCGCGTCGCAGCACCAGCAGGTGCGCGAGCGGCTGCGCCGGCGCATCGAGGAACTGTCCGAAGACGTCGCACTGGAGGCATGACATGGCACGCGAAACCAACCGCCAACGCACCGAGCGGCAGCTGCAGAACTGCCTGCTGGCGCTGCTGATCTGGCAGCAGGACGTCAAGCCGCGTCATGTAGACCTGGGCGACTGGAAGTGCGGCACCAAAGCCTGCTTCGGCGGCCACCTGACAACCTGGCCCGAGTTCCGCGCCAAGGGCGTGCGCAGCGACCGCGAGGCGAGTCCGCCTGAAGAGTACGCCGGCATGTCGCGCGACTGGGGCAATGCGCCGGTCCTGGTCGACCAGAACGGCACCAAGGTCGCCACCTTGCCCTGCACTGTCGCGAGCGAACTGTTCGGCGATGGCTCGCTGTTCCGCTCGTCGGACGGCGAGGAAGGCGTGTCGCACCACCAGCAAGTCGTGAACCGCCTGCAGAACCAGATCAACCGCCTCGCGGCGCAGCTCTAGGCACCCGCGCGGTTGCCGCGCGGCCGCCTGCGCATGCGGGCGACCATGAGCGCATCGTCATTCACCGCATCAGGGGGACATTGGAAATGAAACGCTACACCCGGAGCGCGCAGCCATGAGCGCTGTCGCCTCCACCATCGAGCAGGCCTGGGGCATGCGCCCGCCGCGCAACCTGGCGCCCGAGCGCCATGCGTTCGTCGGCGGCCATGAGCTGATCCTGCACGACACCTTGCGGCACAACTGGCGCGTCGTTCTCAACGACGTCGTGTTGGCTGTCGGCGATTACGACCACTGCTTGCAGGTCTACGACAACCTGACCAAGGCGCTTTCGCAGGAATGCGAGAAAGGATGAAGGCAACGTCATGAGCACACCCATCGAGAACATCGAGCGCGCCATCGCCATCATGCAGGCGGTGCCCGAGAAGGACGTGAACCTGGCGCACTTTCTGGTCCCGGCGCAAGGCGACTGCGGCACGCTCGCCTGCTGCGCCGGCTGGCTGGCCCAGGACAAGTTCTTTCAGGATCAAGGCATGACCCTGGCGGAGGTGGACCGCAGCTTCGGCACCACAAGCTGGTGCGTCGTGCCGCAGGGCACCAACCAGTTCCCGGAAGACTGGGAGTGGCTCGACGCGCTGTTCGGCGAGGACGCCTTCGCGCGGCTGTTCGAGCCGTACGGCTGCGGCGAATGGGACACAAGCATCATCGCCGCGTACAACGACAGGCTCGGCGAGGACGAAGACGGCGACCCCAGCGACAAGGAGCTGGCGCTGGAGCGCCTGCGCCACCAGCTGAACGTGCTGCGCGCGGAGGCGACCGCATGATGGACCCGGCAGCAGCAAAAGTGCTGGAGGTGACGAGCCAGGCATTCGCCGAGGTCGCCGCCGGCCCGCACATCGTGGTGTTCGGCTCGCCCACCGACGGCTTCACGCACGTCGGCCCGTTCGCCGATCACATGAGCGCGGCCGAGTACGCCGAAGAGCGCGTGCGCGACGAGGCCTACTGGATCGTGCCGCTGGAGCAACCATGAAGCGACAGCCGCGCAAACTCAAGGCGATCTTCGAGGCGCCGCATGTTCTGTGGAATGCGCTGTGCGTTGCCACGAGCTTCATGTTCAGCGACGAGGCCGAGATTCGGCCGGGGCAGACCTGGCTGGGCGAATGGTGGGGCCTGGTGCGCTGCGTGGCAAAGGACGGCTGGAGCGAGGTGGCGTACCTATGGAACCCCAACGCCGCCCAGTTCGACGACCTGAATAGCTGGCTCGACCGGTTGTGAGGAGAGACAGCGTGGAAGGTCGCACCATCCGAGAACTGCGGCGCATCGCCGCGTCCGAGGGCCTGAGGATCGTCGAGGCCGCCGACACGCGCAGCCAGCACATTCGCCTGGTTCTTCAGGCGCCCGATGGGCGCAAGGCGGTGCATATCGCCGCCTCCAGTCCCGGCGACAACAACGTCGGCAAGGTGGTGCGCAGCTGGATGCGTCGCTTTGCCAAGAACCGATTGCCTGCGTGACGCCGCAAGTCACCGGTGACACTGAAAAATCACGCAACAACGGGAGCACGGAAATGTTCCGAGTGCATTTGACCAACATGGGCTACAGCCTGCCGGGCGAGTGGTCCACCATGAAGGACGCGATCCTGGCGGCACGCCGTGCCGGCTTCGAAGCCGCCATTCGCGAGGACTGGCGCACGGTCGCCGTGTGGTCGCCGATCGGCGGCCTGCGGAGGCTGTGATGGAAGACCTGATCTGGCTGCTGGACCACGGCTACGTTGTGAGCAAGCGCGATCCATCCCTGCTCAGCGCCATCTGCGACACGGCGCTGGGTCTGCGAGCGGCCGCCGACGCTGCCTACATGATCTTCGATCCGAGCGATGACGCGCACGGCTACCTGCTGGTCGGCAACGACCTGCCGGCGATGCTGCGCGAGGCGCGCCAGCACCTCGATGTGGCATGAACCACAAGAGCAACCTCTGCAATGAATTCCTTGCGGCCGTCATTAGGCGCGTGCGTGAAGCCGGCTATGAGATCCGCGACATTGACCCGGTTTTCGGACTGAGCGGCATGCCAACGATGTTGTGGCTGGATGACGCAAGCATCCTGGTGGACGGGCGCACGGCGCAGGTGTTCAACAACACAGGCGAGACGCCCGAACGACGCGGCGTGGCGCAGCTGGACGCACTGATCGCCGACTTGGGGCCAAAGCCATGAGCAAGTCCTACAACTGGTTTCTGAACCACTACCGGCACGACGACTGCCCAGTGCAGCCAGGCATCGAGTGGGAGGACGCCTGGGAGTGCATGTGCAATGACCGCTGCCCCGCCTGCAACGCCGAGATCGAGCCATACGAGAGCGTGGATCTCGGCATCTTCGACGACAAGGAGACATCATGAGTCTGGAGCCGCGCCGCTTCACGTTTCGTCCACTCCAGATCGACTTCGATCACCGGATGGTCGTTCTCGGCTACGCGCCGTTCGGCACGCGGCAAGGCGACGTTTTGGATGTGGATCGGATGCAGGTCGGCACCGTCATGGTGTCGCGCGACGAGGAGGTGTGTCGCCTCTATCAGCTCAACGGCGACGCGCAGTTCACGCACGCGGACAAGCGCGCGGCGCGAGCGCTGCGCCGGCGGCTTCTCGAGGAGTGCAAGGACATAAAGCCAGGCGCGCGGTTTCTGAACGACTGCGACATCCTGGTTTATGACCGTGCGGCACTGATTTCTTGATCGGGTTTTGATCGGAACGCAGCGGACAAGGCTAGTGGCCCGTGAGGGCGCAGGCGGGGCGTGGGAGATCCAGCTCCTGGAGTTGATGGTTGGACGTGGCAATGCCGGATCGTTCGCACCGCCGAAGCCTGCGGCCAAGCCGGGATGGGAAGCGCGTGGCTGACCAGTTCCGATCATCGAATAGCCGCATACGCGCCTGCGGGCGCTCGCGACACTGACCGCATGAAAGACCAATTCATCATCCTCGTGGGCAGCGGCAAGCACGCTTTCAGCGTCGGGCCGTTCAACACGCGCCTCGAAGCCGTCGCTGCCGTTCCGCACAACACGCCGCCCAGCGGTGCAGCCGTGCGCGTCGTGCCGCTTCACCAGCCGAAAGGGAACTGACGCCATGAAGCTCACCGCCGAGATCCTCAGCTACAGCCTAACCGAGCGCGACGAGAACGGGCCGGTCTTCGAGTTCAGCCTGCACGACGGCGAGGACACCGCGACGGTGTCCTTCACGTCCACCATCGACCTGGCGCATGCGACCTTCCTGTTCGAGCACCTCGGCGTGCGCGACGCGAGCTACACCGACGCCTACGGCCAGATGGTGCAGGCGATCTGCTGCGCCGACGGCCCCGCGCAGTGGTCCGCGCTGGTCGGCAAGGAATTCACTTCGGAGGACTGAGCCGTGCGCATCTGTATGGATCTGGACGTCCACGACGAACAGGAACTATTCGAGGCGGCTCGCAAGCATGCACGCGAGCGAGAAGGCATGGGCTACGAGGAGGCAGAGGAGTTGCTGCGACCGAGCGGCGAGATCGACCGCTCGGCGTGCCTGATCATGCTGATCGACCCCGGCACGCTGCCTGGCTGCAGCATCAACGAAACCTACTGCCCGGACTGAAGCCATGAAGCATAAGACCTTGCCTGGCGACATCAAGGTGCGCAAGCAGCCGCCGGCGCACAGCCGCGCCATGCGCCACGAGGACAAGCGGCGCGCTGCCCGCGACGAGCCGATCCTCGATGACGAGGACGGTCTGCCGCCTGCGTGCGAGTGCGACAACACGCACCAAGCCAACGACACGGTCTGCCGCTGGTGCTGGGCGCACGGGCGCAGGCACTGGAACGACCCGGAAGTGAAAGGACAGTCATGAGCGCCAGCAGCTGCATTGTCGGCACCTTCGCCTGGGCACTGGGCTGGCTGTGGGGCGGCTTCTACGTCGTCCACCGCTGGCCGTTCCTGGTTGACAGCACCGCCTGGTGGTGCATTCCGACCCTTCTTACCTACATAGCCTGCATGATCGGCGGCACCTTCGTTTGGGTCATCTACTGGGCCGACAAGTCATGAGCGCGCGCGATCCCTCCGCAATGCTCAGCGTCGCGTCGGATGCCGAGCTGACGGACCTCGTCTGCTGGGCCGACACCCACGCATCGGCGACGCTCGCGGCGTGGCTGCGCATGGTGGAGGCTGCGGTGCCGGACAGCGACGCCTATCCGCGCTTCGCGCCGGTGCCGGCCTGCCTGGTCGACGAGCTGGAGGCGCTGATCGCAGACTGGGAAGAGATCCTGGCCGCGCACCAGGACGAAGACCCATTCAATACCTGCGTGACACGCGCGCAGCTGCCGCGGTGGGAGATCCAGCACCGCCTGGCCCACAACGAGTGGCAGAACGTGTCGACGGACGAGACCGGCAAGCCGCTCACGTTCGAAACGCAGGCCGAGGCGCAGGCGGAGCTGCAGGAGCACCTGCAGGCGTCGGCTATGGCAGCGAAGCGCGGCGACCTGGACGCGCCGGAGGACCCCGCGGATTGGCGCGTCGCGCCCGCGCTCGGCATCAGCAGCGGCTGATTCATTTCGCCAGCAGCGCGCCTGCGCTGCGTCGTGACAGTGAAACCTCGTTCAACCCACTGCACAGAGGTTTCGCCATGTTGTTCCGTCACGACCTTGCCTCTTTCTTCGATCTGCTCGATCCGATCGCCTTCGGGCCTGCGCCGCTCACGCCGCGCGTGCACGAGCAGCACGACCAGCCGCAGCACCTGCGCACCGCCTGTCACCCGCACGAGGACGTGGTGGGCACCGGCAACCACAAGCACCTGTGCGACGAGTGCGGCAGCTGCTGGAAGCACGCCAACGACCTGCCGCGGGCAACGACCCACGAGCAGTTCGTGGAAGCCCATAGCTGCCCGGAATGCGGCGCGTTCCAGGACATGAAGTTCGGCGGCTGGTGAAGCCACGCGGGAGCGCGCCATGCCCATCGTCCTGATCTTCTTCATCCCGCCGGTCGCCGTGCTCGCCTTCGTGTGCATCCGCAAGCACGTCGGCGACCGCCCCGAAGCCTGAACCCACCCACTCACAGGAGACCCGCATCATGGACTTCCACGCCATCCTCAACGCCGCCTCCAACGGCCTGAACCTGCACGACCTCGGCACGTTCGGCATTCGCGTTGCGACCGGCTCGTTCTTCTTCCTGTCGGGCGCCAACAAGCTGTTCAACAAGGGCCGCCACGCGGGCCTGGTCAAGACGCTCGTCGCCGACCACGTGCCGGCGGTGCCGTTCATGCAGTGGTGGGTGCCAGGCTGGGAATTCATCGGCGGCGCCATGCTCGCGCTGGGCATCCTCAGCGCCTTCGCCGCCAGCGTGCTGTCGATCATTCTGCTGGTCGCCTGCTGCGCCGAGGGCCGGGCGCGCGTTGCCAGCTACGCGCCGATCAACCGAGCCGACTACATCGACGACTGGCTGTACCTGCCCGAAGTGATCTACCTGCTGCCGCTCGCCACCATCATCCTCGCGGGCGGTGGCAAGTTCGCGCTGCTGTGAAGCCCGCCATGCACTGCCGCTGCCACAGCGCGGGCGCCTTGCTCGCCATCCTCCTGGCGATCGTGGCGCTCGCCCTCCTGCTCACGCTCTGACCCACAACCCGCGGCATCCGGCAACGGATGCTCTGCCGCTGGTCCATGGATCAGCCATGGCGGATAAGTCAGCGGTGATCTACAATATCAGGGTCCTGAGCGTCGCGCGGCGCCCGAAGACGGACCCAGCTCGCCGCGCACGAAACGTCAGGCCAGGCATGAAGGCGAGGACGACCCGCCGGCGCCCTGGCCCGGTGGACACAATCGCGCCAAGCCGGGAACCCAACGGGCGCGGGGGCGGGGGCCAGTGGCATGCAGAACCCTCGGGTGGCACGGATACCTTCCGTGATAAGTCTGCGCCATGGCTAGAACTGGACACGTAGAAGCGTCAAGGTTGAAAAGGACGCTCGCCTTCATCAGACGGTGCCGCGGCTTCGCGGTGCACGCCGGAGATCTCCAGGACAAGGCAAGGCCCGAGGAACGCTGGTGAGCGCTCCTTGGGGGAGCACTGTCCTATCTCCGGTGTTTTATCTCAATACAAGACTTAAACCTTACTCGCCAAGGAGATTGGTTGAGACACCTGCTGTCCGCTTGAGACAGCGCCACTCCTGTCCGCCCCAATCCGCGCCATGCCAGCTTCTCCCCGCTCTCGGCAAGTCATCTGGCTAAAGCAGATCGCCGATGAGCGTCCAACTGGACCACGGGAGCATGAAACCTCGTTCAACCCACCCGACGAGGTAGCAGCCATGAAGCTCATGCGGATTCTCCAAGCGCTCGACGACGCCAACCGCCGCGCGCGCCAAGAAGCCCTGTTGCGCCTGCAAGCGCAGCAGCAACAGCGTCAGCAGCCTCACGCCAAGCGGTGAGCGCGATGGACGCGCCTGCACCCGCCCCCGCGCCGGTCGAGCCCGGTGCCATCGCCTTCTCGATCTTGAACCTGCACCTGCGCGGGCAGGGCCACAAGATCGCCGCCCACGAAGCTGCCAAGGTGCGCCCGCGCTTTCGCAAGAGCGCCGAGCACCGCCTGTTCGAAAACGTTGCCGACGATGACGATGACCAGGAGTGACGCCGCCATGAACACGCTTCCGTACACGTTTGTTGGTTTCGTGGTCCTGCAGGTCGCCTGCAACTACGCCGAGCGCTGGTGCGAGCACCACCGCGATCGCCTGAAGAACGCACGGCACGGCACCGTGATCTTCATGGCGCTGCACCCGACGATGCTGAGCAGCCTGCACGACCTCGGCATCTATCTGGTGGGCGAGTCGCACATCCTGTTCCGCTGAGATCCGCTGCCGGGGCGTTGCGCGGCCCCGGCGTTTTCCAACCCACCCGTTTCAACCAGGAGAGAGCCATGCAAGAACCCCGTGCCTACAGCAACACCGCCATCGGCTTCACCGCCGCCAGCTTGCAAGCCGGCGAGGGCAGCCTGTACGCCAGCAGCCACGCCGAGCGCTTCGCGCCACGCGACCTCGGCCCGATGGAGCAGTTCGAAGTGCGGAACGGCGAGCTGCTCGTGCGCGAGGCGCGCGACGACGGCATCGTCCTGATGCTCACGATCAAGCGCCTGTGATCCAGCGCAAAGCCGGTGCCCGCCGCCGGCTTTGTCGTGGACCGCGGCCGCCGCGGCGCAGCCTAGGACTGCTGCCCACCCGCCCTGACGCGGCAACCTGCCAGGCAACGTGATCTGCCGCATGCACGCCTGCGTGTGCTCGAGACCATGGGTCTATCGCAACACACGCACCTTGGAGGCGATGGCTATGTGGACCAAGGAACACGTTCACGCGCTGCTCGATGCCAGCCCGCGCGCCGTCTACCGCGCGCTGCAGGCGCTGTACGCCAGGCAGACCGCCGACGAGCAGCAGATGCAGTACACCGCGCACGCCAACGGCGTCGGCTTCAACAAGCGCGACGCGGAGTGGCTGTCGGACATCGCGCGCAAGTCCAAGCGCTTTGGCACCCTGACCGAGCGCCAGCTGAACGCCGTGCGCCCGCGCATGAAGTTCTACGCCCGCCAGCTGGTCGAGATCGCCAACGCCGAAGCCAAGCCCGTCCCGCCGCAACTCGAGGCGCTGATGGCGCGCAGGCCCGCACCGGCAACGCCTGACCTGCCGCTCACGCAGGATGACATGATGGTCGCGGTCGGCGATCACATCTGAGGCACGAATCAGCCACGCGCACGCCAATGCGTGCGCCCGAACATGCGTGCATCGGTCAACCACACGCAAAGGAGATTGCCATGATCGCCACCGTTCCGAACCTCGTCGTCGATCTGCTCGCCCATGCCACCGGCGACTTCACCGAGCGCGAGATGGACAAGATCGCCGAGCCGCTGCTGCAAAAGCTGCAGGCTGACGGTCACATCACGAAGCACTGCTACGTGGAATGGCAGGGCGTGTACGAGCACGGGCTGGTGCCGGTCTTCTGGTTCGACCAGGACTTCGACAGCGCCGCAGACGCCATCCACCAGCCGGCCCACTGCCTGAACGTGAACGCCGACGGTTCCATCGACGTGTTCGCCTGAGCCAACCCCAACCCACCACAGGAGACACCCATCATGGACAAAGTGCAAGCGCAAGGCGTGACCATGGAGGTCGGCTTCTTCCACAGCGCTGCCGACGACGTCGTCGTCACACTCAAGGACGGGCGGATCGTCCACATCAGCCCGGAGTTCGAGGCGATCAACGTGTTTGCCAATCGCGCGCAGTTCGATGACTTCCACGTGGGCCGGCTCGTGTCCTACGACCTGCCGACCTTCTGACCAGGCCCAGGAAACCACTGGATAGGCATACAGTCCTGCCCATCGCAGGCTGTCTGCAACTGGATATGCGTACAGGCCCGATCTATAAGCATCGGGCCTTTTCCTGCCTGAAACGCTAAAAAGCCTAGGAAAATCAACAACTTACAAAGAAAGGACGACTGTCGGCCCGCCTATAAGGTTTCACATTGCAGGAAATGTCGAGGCAGACAGAGCAAACTCGACAGGCAAGGCGACCTGAACCGTAAGAGAAAAAGCACAGGCAGAACCAACTCGGATGCCACGCCGACGGTCACTCCCCATGGAGGAAGGAAGCGACACCGGCAGGGTCAACGACAGAGAGGACAGCACCGCCATGGCGAGCACACCGGAAGACGGTCATGCCATGGAAGAGAGGGGAAGAGGAGAGGCTAGGGGGAAGGACAGGCAGCACAAGCGAGCGAAGCGAGCGGCGGTGCTCAAGCCATCGTAAAAGCGCAACTGCCCTCGGCTCCTTGGAGGTGCACGCCGCCTGGCCATCCCCGTTGCTCCGAGCCCGTTCAGGCATACACCCGGCGGGGCAGGCGGCGTGCGGGCGCACTGTAGAGCAGCCTGGCTTGCCAAAGCCTGAACGCTGCCTGACCAGCCTGCCTGCCGCCATGGCGCCCGTGCCGACCGTCCATGGCAGTGGCACTGGATCGCGTCCCTGCCAGGAGCAGCAGGAGACGCCACGGGCAGCAACGGGCACGGGCAAGGGTCACTGTACCGGATGGGGCGGCGTGGGGCGGCATCGGATGCCACGGCGACGGGCGGCCCAACGGAAATCGGATGCCGCGCCGACGGTTGCCGGTGGCCGGCCAAAGGCAGCAGCCGCGGCAGGGCCTCGGCGCCGCCCGCCTAGGACGGGCCACGGCGCCGCCTGGCCGCGCTCGCCATGGCTGGGTCCATGGCTGAGCCTAGGCGCGGCCGAGCAGCAGCCCAGCCATTGCCACTCCTGAGCTTTCCACTCCTGAGCTTTCCACTCCTGAGCTTGCCCGCGTACCGCTGAGTCCACGATGCGTTACGGTCCAGATTCATGGTAACTCACCGCTGACCTAGTATCGCGGGCATGCGTGACTAGAATTGACTCACGCCCGCGCGATCTCACGCAAGCGCCCACGCTCTTTAACAACCCGGTCACTGGGTCGCCCGCGCGAGCGCTTGCGCAATGCAAGCTCATCCCTCGCGCGCAAGTCACCAGTGAGTCAACTCATCCGTTCCAACCCATCTTTTCAGAGGTCAACCATGAACAGCTCTACCGTTTCGTTCTCTCAACAATTCATTGCTGCGCTCGAATCCCGCAACGCAGAAGTGCACAGCAACGACACGCTCACCGCGCTCAGCAATGCGCGCAGGTCAGCAGTCGCGCTCGACAAGGTGATGAGCTTGCCCGCTTTCGCTGAGGTCGCGCCCGAATTGCTGCGCAGGGTTCGCATCGCGAACCCGAACAGTGACAAGCTCAATTTCATCGCGGTAAAAGTCCTGGTCAAAATCGTTTCGACGCTGCAAGCGCTCGCGACGCAGCTGCGCAGTGATCTCGACCCGTACACCAACGCGATCGGTGCAAACCTCATCAATTTGCACCAGATCACCAACAAGAGCAACCTCGTGTGCTTGAGTAAGAGCATCGCATACAACGCTCTTGACGAGGTTCAAATGCTCAAGGTCAAGCGTGACTGCACGCCCGGGACCGCAAGCACGCAAAGCTCATCCACTCGCATGACGCTGCATTACCTTGGGATCGCAGAGGTTCGCAAAGCGCATGCGGGCGATGTGATGAAGCTCTACGATAACGACCGGGCAAAGCTCTTCGCTAGCATCTTTGCTCCCGCAAAGGTGCTCACGAGCGCAGACGAAAAGAACGAGCAGCAAACGCCCGCAGAAGCGCCCGCAGACGTCCCGCAGACGCAACCCGAAGCAGTGATGCCCGCAGCAGTCGCAGACCCGCAGACGCCCGATGTTACCGCTCAGGTTCACGATGACAGCGCAGAGGTCAGCGACCTCATCAATTCGCTGATCGCAGAAGCAGACGAGCTGCACGATGACAGCGAGCAGCGACAGCTCATCAACGAACAGCTCAGCGAATCGCCCAGCATGAGCGAGCCCATCGACAACGCTGCACCGGTCAGCGCAGAGGGTAGTTCGGTGCAGCCCGAATCTCAGCAGAACAAGGGCAAGGGCAAGCGCAGCAATAAGCGCTAAGCTCTGGTCATCAGGTAAAGTCAGCGGTGACTCACACTCACCGCTGACTGTCTCAACCATTCACGAGGTCAACCATGAATCGCACTGTTTACGTGAGCGAAGCTCATCCACTCTACGTGCTGAGTTACGATGACTTCCAAGAAACCTATGATGTGCTCGACACGGTCAGCGGGAGCTACTCAACCATTCCCGCGAACATGGTGATGCTGAGCGGTGAGCAGCAGCCCGAGCAGCTCATCCACACGACCATCGATGCGCTCGTGCGCTGCACTGCGACGCTGCACTGATGAGCAACCAGTCCCGTTGATGAGTCCTTCGAAGGGAACCTCATCAACGGGACCGGTTTTGCCGAGGTGCACAGTCCTAGAAGAGCTTGATACGGGCGGCGGCCCAGCCTTCCTCGTTCCGACCTTGGTCAGGACGATCCTTATACGGCCAGGCCGGGAGGAACCAGGCCTCAATCCTTATACAGCCGACCCTCGATCAGTCCGACCGCTGCCATGCGATGAAGTCCTCGGTGCCATCGCCAAAGCCCCTCTGCCACGCGGCGTACTCGGGTGTGCCCTCGGCATACGGACAGTCGATGAAGAAGCTCGTGTTGCCCTCGTAGCGGCCGTGGCGCCAGCCCGCATCAAGCCCGTCCTTGTAGGCTACCTGTTCGGTGGGTGTCATGACTCTTCAATCCTTATAGGGCCACATCCCCGGCCCGAGCGGCTGCCAGACCTTGATGCCATGCCGCCTGGCCACTTCCACCATGTGGGCCGTGCCAGCGCCTCCCGGGAACGCCACGCACAGGTGGGCACCCAGCCGGGCCATCTGCCCGTTGCGGACCCTGCCGGCCATCTTGCCGTGCACCGACCACGCCGCCTTGTGCTCCTCGATGGGCACACCGCGCTTGCGGGCCCACACCGCCGCCAGGTCGTCTGCACCGGTTGCACCACCCTCGACGATGACGGCGATCGGGTAGCGCACGTGAATGCGGTCCAGAATGTTGAACAGGGCTGCGCGGTCGCTGTAGTCGCGACCCCCGCAGACGATCACACGGATGCCCATGGCGCAGCGCTCCTACCAGGCGTCCTGGCTGGCCTCGGGGATGTCCGAGCCCGCAGGTGCCGCGGCGTCCGGGTCCTCGATTTCCTCGAGGTGGCCGCGCTGCAGGGCGTCGTCAGCCCAGTCGGCCTGCCAATCTCCTTGGGTGCGTGGCAGGACCTCCCAGTTGCCCTTGAGCCGCAGCAGGTGCAGCTCGTTGCGCCCCGCGTCGATCTTGGCCAGCGTCCAGCTGGCCCCTTGAATGAGCGGGCGGTAGCAGCGCATGGTGCTCACCAGGCGTCCTGCGGTCTGCGGCACGTCGGTGCGGTCCGCCCTGCAGTTGATCTCGACGCGCTTGCCCATTGCAACATGCCGGCGCGCCCAGTCCCGCCAGTCGCCCTTCGGATCGAGCTGATACCAGTCGCCTTCCTGGGTCTGCTGCCAGGCCCGGCCGGTCGGCTCATCGACGCGCACGACGTTCCAGGCGAACTCGGGGTCGGTGGCGCTGTAGTAGCGGTAGTCGCGCTCGTTCGGGTCGGGCGTGCTCATGGCGTGCACCTATGCTTGAACGAAACGCCCGAAACGTGCAGCTGTGTGTTCACCAGGCGTCTCCGTAGCTGGTCTCGGGCTGGTCGCAGCGCTGCAGCTCGAAGCCCGCAGGGTGCTCCCAGCTCGGGCGCTCGCGCCAGAGCGTGCGCAGCAGCAGCAGCTCGCGCAGCTTGTCTCGGCCGCCCGAGTCGTGCTTGCTGATGGTGCCGTCCATGTAGACGTGCGTCCACGAGCCGTCGTCGTAGATGACGATGCGCCACAGGGTGACGTCCGGCGGCGCGTTCTGGCGGTCGAAGACGCGCATCACCAGGCGTCTCCGTAGCTGGTCTCGGGGGTCCACGGGTTGACCGCGGCTTGGCTCGCCAGCGTGTGGTCCGTGTAGAGCCAGGGCGGCTGGGTGCGCAGCGCGTACAGCATGTGCTGCACGGCGTGCTCGACGTCCAGCTCGACCCAGATGCCGCTCGTGACGGTCTTCTCGGCGAATTCCAGATCGACCGAATCGGGCTGCTGGTGCAGCTCGCGCCGGGGTTCGCGCTCGTCGCTGCGACTCCAGGACGCCCGCATCGTGCCCTGTATCTCGACCAGCACGATCGGCTCGCCAGTCACGCCCACGAAGCCATTCGGGTTGGTGAAAAAGCGGCTGCCGCTGCTCGCGAGCGACTCCATCCAGGCGCACAGCTCGCCCGCCTGGTCCATCGCCTGTTGCACCGCCGCGCTCAGCCCGATCGCCATGTCACCAGGCCTCCTCGATGCCGGTCTCGGGCGCATCCGAGGGCTTGCCATTGAGCAGCACCTCGGCGATGCGCTGGCGCTCGGCCGGGTCGTTCAGGGCCACGTCGACCGGATGGCTCGGCCACGGCCATGGGTGCGGCCGGGTGCGCGCCCATTCCAGGTGGCGCTCGGCCTGGGCCTCGGTCAGCTCGACCCAGCTGCCGTCCTTCACGAAGCGCTCGGCCTCGTCGAACCGGTAGCGCAGCCGATCGCCCGGGGCCGTGCACTTCAGGCTGTCGGTGAACCAGAGGTGGCAGTTGTCGTCGCAGTCAAACTCGACCAGGACGAACGGCGTGGCGTAGCCCTCGGTCCTGGCCGGCTCGAAGCCGGCGCGGCGGGTGAAGTAGCAGCTGCTCACCAGGCGTCTCCGTAGTTGCGTTCCATGTGGCGCAGCTCGCGCTCGCGGTGGTTGCGCAGCTCACGCGCCACGGTCGCGGCCTGCACGCGCACGAGCAGATCGTTCTGCAGGCGCTTCAGCAGGCGGTGCGGCGGCGCTTCGGACACCTCGCGGTAGCGGTGGGTGTCGCGCAGTGCCCGGTGGCTCCACCACTGCACCTCGTCCATGATCCACAGCACGCCCTCGCGCCGCATGCCGTACGCGACGATGGGCGCCGCCTTCTGCGGCGGCAGGTCCTCGCGGCGCGGCGCCGGGTGCTGGAACGGGCTGCCGTACTTCTGGCTCGATCTCATGTTTCACGGCATGTTTCACGTGGATCTAGCGCCGCGCTTCAGCTGCGCGCCTTCATGAGCGTGGCGGCGTCGAGCGCCATCCCGAACACGTAGGCGACGAAGGTGGCGGTCGAGGCGGCGAAGGCCCAGGCCAGCGCCGAGCTGTGCAGCGAGTTGTCGGGCTTGCCGAAGCACAGGACCAGGCCGATCAGCGCCCAGTGGAACAGCAAGCTGGCGATCACGAAGTTGCGCCGCGCGGTGTGGCCGGGCAGGTCGGGAGCGGAAACGGTGGTGAGATCATCGGCCATCTAGTCCTCCAGAGTCAGTAGTGACTTAGTGAAACAGGCGTGAAAAAGCCTCATGGCTTTCCGGCTTGCTGCACCAGCTGGTGCAGCTTGTCGGGCGGCAGCTTGCGCAGCTCGGCCAGCTCGGCGCGCTTTTGCGCGCGCACTGCCAGCTTGTCCTGGCGGGCTTTCTTGAAGGCGTCGGCGTGGGCGCTGGTGTCGCACCTGGCCAGCAGCACCTCCACCACTTCGCCCTGCGTGATCTTGAACTGGCCGGCCAGTTCGTTGAGCCGATCGCGCGCGCCGCGCGAGATGTTCATCGTGTAGCGGCAATCGTCGTCGCCTTGCAGCTGAGTCGTCACGCAATTCTCCCTGTGACAGTAAGCACTGCGTGATTCTAGCGGGCGCACGCAGATAAAAAAGCGCCCCACGTAGGGGGCTGCTTTCAGGAGGAAATCGTTACGAGAACTGAATCAGTCGTCGCGCTCGCCGGCGGTGAAGCCGATCGGGTTTTGCTGGTGGTCTTCGTCGGCGGCGGGCTCGGCCATGCTCGCCATCATCATCGGGGGCATCAGCGGGTGCTGTAGCGCCAGCAGTCCGAGCAGAAACAGCGGGTTGTGCGTGAGCACGATGGCCAGCGCCACGAGGGCGAGCAGGGCCAGGTTGATGATGACGGGCATTGCGTTGTCTCCCGTGATTGTAGATCACTGGTGACTGACACTCTAGCCCATCCTTTCACATTGCCGCAAGCTGCGTTACAGTTGAGCTGCGGCCCACGTGTTTGCCCTCCCTTGCTGTGGTGCGGGCCGCCGGCGACTTCGCTTCTCCCTTGTCGCTGCACCACCTTCGCGGCCGCCTCTCCACGGCCGCTTTTCTTTTCAGGCGGCCCGTCGCAGCAGGCCGAGGCCCTCGAAGTCGAACTCGACGCCGGCCGGCAGGATGCCCTCGACGAAGCCCGGGGTGCCCTCGACGATAGCGCGGCGCTGCAGCGCGTGGCGCTTCAGGTGCTCGTTGAAGTCATCGGCGAAGTCGGTGATGAAGGCGACGTTGGGCCCGCTTTTTTTGGCGCGCAGCCCGCGGCCGATGCGCTGGCGCAGCGACACCTCGGCCTTGCCGCCGGCGGCCAGGCAGATGTGGCCGACCGCCGGCACGTCCACCCCCACGTCCAGGATGTTGGTGCCGATCAGCACGTCGATGTCGCCGCGCTCCAGGCGCGCCAGCGCCGCCTTGCGCGCCGGGTGGTCGTCCTCGCCGGCGATGTACTCCACCCGCAGCCCGGCCGCGGCCATCAGGGCCTGCAGCGTGTCGCCATGCGCCACCTGCTGCACCAGCACCATCGAGGTGAGGCCCCAGCGGGCCATCTTCACGCACTCGGCGACGATCGCCCGGTTGCGCCATTCGTTCTCGACGATGCCGATGCGGTAGGCGCTCTGCCAGCCGGTGTGGCGGTAGAGCTTGTCGGGCTTGCGCGCGAGCGGCAGGTACTTGAAGTAGGGCCGCGCCAGGATGCCGCGCTCGATCAGCGTCTTCTCGGACACCTTGATCGCGATCGGCCCCGAGCAGGCCATCAGCCGCATGTTCGACTCCTGCGAGTCCTTCATCATCGGCGTGGCCGTCAGCGCGAGCCGGTAGTGGGCGTTCTTGCAGTGGCGCAGGATCTCGTAGTAGCTGTTGCCGCTGGCCTCGTGGGCCTCCTCCAGGATCACCAGCTCCATCATCTCGAGCAGGCGGATCGTGCGGGCGCGCTCGCGCATGTGGGCCTCGACCTTGGCGGCGATCTCCGCGCGCAGCGCCGGCAGGGCCGGGCGGGCCGCGGCGTGCTTGGCCTCCAGCGCCTGGACCTGCCGCTCGACCTGGACGTGCGGCAGCTTGGCCTTGAGCAGGCGCTGCTCGAGCGCCTTCTCGGCCTTGCGCTCCTTGGCCGCGCGCGCCTCGGCCCAGCGCTTCAGCTCGACGTCGACGGTCTTTTCCTCCAGCCGCGCGATCAGCGTCTGCACCATCGCCACGCTGATCTTCTTGACCGTCTGGCGCTCGATGCCGTCGCTGCCCACCACCGTGTGGCCGAACTGGCCGTCGCCCAGCACCGACGGGCCGATGCCGAGGTGGCTCTGAAAGCCCTCGGCCATCTGGTACATCAGGATGCCGCGGGTGGTCAGAAACATGGTCGGCCGCCCGATGCGCACGAACGCCTTGCGCGCGATGCGGCTCTTGCCGCCGCCGGTGGCGACCTGGGCGATGATCGCGCCGTGCTTGACCAGGCGCTCGACCGTCTCGTCCTGAAAGTCGTAGCGCGGATCGTCGCCGAGCGCGTCCACCTTGGCGTGCAGCGGACCGAGCGGCTCGGGCAGCGGCTTGCGCACCGTGCGCACCACGTGGCCTTGCTTGCGCAGGGCGGCGGCGACGTAGACCACGAAGCCGGCCGGGAAGGTGCCGGCGCGGAAATCCAGGAACGAGCTGCGACCGTCCCAGCCACCGCGCTTGAAGGCGAGCGACTGCTCGTAGCCCTCCACCTCGTAGGACAGGATCGCCTGCACGGCGAGCTTCACCTCGCGCGAGGGCTGGTGCAGCTTGGCCAGCACGGCGTTCGAGGCGATGGTGACGGTCTCAGGCATGGAGGTACTTGCCACAGGGTGAAAACAGGCGTAAAGTATAAGTCACCGGTGACTGTAAGGGCGCCGGCCCGACCCAATGACACCCACCGCCGACCCGAAACGGCTGCAGCCGAACCCCTGGAACACCAACCACGTCAGCCCGGAGGCGGCGGCCAAGCTCGATGCCAGCGTGCGCCGGCGCGGCATGTTCAAGCCGGTGATCGTGCGCGAGCTGGCCGACGGCACGCTGCAGATCATCGGCGGGCAGCACCGGGTCGAAGCCGCGGTGCGGCTGAAGCTCAAAACGGTCCCCATTCACAACGTCGGGCGCATCGACGACAAGGCGGCCCAGGAAATCGGCCTGTTGGACAACGCCCGCTACGGCGAGGACGACACCCTCAAGCTGGCCGAACTGCTCGAAGGGCTGGGCACGCCCGAGGAGCTGGCCTCGTTCATGCCGCTGGACGACGATGACCTCGCGGGCATCTTCGCTGCAACCAATATAGCCCTCGAGGACCTGGACCTCGATGACGACGGTCCGCACGCGCCGCCGCCGGCCAGGCCCAAGGTGCAGACCCACCAGATCATGCGCTTCAAGGTGCCGGTGGAGGACGTGGCGGCCATCTCCCAGCGCATCGAGCGGGTGATGAAGGAGCAGAAGTTCACCGACGAGGACAGCCTGGCCAACGCCGGCAACGCCCTCGTGCACGTCTTCAAGGAGTCCCAACCGTGACCATCCAAGTGACCGTCAAGCTGGCGCCGACCGAGCCGGCCCCGGTGCACGTCTGGCGCCAGCACGACAACGGCGCGCGCTCGGCGCTTGGGCCGGTGGCCAAGGTGCTGCCGGGCGACGAGCTGACCCTCACCGTGTGGCGCGGAACGCGCGTGCTGGTGAGCGAAGAAAGTCCCGATGCCACGCAAGCCTGAGATGCCGCGCGCCGGCCGCGGCTACCCCGGCTGCGCCTCCTGCGTGAACCGCGAGCTGGACCCGTTCCAGTGCGCCACCTGCAGCAGCGAGAGCAACTGGGAGGGCTTCTCCGACGAGGGCCCGGACGTCGACAGCGTGGAAGACATGGACCTGGACGAATTTCGCGACCGCTACGGAGACCTCGAATGAGCAGCAAGACGCCCGCGGGCGACATCCAGCTGTGGCCGCTCGAGGCCGTCCAGCCCTACGCCAAGAACGCCAAGGTGCACGGCAAGGCGCAGGTGGCGCAGATCGCCGCCAGCATCAAAAAGCTCGGCTGGCGCGGCAACCCGATCGTGGTGAACGAGCAGGGCGTGATCCTGGCCGGCCACGGCCGGCGCCTGGCGGCCATCGAGCTGGGCCTGAAGAAGGTGCCGGTGCTGGTCGCCGCGGGCATGACGCCCGCCGAGCAGAACGCCTACCGCCTGGCCGACAACCGGGTGGCGATCAGCGGCTACGACACCGACTTGCTGCAGGCCGAGCTGAAGGAGCTGGACTTCGACATGGAGGGCATCTTCGACAAGAAGGAGCTGGCCTTCCTGGACGCGGACCTGGGCGAGATCAACGCCGACGCCTTCGTCGAGGACCTGGACGGCGCGCTCGACGCGCAGGCCGCCGAGACCGACCGCACGATCAACGAGGCCGACGAGAAGGACGTGCCGATCGCCAAGGCCCTGGGCTTCAAGTCCATCAAGGGCCGCGACGAGCGCACGGTGGCGATGTTCATGGCCCAGATCGAGGCCGAAACCGGGGAGCAGGGCGCCGCCGCCTTCCTGGCCTTTCTCGCGGCGCGCAAGTAAGTCACGGGTGACGCATGGACAAGGCCGACAAGCCGCACGAGGAAAAAGAGACCCTGCAGGTCGACGTGAACCTGCCGGCGCACGCGCCGCGCACGGCCACGGCGCTGTTCGAGCGCACCCGCAAGCTGCTGATCACCAAGGCCGGCGGGCGCTGCCACATCTGCGGGCGCACCGCAGCGGAAGTCGGCCCGCTGGAGGCGCACCACTTCCCGATCGAGCGCTCGCTGGCCGAAGCGGTGGACTGGGGCCCCAAGGCGCAGATCCGCCTGGACTTCCCGCAGTTCGACTGGGCCGCCTTCGACAAGGCACGCGACCCCTACCTGTTTGTCGACGACATGACCATCAATGGCCTGCTGCTGTGCAAGCCGCACCACACCGGCGTCGACGAGGGCATCCACATGCTGCCGCACCCGCTGTGGATCGCCCAGCGCTACGCGCGCGAGGGCTACCAGTTCTCGGGCGTCGAGATCATTCACCACGCGCAGGGCGACGGCCATGCCTGACGACCGCACCCCGGGCTACCCGGTCTCGGTGGAGCGGCTGCCCAAGCGCCTGCGCATCGGCAGCTTCACCTTCAAGCTGCTGCTGGTGGCCAAGGACCATCCGGACCTGAACGGCGAGGACGACGAGGGCGAGCCCTACAGCTGCCTGGGCCTGACCGACGCCGAGACCACCCGCATCCTGATGGCGACGGACAGCGAGTTCGACCAGTTCGTCAACACGCTGATCCACGAGATCGGCCACGCCATCAACCACTCCTACGGCATCCACGGCGGCGAGGAGGAGGAGCACATCACCACCCAGAGCGCCAACGGCTGGATGCAGGTGAACCTGGACAACCCGCGCCTGGAGAACTGGCTGCACGCGGCCTGGCGCGCACTGAGGAAGACCCGATGATCAACGAGCTGTGGTTCACCATCCGGCTGTTCCTGGCCGACGCGCCGGACGTGCTGGCGCACTTCGTCGCGCGTCACCTGCCGCGCCGCGTCATCTACTGGGCCACCATTCACGCCACCGCGCGCGTGAGCGCCGCGCAGCCCAACGCCGTGGTTCCCGAGCTGACGGCGATGGACGTCGTGAAGCACTTCTACGACACCGAGGTCGTGCGGTGATCGAGCCGGCGCGCTGGCTCCCGGTGTTCCTGGCCATGTTCTGCACCGACATCGCCTGGGGCCGGTACGTGCAGAAGGTGCGCGACAAGCGCGGCCTGGCCGCCGCGGCCTGGGCCGTCCTGCTGTTTCTGAGCGGCGCCTACGCCGTGGTGAGCTACGTGAGCGACCCCTGGCTGCTGATCCCGGCCGCCGCCGGCGCCTTCTGCGGCACCTTGGTGGCCGTGCGGAGGGACCGCACGTGAGCGTCTACCGCATCGACAAGCGCTTCCACACCGAGGTCGAGCGCAGCCCGCGCGTGCTGGAGATCGCCGAGGCGTTCGGTCTCGGCCTGGACGACAAGGAGTTCGTCGTCTTCGACCAGCAGGACATCGAAGTGCAGGCCGGCGACGTGGTCTACATCACCGGCCAGTCCGGCTCGGGCAAGAGCTGCCTGCTGCGGCTGCTGGCCGCGCGCATGCAGGACGAGGGCCTGCAGGTCGCCGACATCGACGCCGTGGCGCTGCGCGAGGTGCCGCTGATCGACCAGATCGGCGCCAGCACCACCGAGGCGCTGAACCTGCTGTCGATCGCCGGCCTGAACGACGCCTACCTTTTTGTCCGAAAACCGAGCGAACTTTCGGACGGCCAGCGCTACCGCTTTCGCCTGGCCAAGCTGATCGAGTCGGGCGCCCACGTCTGGATCGCCGACGAGTTCCTGGCGGTGCTGGACCGCACCACCGCCTGCGTGATCGCCTTCAACCTGCAGAAGGTGGCGCGCAAGGTCGGCGCGACGCTGCTGGTGGCCACCACCCACGCCGACATGGTGGCCGACCTGGCCCCCAGCCTGGTGATCGAGAAGCGCTACCGCGAGAAGATCGCGCTGCACCGCCCGGACGCGGAGTTCCGCGCATGAAGCTCGGCCACCTGGGCAACGGCCTGAAGTACGACTGCTTCCTGCACACCACGCCGGAAGTGGAGGCGGCCGCTGCCCGCGGCGCGCCGATCGTCACGCTCGCCTACCAGGACTTCTGCGACCCCTGCCGCTCGACCAAGCACTACGTCGAGGAGCTGTGCCGCAAGCACGGCTTCTACCTCGTGCGGGTGCACGGCGCGCTGTCCTGGGACCCCGAGCGCGCCGGCGAGATCGTGCCGCACCTGCAGGTGCACCGCGGCGACCACGCCAGCATCCCGCTGGTGGGCGCGCACACGGCGCTGCGCATCACCGAGTACCTGATGGAGCAAGGCGTCATCGACTGGCGCCGGGAAGGCGACGAATGACGATCCTCGCATGGGACGGCAAGACCCTGGCCGCTGACCGCCAGGGCAGCTTCGGCAACTTCGGCCGCGAGGTGACCAAGATCCACCGCGTGCCCGAGGGCATCATGGGCTTCTGCGGCTGCCTGGCCGCCGGCGTCGCCATGGTCGAGTGGTTTCGCGGCGGGCGCGACCCCGACGAGTGGCCGCGCGTGCAGGGCGTCAAGGACCGCGAGGCCTACTGCATGTTCATCGACTGGAGCGGCCAGCTCTGGATCTACGAGGAATTCCCGCACCCGATGCGCATCGAGGGGCGCTTTGACGCGATGGGAAGCGGGCGCGACTTCGCGCTGGCCGCCATGCACATGGGCGCCGACGCCGTCACCGCCGTGCGCGTGACCTGCGAGCTGGCCACCGACTGCGGCATGGGGGTGGATGCGCTGAACCTGGCGGACGCGCGCACCGCGCACCAGTGCGAGCAGATCGAAAGGCTCGGACTGCATTGAGCGACGACGTCGTCATCGCGCGCCGCCCGCTGCCGGCGCACCACAGCCTGTCGCTGCTGCCGCGCATCTACGTCGAGCGCGGCGACAAGCACGACTGGGACCTGCTGCACGAGCTGCACTACAAGGCCGAGCGCCTCGGCATCGGCCCCAAGGTCTACCGCTGCGTGCTGGCCGGCCACGGCACCATCGGCGTGGGCGTCATGACGGTGCCCAAGATGCTGCTGTCCGGGCGCAACCACGCCTTCCGGCACATGAAGCCCAACCAGGACGGGCGCGACACGCGCGTGATGAACCAGCACCGGGCGCTGTGGATGAACGACCACAGCTGCACCAACAGCCGGCTGGTGCTGGACACCATGTACCGGGGTGCCGGCATCGCCTACCGGATGCAGAACCTGATGATGCGCATGACCGGCTGCCGCTTCGTCGAGTTCCAGTCCTCGATGAGCAAGTTCAACCCGTTCGCGGCCAAGGCCGGCATGCGCTTCACGCCGCCGCGCCGCTCGAACTACTACGAAAAGGGGCTGGGCTTTTTCAAGCGCTGGTTCGCCTGCCACCCGAGCGACTACGTGGGCGTCATGGCCGAGCTGCAGGCCATGCCCGAGGCGGTGCGCGCCAAGTGCGTCGACGAGATGCGCCACTTCTACTACCGCTGCTCCTCGATGGAGAAGTCGGGCGACAACCGCGCCAACGGCACCAGCCGGGTGGAGGCGATGGCGGTGGGCTACCTCGTGAAAAGCCTGCAGCAGCTGGTGCTGGCCTCACCGCTGTACGGCGTCTACGAGAACCCGGACTTCGACAGCGCCGCCGACTGCCTGCGCGCTGACATGCCGGCGCGCCTGCCGCTGCTGGCGTTCGACCTGCAGGCGACCAATGAACCGCTGGACATGGCGCGCGTGCGCGACCTGCTCATGCTGCAGGAGCGGATGACCGCCCCATGACCGACAGCGCCCACCTCACGCACAAGCAGATCCTGCTCATGACCGTCATCGCCAAGGGCAACGGGGTGGAGGGCCCCTGCGACCTGGACGAGATCCTGGACCGCGTGCCCTACGAGACCAGCAAGCAGAGCCTGCAGTTCTCGATCCGCGCGCTGATCCGCCGCGGCCTGATCTACAAGCGCGGCATCGAAAAGCGGCGCGGCCGCCAGCGGGTGGTGATCGACGCCACCGCCGCCGGCCGCGCCCTGATCGGCATCGCCCGCGCGGAAAAGCCCCACTACGTGGTGGCGCTGGAAGACGACGAGCTGGACCAGGTCGTCAGCGACATCCCCGAGGACCTCTGAAGAGCCCACCCATGAGAAAGGCAACCGTGGCCAAGAACGCCAAGCAATACACCTTCCAGACCATCCTGGTCGGCGAGGGCTACGCGCTGCAGGACGACGACCGCGAGCTGCTCGCGGCGCACCTGGGCGCCTCGCCGATTCCGGACTTCGCGGGCGACCCGCGGGTGGCGCAGCAGCTGAAGGACACGCTCACCCCGCGCTGCGAGACCTACCTGGAGGCCTATTCCTCGGGCGGCTGGATGGCGCTGTTCCACGCCGGCGGCGAGGGCTACGCCACCGCCCCGCAGGCCACCCAGGGGCTGGCCCGCGCGCTCGCTTTGCTGTTCCTGCTGCGTAAGTCAGCGGTGACTTGACAATTTGTGTCAAATGCCCTACAGTGAAAGCTC